AAATTCATATAGAAGTAGGTGACGCGTCTAACTTTACTAAAGACTTATCTTGGGTCGATACTGCTAGCTTAAGCAAGACTTGGTGTGAAGAATTTATAGAAGAGCTATCCTACTGGGACGCTACTAGACGTACAGATACACGCTTTAAGTTTGATACTACTGTTAAGTCTGTAGTAGAGGTAGTAGAGCTAGTAGCTATAGGAGCAGGTTACGGTGTTTTTATCTCTGAAAGAGAGGATACACGGTCAGACAAGTTCTCAAATGTATATACTGCCCATTTAACGAAGAATAATAAAATTGGAGGACAAGCTAGACGTAAAAGCAAAGTAGATTATAAGGGCAACGTATACTGTGTAACTGTACCTACAGGAAGACTTCTTGTTAAGAGAAATAAAGGTACTATGGTCTGTGGTAATAGCGGAGACCCTGTCAAGATTCTAACAGGTTATAAGCCTAGCGAGTACCTTGAATCAAATGGCTCTTACTACTGTCGTAAAACTGGCAAAGAACTAGCCGAACATGAAGTTAAGGGAGCGGTTGAAGTTCTGTACGATATTTTTGGAGGTAGTGAAACCGAAAACGGGTTCAAAGTCCTTAACAGTTCAGTAGGTCTTATCTACGGTGACTCAATCACACTTCACCGTTGTGAAGCTATTATGGCTCGACTTGCTGCTAAAGGTTTTGCATCATGTAACGTTGTATTCGGTATCGGTTCTTATACATACCAGTATAATACTAGAGACACTCTAGGAATTGCATTTAAAGCTACAGCAGGTACTCGTGGTGGTGAGCATGTAGAACTGTTCAAAGACCCTAAAACTGATAACGGTACTAAGAAATCAGCTAAAGGCTACCTAAAAGTTATTGATGGTGAGCTATATGACCAACAACCTAACGATGAAGGTGGTGACTTAGAAGTTATCTTTAAGAACGGTAAAATGGTTCGCAAAACGTCGTGGAATGACGTGCGTATGAGGGCTATGCTATGATTAATTTTAAACTAGGCAATGCAGTTTCAGCGTTATTAGAGGGAGAGGTAGAGTACCTTATGCACTGCTGCAACTGTCGAAATAACTTCGGTTCGGGCATTGCTAAGGAAATCATGGAAAGAATTCCTAGTGCTTACGAAGCGGATACAGTACACTACCGTAGGGCTACTAGCTCTATACTAGGAAGTGTGTCTACCGACGGTAGTGTTTTAAATCTATATGGTCAAGACTATTTTGGTAGAAAATCTAGTATAATGAACGATAATTTCAGTAGACAGCTAAGTTACGTTGCTCTAGTAGAAGCAATGTTAGAAGCTTCAAGATATGTTCCAAAAGGTTCTACTATTGCTGTACCATACTTAATGGGTAGTGATAGAGCCGGTGGTAAGTGGGAAATAGTTCTTACTCTATTAGAAGAAATCTTTATTGACCACAAAGTTATAGTATATAAATTACAGTAAGGAGGCTTCGGCCTCCTTTTTGTCGTTAAATTACTTGATAAAAAGCTAAAATTAACGTATAATACTTGTATTAAATGAGGAATATAAATGAGCCAATATTTAAAAGAGTATGATTCAAAAATAGCGCACTCTCCTATGGAGACTTTAGCTAAAGAGGAGCTTGAGTCTGCTCACCGAAAAATCCAACATTGCACCGCGTCACTAAAAGAAGCAAACGAAAAAATAGCCAAAGCTATTGAGTACTTAGATTCTAACAAAGACGACTCAGCAGCTAACGCGTTATACGTACTGCTAGGGGTATGATTATGAATTATGAGGATTTAGCAATTACGGTAAATAATGAAAAACAGGACTGATGTAACAAAAACTTCTTCAAAATCATTTGCAAAACAGCTAATTTTAACGTATAATACTTGTATTGAATGAGGAAAAATAAATGAACAAAGAAAACCTTTTAAAACTAGCAAAATTCTTAGACAGCTTACCAGAAGACTATAAACATTTTGACATGGCTGACTGGGTAGCTTGTGATACTGGAGCACTATGCCCTGATGAACTAGAAGGCGTGGATATTGGCAGTTGTGGTTACGCCGCGTGTGCTATCGGTCATGCTCCTCAAGCTCTAGGACTAAGTATCGAAGAGACTAATATGATTCCTATTTGGAATGACTTTATAGATAAGTATTTTGATATCGATTACTCTCCACAGGAATGGATGTTTGGATATGACTGGAAAGAGGTAGACAATACACCTCAAGGAGTAGCTAAACGCATTCGCTACTTCCTAGAAAACGGTGTACCTGAAGAATTTAATGCATATTATAGTCCTACTAAAGAGCTAATTGAATTTTATAAGGGTTACTAATGACAATAGCAGAACTTCTAGTAATCCATACACCTTTAAGTGAAGTGGCAGCGAAGGCTGCCGTGCTTAAAGAAAAAGAGATTACTATAAATGGTAAATCCCATAACTTAATTTTCTCAGACCTTTCAGGAATAAAAATATCTTTTAACAACTGGGACAGCGTGATTTCAGTACTAAACCCATTTGACATTTCAATACTGGAGAGCCGACAAAATGAACAAACTAATTAAATTTTTAGAAGAAATGATCGAGGCTTCTAGAGAGGCCACTATCCCTCTAGACATGGGGTACTGGCACTGTGGAAGTTCTTGCTGTTTGATAGGGGACTTAACAGTCTACAGAGACCCAGGTAATTCGTCCTCAAACCTTGCTTGCATGGCAGCAGCGAGCGAACTAGAAAACCTATTTGAGGATGTTCTAGAAGAAGCAGGACTAAGTGTGGCGGAAAGTATCTACGGGTCTACTTATGTGGTTAGACGTACAGGGGCGTATGAGTCTGAGTTTTTCACAAACGAAGAATTAAGACACCCACATATAAATGAAGAACATTCAGACAGAGAAATCGCAATCGACTTTATTAACCTTATTATACGAAAACTGGAAAAACTATGATTAAAGTATTACCCTTAACATTCTATGTATATGGAAATAATTCTAGGCTTAATGAAAGGTATGACTTTGAACTAGAAAACTACTTCGACGAAATAAAGCCAGTATTTAAAAGAACAGGGCTATATTACAATAGGCTTACTAGATATTGTTGGTTTGAGACAAATGGTAGAGCTTATGTATACGAGCCAGAGAACTTCTTTTATGAGTTCAATGGTTATGTAGCACTAGAGCAAGATATTGAAACATATAGACTACTTAAAAACCTGTACGACTACAATCCCAAGGTCTTAACAAAAGACCAAATAACGCACGTTAAGCGTTACGAACAAGAACTAAGATACCGAGATTTGAAGCGAAAAACATTGGCTCGATTAAATCATTTGCAAAACAGCTAATTTTAACGTATAATGCTTGTATTGAATAAATGAGGAATGCAAATGAAAAACTTTATTATCGAAGACACCGAAGAAAACCTAGAAGCACTTGAAACTATTTTTCCTAAACTCTATTACTTGATGATAGGCAAAGTGGACGAGGATGAAGTACTGATAGCTAGCATGAAAGATGGGGAGCTAGTAGAATTAGAGTACTGGGAGTCCGGCACTGACTTCGTATTATCGGAAAATGCTGAACCCGCTACATTAAAAGAACTATTGGAGGCTACTAATGCGCTTAACTAGAAAACAAGTTGTTGATGCGATCGAAGCAGTTATGGCACAGGGATGCCTGAGCCTTGAAGTGAAAGAAAATGACGCTATTGGATGCTATTATGCAATGCCTAACAACTCAAGTATAAACTGTGTCGTTGGTAAGCTTCTTACCCCAGAACAAAGAGCACTAGCTGACTCTACTGAGGGAGATACTAGTATAGACTGGGTTAACCACGAGCACGGATTCTTTAATGAAGAAGACGAACCCTTGTTAGCAGATCTACAATGGGCACATGACCAATCAAAACACGTTAAAGAATTTAAAACCCGTGCAATGGGAGTAGTTCAGTCCCACTTCGGTAAGGTTATAACATGCAGAAATTAACTAAAGAAAACGTAACCAAAGCGGTACAGGAAGTAATAGACCAAGGACTTATCCTTAAAAATGCCTACATTTCCAGCGACGGCAAACATCGCGATGTTGTAGGCTATTTACTAGAAGATAAAGAACTACATGCCATTTTAAGTAACAATGCTAATGGGCTTCCAATAGGTGTTATTGGAAAGCACCTCCTAGGAACTGAACCTGAAGGGATTCTATCAGCATTGCAGTTTGTTAACGACACCGCTACGAGTATGGACAATTTCAAATCTCGTTGCACACGAATTATTGAGGAATCGTACCAATGAAACCAGTAACTAAAGAAAATTTGTTAGAAGCTATTCAGAAAGTTGAAGAGCAAGGTAAGCTAACTCATTATGCGTATGAAGATAACACAGGCTGTCGTTGTGTTGTAGGTCATTTAATGGAAGAGCAAGAGTTAATTAAACTAAAAGAAGACGAGCTCAATGACGCTTCTATTGGAGCATTACTTCAACAGTCCGACTTTATCAGCGTACCTAAAAAAGACTCTCTTATCCTAGCGAGGCTTCAAAGCTTGAACGATATTGAAGACTTACCGGTAGATGTATTTGTAAAAGAGGCTAGAGCCTTGGTAGAGGAACTATTCGCATGAAACCAGTAACTAAAGAAAATTTATTAGAAGCTATTCAAAAAGTAGAAGATCAAGATAAGCTTTTAAGGACAGTGTACATAGGCAGCAGAGACTGCCGCTGTGTTATTGGTCACTTAATGACTAAGGAAGAACTTTTACATATTGTAAATACAAACCTACAAAATAGAAAAGTAGAGCTTCTAGACTTAGACCTACCTGATGGACATATTGAGATTTTGTCGAATATACAAAGACTTAACGACCAATCAAAAGACCTAGAAGAGTTTATACAAAAAGCTAAAGACTACGTTGAGTCTTGCCTGTGATTATGTGGGTCATCATTAAATTTATGAAACTAAACTGGAACACAAGACTATGTATTTAAGAGCATTATTAGTAGGCATCTGCATAGCCGTAAGAGGGGACAGACCTAACCTTAGTTCGACCGTTGTTAAACAAGCCGTCATTAATCTAGGCGGCTCTCAATACGTGGAGCATCAGGAAAGCGTGTGGTGGATTAAAGAGTACTACAATATTCCTCTGTGGAAAGTTGTAATCCGTACTACTGAATAGAGTGGGCATCTTTGAGAGAAGAAGTTGAAAGACTAATCGAGCTTGAAGAAAATAGCAAGGTACGATACACCCCACCGTATCATTTGAGAAGTAACGATTACCTGTGCCATCAAATAGCTACGCATATTTCACCTCCGGGTACAGTAACGGATGTAAGTAACCTCGGCCAAATCCTCCATGAAATGGGGTGTCCTGGCATAGACCCAGCAGAACACTATTGGGTTAAAGCAGGTCGACCAAATACAGAAGCAGGTAGAGCGGCTAGGAAAGAGATTATACAGTTTATTCTAAAACATTGGTACAGCCTTAGAATGATGCTCATAGCTAGGAGTAATCCGAATGTTTAACGCATTAAGATATGGTATTGTTCTTTGGAGTTAGCTGCCCTCTAGTCCGACAAGCTGTTGTAAACCTAGGAGCTGGCGACTACGTCGCCTACACCAGTGCTACTTGGTGGATTAAAGGTTACAAAGATATGTCTAAGCTAGAAGTAATGTACACCCGATGGAAGATACTAAGAAAAGTCGGAGGATTAAAAGCTATTAAAGCAGAAATAAAAAAGATTAATAGATCTAGGATGATGGCAGTACTATGAACTCATACGAAATCAAACTAAAACAATTCACTAACAAGTTTATCAACCCAACGGAAGAGCTACTAGAAAAGACTAGGGAATACTTCCGTGATGATAAACAATACGCTACTACTAGAGAATGTTACGAAGCGTTCCTAGAGCGATTAAACAGAAACTCATTACTAAAATCCCATAGTCCTCCTAGTTGGACAAGCTGGAAATATGTAGTGTATTATAAAGAAGAATCCTTTCTAAGTTTTATAGAAAAGACCATTGCCACTAGAGCAGGGTATACAGAGTATTTTAAGAAATGAAAGAAGCCTACAAAGTTAAACTAAGACAGTTTTGTAACAAATTCCCAAACCACACCCAAGAAATGCTGCTAAAGCATATGCAAATCACACAGCGAATGTTCAGGGATGATAAGGAAAGAACTGTTAAGCAAAAATACGACCAATATCTTCAAATCCTAGAAGCAAACAAAGTCGACCGAAAAAGTAACCCAAGTTACACGTCTTGGTCATATGTTGTTTACTGCAAAGAACCATTTGAAGCATTGTGGTCAGAACCCATTGGTGAATAAAAACAAAATACTTTACATGGAGAAAAAAATCTGCTACAATATTAACATCTTCTAGAGAGTTATATGACTCTCTATTGATGTGAGCTTTAGCGACTTCTTAGTCGGTTTGGCTCAAAGTGGGGTGCGACTCTGTTTAAAGCACACCCCAAGTAACTTTGACAAGCCTAACCAATACTAAGACATAGTCGCTTTAAGCGAACACAACAAAAAGATTTTATTGCCATAATTGTATCTATCGAAAAAGTACCAATTTTAAAATTTTGAGTATCAAAAAACTAGGAGGATAAGCTATTTATAGTTATACTTATAGCTATATCAGAGAACTCGTTTCGCTCTGCTATACCTATAACTATATCAGAGGATTGTTTCCCCACTTATTCCCCAAACCTCCCCAATCTTCCCCGACCCTTCCCAACATACGGCCCTGGACTCGCCCCGCCTGCTGCCTTTCCAATCCTAGTCTAAATCTATTCCTAGGCCTCCCTACAGACTTATCCCTAGACTCTAATATACTTTTACCACATCCTCGCCCACTCCATGCCTTCGGCATTGTTCCGGCGAGAGCGTTATCAACACCTTCCTTATTACACTTATATCCCGAATCTCCCAACCCTTCCCCTAGGTTTCATACACTTATACCCTGAACCCGCCGCGAAGTGGCAAACGCCTTACTACACTTATACCCCTAACCCGGCCGTTTACGGCCAAGATTGGGTTTGTAGCCACGCAAGAAATTTTAAAGTTTTTTCGGAGGGCGCAGGTCGTAAACGACCGTTAGGCGCGACTAAAATTCCCCGATTCCGCCCCAATTCCCACCCTAGTCTCACCAGTTTCTTACTAAAAATCACTTGCAAACGGACTCAATTCCGCGTATAATACATGTTATAGATGGGAAAGGGCTCGCCGCGGAGCGGCGCGAGCAGGGACTAAGAAAGTCCCAACTTTTTGCGAGTGCGCTTATACATGATAATAGAGCTGAGTGGCACTAGCAAAGCCAGCCAATAGTGCCCCGACGCTATCCCTAGTATAATACTAACTGCATCCGCCCAATTAAACACTTTACCCTGATACACCTCTAGGTCATACATTACTACAGTCGCTTTGTCGCCTGCGAAGTAGGCTAGATACCCTACAAAAATCAATGCAGTCCAAATAGTAACAATAATATCCATTATGCTTGGTCTCCTAGTTTTACTAGAGCTGCCGCTAATTCTTCTATCGCATTAGCACTCGCCCCAGAGAGACCCGCTAGTTTACCAGACTTGACTCCTAGCATTGCCTCGACCGCAGAAATGTACTGTGCTTTGTTAATGCGCCCTGTGCTCGGTTTAGTACTTACAGGCTTAACATACTCTCCTAGAGCAGCTAGCTTAGAGATAGCAGAGCGTTCCGATACTCCAAGCGCCTTCGCCGCTTGTGCAACATCGTAGCCGCTAGTTTTGTAAGTCTTAACTAGTTGAGCTGATTTTTGTTCGTTCCACATATTCGTTCTTCCTCATTCATTCAATACAAGTATTATACGTTAAAAAACGTCTCTAATCAAGCGTTTTGTTAAATCATTTGCCCTCCTAGACTATTTTTGATATACTAAAATCTATGAATATAGATGAATTAACGGCAGGCGTGCCCATAACTGAACGCAATACCGCCCTAGTTGCTGACCTTAATAAAGTTTTAGGTTACGACTCTGGCATTACTAAAACTGAAATTACCGAATCGGAGCTTTACTTCTTTCTACTTAAGGGTGATTGTGCCGTTTGTAGAAGATGGCAGGACTACGTATGTGGTATGATGACTGGTACTGAAGCCTGGAGGCATTTACTATGAATATATTAAACTTAGAAAAGGGTATATCACTCTACAAGATAAATAACAAGTTTTATTTTGACTTGGAAGACATGGCAAAGAAACTAGGGTACGCAAGGCCTAAGGTGGCAGTCAATGATTTTCTTAAGCGTAATGCTGATTTTCAATCCCGCGTCGTGACTCACGACGATGGACGTAAATTGTATGATGAATCCACAATTTACTTCTTTTTAGGAGTGTCCGTACAACCCAATGCAAGAGAGTGGTTAAAGTACATATGCATCGAGGTATTGCCCCTAGTTAGAAAAGTAGGTCTAAAAGCAATAAAAGAGCTCCACGCTATGCAGACCCTAGCAAAAAACAAACTATCACCGGATTTGTACTCTGAAATAGAAGAGCTGGTGGGTGATGAGACTGAACAATTTTTAATAGACAACAACGCCTACCGGGTCCTCGGCTACCTACCACCCTCCGAGGTGAAACCGGCCGGATGGTCTTTAGCTGAGTTCTGGGAGTATGTAGAAGAAGAGGGCATAGATAATTTTAATACTATATACTGCGCAAAGTACCATAATTCTTATACTCTAGACGGTAAATGGTATGCATTTAAAGATATAGATTTCCCTGAAATTCCTCAAGAAATCCCTGAAAAACCCGAAATAACTCAAGAAATTCCTTGCTTTTCCGCCTCAGATCTTATATAATATGCGTATAAATTGAATTAAGCGGAATTAACATGACTAAGACAGATATAGCCAATCAGATTTGTACTCACTTAAACATTGTTGCCCCTAGCCTCAGTGCTGCTAAGAAAGACGAACTCCTGCTCTTGGCAGAGGCGGTCGGTCTAGTACTCGGTCAGAATCGTACTCCGGCGCAGGGCACTTCGCGCCCGTCTAACTCCACCAGCACAGCACGCCCGTCAGAAGCCGTAGTGCCCGCTGAAGATTGGGACAAGCCGCCATGGTAGTCGGATTAGTACTCAGGGTAGCTTACACGTAGGGGCAGCGGTCGGTTTAGTACTAGTCGAAATCGTACTCTGGCGCAGGTCGCTGCGCTCCCCTATCGGGGTAAACCTTCGGTAAATTTATTTGTCGAAAAATAAGGTTACTTTGCGAATGCGAATCGTTATCATTTAGATTCAAAAAGTTAAATGAGAACCACTCGCATGTACTGGTCGGACTTGTTTTTTGTGTCAGAGTGTGGTAAAATCGGCGCGGTTGAATGCGAATCATTCTCATTTAGATTTGTATTCAGGAAAAAGTGCTTGACTTGACGTGTAGACCTGTTATACTGTATAGGTGGGAATCCGTGTGCTGGAGTGGCGCGGTTATGCAAAAAAGTGCATAAATATGCACTTTTTATTCAGCTATAAACACCAAGGTACTAGTTGGTCAAGGTGGTCAATCATTTTTCGATCTCCTCCCATAGGTCATGCGGCCAGCCTTCGCGGTAGCGCTCAAATTCTTCGATAGAGCATAATACCCCGTCTTCAAATTCCAGATGTTCTGGCACAGCACTTGCTTGTACCCACTCACTACTAGTAAAGTATTCATGTGTGTAGCGCTTGCCCTCTGCTAGTCCTTGAATCCACTTTTCGCGGTTCATTGTGCCAGTATTAAGCTGGTTGACCAGTGGAACAAGCTCCCTCACTTCTTGCGGTATTAGCTTCTCACCATTTAATAGGTTAGCTAATAATTTAGCTTGTATATCGTCTAATTGTATGGTAATCATTTACACCCCGTCTTCTTTCTCAGCCAGTTGTAAAGCTTGCGCCGTCTTATTCTGGTAGTGAGAAAATTAATAGTTGATTTTTTCGCATTAATCTGCTCTAGCAAATCGCTAGATAAAAACTCATACGCTAAAAAGCTACTTCGCGCTATCTCGTTAGCCTGATTTTCTAGCGCTTGCAATTCTCTGCGAATTGTGCTTACTGTCCTGAGAGGCGTTGGCGAACGCCCCTTTTCAATGGATGTGTTCGCCATAGCTGCCCCCTATAGACTGTCTAAAAACTTCACAACTTTGCGCAACTCTGCGACCGACAACAATTCAATTTGTCGCCTGACGTTGTTTTGATCTGCCTGAAAATGATCCGCAATCCACTGTTTTAATTCAAGGCTACAATCGTCGTCCATACCGTTAGTCTCGATAACTGAACAGGCTTCACATAACAAGTCTGTTACCTTGTCAAGTTTGTTTTTCAGTTTAGCGGCTTCCAGTTCGTGGTCTGTCAATGGGTCGCGGCACGGCATTAGTTTACATCCTTTTCAATGCGCACATTGCCACGCAAATTACGAACCACACCAAGAAGTGAACCTTCTTCCTCGTCTTCGTCAGGTTCAGCTTCTAGGGTTTTTTGTATCCCTAACAGATTTTCCTCACTCAGTATACAACCAGCCAAATGCATCAAAGGATCATCCGCTTGCGCAATTTCTTCTAGGTTTGCGACAATTGGGGTGGTTGGTGTATTCGTTGCCACCACAATCGTGTGCACGCTGAAAGTTTTTAAGTCCGCGTCTGGTATTTCGTTTTTGCTTGCCTCTACCATCATTGTAGAAACCACATTTTCACAACTTAGATCCTTTCCCAAATCTAAGACCGAAGCGATAGCATTAGCTAGGATTTGTGTTGCTGCGAATTGCTTAAACATATTAAATTACTCCCGTAGAGTTTAAAATTAGCCCTAGTATGCTGAATGTATTTAGAGCTATCAAGTTATGTTGCTTAGTGCTAACCGCTTGCACCGTAAGCAACGTTAAGCCTAGTATACCGAATACCGGCAACAAGGTAAAACTAAAAATTACCATTAGGCCAGCACCATACCAGCCGAATTTTTTATCCATTATCCTACCCTTAAAAAGTGCCCCGCCCATATAGACGGGGCAAAATGGCGGTTATCGCCTACGGGGTTAAATTGGTTTCTCAGTGTCGCCAAATATTAGCAACACACCTATTGTAGCCACCGGAATCGATGCCAGTGGCTCTCTAGAAAAAAGTGTAGCTAGAGCCATAGCTAAAAATAACAATCCGATAATCTGAGCCACGTTCATAGCTGCCTCCCTGTCTCTAGTTGATGTAATCATTATACAGCTACCCGCACAGACCGCAACAACTTTTTCACTGGTCATACCAGACACGTATCGGGCGTAAATGAGAATCATTCGCATTGCCAAATCGGCGCGACCCACTTTATTATAAAGTATAAAACAGCAACACTTTTTTAACTGGTCGGACGTGTAAAATTTAACTTGACAATCGCCTCGCTATGCTGTAAAATCGGCGCGGCCAGATGAGAACTATTCTCATTTACACAAGTGAGAAAGTTCTTGACTTTCTCACTTGGCACGGTTTTTGCTTAGTTCACGTCAAACGCTTTTAGGTAAACATTAAAAATAGCTTTATCTTCGTTTGTCAAGTCTTTTCTAATATCTTTTAATCCTTTTAGAGTTTTTAGTATTTCTTTTTGGTTAGAGCATTCTAGTAAAAATGCTTTTGCTTCTTCTGATGCTACCTCATCAACTAATTCATATAAACACACGCTTGCACGTTTTTCAAACACTGTTGAAATGTAAGTGCCTACTAATTCGCCTTTAAAATAAAAGCGTACAATATCTACACCCAAAGTTTCAGCATTGCAACGATATAGTGAAATAACAACATTCTCAGTAATTTGGATTTTTTTGTTTAACATGATAATAATTCTCATTTTGTTTTAGTATGTGCCCCGTGACACACTATATATAATGCAACCCTAGTGCCAACTTTGAAAAACCCCTATATATCAATAACTTAGCTAATTTTTGCTAAACCAGCACATAACAGAACCGTGCCAGTGTAAAGAAACCCGACAGTTTTTAGCGTCAAAAAACAAAAAATCCTTGTATATCAATAACTTAGCGTTGTAAAGTTTCTCGACACCAGGTCAGGATTTTTTACACCCTCGTACTCTACCACACCCTAACCCCTAGTATTACTCCGACCTAAAAACCCCCCCAGAATGCGATACAGGAGCTTTAAACGGTATGTTTTAGTTACCCACAACTTAAAACTACTGTATATCTATACAGGTATATTTATCCACAATTTTCTGTGGATAAGTCCACCAGCTGCTGCTGAGCGCTTGTATATTTATACAGTATTGTGCATAACTTCACTTACCCACACGTTCCTGTGGATAACTTCCCTAGCAACTTTCATGCCATTTCTAAATAGCAACTATTCTCATTTGCGAACCGTTCTCATTAAGCAAGTTTCGTGCCAGTATGCAAAATCGGCGAGAATGCGAATCATTCTCATTTGTATTAGCAGTACCAAAAAGTTTTACTAGCAAGAATCGTACCAATCGAGCATTTAACCAAAAAGTAGTGAAATTGACCAATAAAGGTTGGCACGACTTATGCAATAGAAAAAATCGTGCCACTGGCTTGTCAAGCATTATTTTTCCCTTTAAAATCAATGACTTACACAATGGCAATCTGAGAAGACTTCTGGGGTGTAGCAATGCACTTGCTTGGCTTGCCTCATGCTCCCAATACAGAGCCATTTAGAGGCATTGTGCGTGATTTGCGACTTTGGCACGATTTTTGAGTTGGCACAGTAATTGCTAGAATGCCACAATTCACTATATAACAAAATCGCCTAAATAAATTCATTCTTAGAACTATTCAGTCCTAGACAAACCTACACGTAAATGTAATAATAAGCCATAACTGGGAAAGCGACCGAAAATCGGCGCGGTTGAATGCGAATCATTATCATTTGCGTTTGGTCGTTCCGACCTGGCGGAGCCGGTCAATTGAGAATCATTCTCATTTGCATTTGCTGGTAGGGTAGCACATAATAGAGCAAATGAAAAGTATATAATTTCATACATACGTATAAAAACTAATGTAGACAAAAGTTTATTGCTATATATAATGGGTAACAGTTGAGAGGCACAACGCCCCAACGTATATTTTTATATACCTTAAACGGGAGTTAACCAGATGTTAACAATTCAAAATACCAGAGCCGCAGCGCTTCAAATGACTGATGCGATCCTATTGGATCAGAGCATTATACCTATTTTTGATCTTGATGGTGTGGTGATCGATGCTACACACCGCCAAGCGATACACCCAGATGGATCGCTTAACCTTGAAATGTACCGCAAATTATCGACAGCGGCAAACATTGCAAAAGATCAAGTTATGCCACTGGCAGAAGTGCCGCAGTTCCTAACTGATGCAGGAAGATCATTTTTTGTTTGCACTGCTCGCGTTATGTGCAATAATTCTAACAAGTGGCTACGCAAGAACGGAATCAAACCTACCGCGATCTTTTCCAGAGAGGGCGAGAATGATCGCCGTCGTGATTTTGAGTTAAAAGAGTACCACTTAACCCGCGCGTTTTCATCGCTTGAGCTATCGCGATCATTTTTGGTCGATGATAATCTAGCAAACTGCCAAATGGCACAGCGCTTGAACATGAAAGCAATTCACGTTCCTTTTCACGGTCATTAATTTGATCAACCCGTAACGGGGGCTTCATAGCCCCTTAAAAAACCTTAATAGGGAAACCGTTATATATGAAACCTTTAAACGATAAGAAATTTGATCTACTCTGCGCAGAGTGCGCAGAAAATAACCTTTTAGGCAAGCGTAAACGTGATTCACGCTTGGAAGTTGTTGAGGATGCGATCCATAACCTTGATCTTAATGGTGACGCATCTATCTTAATGCCGCTAGTTATTGAGGAGCTAGAACGCCAGAGAGAGGCAGAGAAAGCGAAAAAGCCAAGCGCAGCGACTAAACCAGCGGCAGATACACAAGTTGGTTACACGCAATCACAGCGCGATTTATTACCAGTTCTAGACGGTGATGTTTTCGTAATTACAAGCGCACAAAATAACACTATTACCACAGGCTTTGAGGATCAACTTCTTGCCTTAGTCGATGACATGAAATCTGCCAGCCTAGATGCGCGTTTAATGGTAATGCCCGTTTACTATAACAAAAACGCCTTTAGTCCAGCGGTAGAGAAAGAGGAAGAAGTTTTCAATCCTAAGATCCTACAATATTTACAGCTTGATGATTGTTGGCTATTCGAGAAAAACGCTTGCCTAGTTGCCAGCACAGCGGCAGTGCTACCGACTAACAAAGTACCAGTTAACGCAGCGGCAAAGCTGAACAGCGGTGAATTGATCACGGTAGTAGCAAGCCCCAAGCAACAGTATAAAACATTGCCGCGACTCAATGATCAATCTGTCACAAAGGCGGTCACTACTGGTAGCTGTACCGCGTACAACTACACCAGAAGCCGCGCAGGGGCAGAAGCGGAAAAAGATCACAAGCAGGCAGCCATGATCGTTTACAAGTGCGACGGTGGCTATAATGTTACCAACGTCTTTCAAGGCGATGACGGATCGTTGAATGTGGTGTTACCTGAACTCGAATATTTTTATGGCAAGTTACCAGAAGCCGGAAAGCTAGGTGATCTACACTGTGAAGTTTATGACCAAGCGTATTGGGAAAAAACAGTTGAATTTTTGGATCGGATTAAACCAAGTGTGATCGCAGTTGATGATATTTTACACTTTAGCACAAGATCTCACCATAACCGTAACAGTGGGAAACACTTGTACGCAAATCGACATGAAAGCGTTGAGAACGATCTTAAACAGGTGATCTATCAGTTGACCGAACTATCAACCCTAGTTGATACCGTTTCAATTACTGAAAGCAACCATAACTCAGCCCTAGACAACTGGCTGGATGATAGCAGCGTCAACCCCAAGCAGGACAGCCACAACAGCAAATTATACTATCTGCTTAACTGGCTAGTGTGCGATACCTTAGACCAAGGCGAACATGAGAAAAATGCGTTGCAAATCGCCCTAGAAAATGCTGATTTAACCACGTTGCCAGAGTTGCCGACTAATGTGCACTTTGGTCGAATGGACAAGCCATTTAAACCGTTAAAATTCGATTACTCGCAACACGGACATAAAGGAGCTAACGGGAGCGCAGGAAACCCAAATCAGTTCAAGGACTGGAATTTAAACCTAATAACAGGACACACCCATAGCCCATGCATAATAGGCTCAGTGTTTACGACAGGCGTTACCGCTCGACTGAACCAAGGCTATAACCGTGGGGGCGCGTCATCGTGGGATCACGGTCACATGATGGAATACAGCAACGGGCAAGTTCAATTAATCACCTTGAACCCCCAAAAAGTTATTGCATAGTTAAGCGAAATTTGTTTTAATGCTCAAGCGGTCGGGGCAAAATACGACCGCAAACACAAACCAACATTTAATTTACGATCTAAGGAGATCAAATCATGGCTAAAATTTGGACAGAAGAAACAACAGCGAAATTGAGCGCAACATACGCGGCAGCTATTGAAGCTAATAGCGGCAAAGCGCTTGAACAGGCGCAGCTTAAAGCTATCGGTCAACAGTTTGACGTAACAGAAAACAGCGTCCGTCAGAAGTTGGTTAGCATGAAAGAATATGTTTCACCAGATGCCAAAGCTAAGGTTGGCAACCCAAGCGCAACGCGTAAAATCGAAGTTGTTAAGCAAATCGCTGAAACAACAGGTCTAACGGTTGACAGCTTGGAGAAAGCGAACAAGGGCGAGTTAGAAGCGTTAGCGGCATTCGTTGAGCAGCAAGCGGCAATCATTGACGATCTAGAAATGGGATCTGATGACGACACAGAGTAGTAAGATCGGGATCGTGTACTAAGGTATGCGATCCCATACCCATAGGGCGGTAATGAGACTTGTTCTCATTTAGATACGGGGGTACTCTTACACGCGTGTAACACTTAGAAAAATTACTAAATTATAGAAGTGCTATACAGCGCTGATCTCAAACGCGTGTAACACTTAGAAAAATGACTAAACTATAGAAGTACTATACAGCGCTGATCTCAAACTTAAACAGCACATTACCTAACCGTGGGTAAAAATAATACAATTGAAAATTTGCATAGCTTACCGTATAATACTAAATATTAGGAGGAAACCATGGCAAATAACAACAGTACAATAAATGCAGAGATAGTAGGGTCTACCATAGAAGTATCTATACGTGTTAGGGTAAATTCTGGGGGTACTGCGACAAAGCTTAAGGAAAATGGATACGGATATGTAATGAGGTCTACTAACAATGGGTCTTTCTCTAAAGTTTCTGGAAATTACAGCTTACCAACGGACGGGGGCGAGGGATTTTTTATACAACGTGACATAACATACACAGATTCTAATGTGTCTAATCAAAATACTTATAAATATTACTTTGAGATGGAAATCAACGAAGAGGCCGGAACTCCTCCTGGGGGCCCTGGTACGGAACCACTATAATGGCTATATATACAACTGGAACGGTATCCGTCTACTTCGTGGCGGACAACCCTGCTAAAAAAGTAACAAACTTATCAAACTCTACCAGTCCTATCTATAAATATGCTAACTTGCAATGGACTGAGCCTAGTAGTCCAGGGATGTACCATTTATATTGGCTAGTAGGTGGAAACTGGCAGTCGGCTAATACCTCTACTAGTTCCAATTCGTTAAAGGTAATACCACCAGCTAACGCTACAAAAGCCCAGATAAGAACAGATAATTTATATCCTAGTAACACCATAAACATCATATTTCACGTGAAGCCTGAAACTAGGGTACTAACTGCTACTAGTAGATATGACGGAGTATTATTAGACTGGACTCCCAACACAGATATTGGGGAAAGGGTAGAAGTCGTAAGAAACGGTACTACGGTATTTACTGGCACGGGTAGTAGCTATATACATGAAACTGGCGGTAGCTTTAAAATCCGCATGGTGAAGGGCACAGGCAGTGACGTAGTTTACGGGCCTTTCTCAAACACAGTATCTGCGTCCCTACTTTCACCTCCACCCCCTAGACCTGAGCCAGAGGCTCCGTGCGACTTCTTTCTTGGTGTAAACCGGGCCGGAGATGAGATACTTCATATATGTAATCCTAACGTAGTCCCGGCGGCTCCGCCCGCCGTGGAGTCGGGCAAGACTGCTACAGATTGGTTTCAGGATTGGGTAGGTATTAATGTAGACTACGGTGACGATACTTACATGCATAGTATGTTTGACTATATTAAATGCTTAAAGTATATTAGAATAACTGAGTATACCGACGATGCCTTTAGAAAGTTTTATTTCTCAGATGCATTAGACGGCACTACAGGAAACTCAGTATCTTACACTCCTAGTTCTACTCGTCTAACTATGGTAGTTACTGTAGATAAGTTAGGCAACCGAAGAGGCGGAGCACCTGTAATAACTAGAAAAATTAATTTTAGTAACGAGAACTTGGCTCAGGCTGAATATACTCTCGGGTCTTTCGCTTATGGTTCAGGAGGGGCTTACTACGCCTCAGGGGACACTTACATTAGGACACCTCAGGATATAAACTCTGTTGAGATATATGAATTCAATATAGTGAGTAGTGGTAGAGACTTAAACTATGAAACCGCTAAAACCGGAGCATCGGGTATACTATTAGACTCTAATAATTTTACAGTAGATGGGGCAGATTTCTCAGGTATGTTCCTAGCCTATGCAGGTATTGTCAATGACGGTTCGTATGTTAATAGTATGAATCTATCTGATCCTATAATACCAGTGGTCGGCCTGATAGACCCCTTAGGGGTGTATTCCGGCCAGAACCCTAGCGATGCTGTGCAAATTCTTGGTGGGTCTGGTGGTTCTGGATGGGACATTGAAATGACTAAGGGGATAATTAAACGAGGGGGTAACACTTGGTTTAATGCAGGTCGTGGAAGGACTCGTATGAGGTACATGGGTAAGAGTACAGACCACACTACTCCTGTTTATACATTTAATATACCGTCTCATGGGACTAACTCCCAAGGAGAAGGGTTTATTTCTGGTACAGGTATATTGACAGACCTAACAATAATACTTGATAGTGTTAGGAGTTCTAGTTGTTGGGGTTACTCAGTTACCCCCGTGGAATGGGATTACTCTAGTGACCAGCAGTCATGGGAAGAGCTATATGCACAAGACAAAGGCATTATAGGATTTTCATCATTCTCTTCTAGAGTGCCTTTCTACTCCACTTCCGAGACATATAGATTTGACAAGGAGGAGCTTCCTAGTGGAGACCCCTATTGGAATACATGGTATACTATACGTTGTACCTTTTATTTAGTAAAAATTACAGACACCCTTATAGGTATAGAGTACGATTATTCATACTTCTCCTTTAACGGTAGTGGAGGACTAGAAAATAGTGTTACTATTCCAGGTTTCTCCTTTTCATTCATAGGATTAAATTAACATGAGCAGTACAGAATTAATAGACCCAGAAAAGCTAAGTCCAGAAGGGTTAAAAGTAGCCGAGGCATATATAATGTCGGGCGGCGATATAGAGAAGACTAGTCTAGAGCTAGGGCTTCCAGTAGCGGACTTACAATCAGAACTAAACAAGCGTGAGATCAAGGAATATGTAGATAGAATCTATCACGAAGCAGGATTCCGAAATCGCTTTAAGATGGCTAGAGTCATGGATGAACTTATTGCTAAGAAACTAGAGGAAATGGACGATACCGATATGGGCTCTAGTAAAGATATTCTAGACCTGCTGCAAGCACAGCATGCTATGAAGATGAAAGAACTTGAATTCGAGGCTAAGGTTAAGAAAGAGCTTCTAGAACTTGAGCGTAAGAAAGAAGAAGTTCAAATTAAGAACCAGACTAATAACCAGTATAACAACTACGTTATTGAGGAGTCTTCGTACGATAAGCTAATTAGCAAGCTAGGGAGTAGTTAATGGAAGTATCTAGAGCCAGTATTAACTTTGAAGAGCTGCAAGACTTTCCTTTAGAGAAACGATTTCTAAAGCTTCCAGTCGACCAATTCTTCGAGTTAGAGGGGGTAGAGTTAATACCTCCTCAGATAGCTCTTATCAATGCTATCAATGACCCTGCCCATCGTTTCGTGGTGGGGTGTCTTTCGAGACGTACAGGTAAGACATTTAGTGCTAACCACATAGCGTTCCTAAAGGCTCTAGAGCCTGGCACACAAATACTTATTATATCGCCTAACTACTCACTATCTAACATTTCATGGACAGAGCAGTTAAAGCTTATTAAGAAGCACGATATACAAACTGAGAAAATGAATGCTAAGGATAAAGAGATTGTACTAGAGAATGGTTCTCTAATAAAGCTAGGTTCTGTATCTCAGGCTAACTCTTGTGTAGGTCGTTCTTATGACCTAATACTATTTGACGAAGCTGCACTAGACCCTAAAGGTGTGGATGCTTTCAACATCCAGCTACGTCCTACTCTAGACAAAGACAATTCTAAAGCTATATTTATTTCAACACCTCGTGGTACTAACTACTTCCATGACTTCTACATGCGTGGATATGACGACAAGTACCCTTTCTGGGCTTCAATACACTCTACATGGAGAGATAATCCTAGAACGTCTGAGGCTGACATTGCAGAGGCTAAGCTTTCAATGTCTAATGCGGAGTTTAGACAAGAGTATGAAGCGGACTTTACAACGTTCGAAGGTCAGATATACGAAGGGTTCGATGCCGATAAGTATGTTCAGGACTTGTCTGGACGTGACTTTAAAAATTGCGATGCTATTATGGGTATTGACGCTGGTTATAAAGACCCTACTGCGGTACTTAAAATCTATTATGACTTCGACTCTAAGGTATTTTATATCGTTGATGAGTACTTGGAAGCGCAAAGAAATACAGACCAACACGCAGAACATATAAGAAAGATGATGGGAGAAGACACAGACTTTGTCTTCTGTGATTCTGCCGCTGCACAGTTTAGGCAGGATTTAGCAGAGCTACACGATATACCATCCAACCCCAGTAAAAAATCAGTACTGGACGGTATAGCATATGTTCAGAGTATGGTAGATAGCGGTAAGCTAATAGTTGACAAATCTTGTATACACACTATAGATATGTTAGCTAACTATAGGTGGGATCCTCGTCCTGAGCTACTAAAGCCTAAACCTATCCATGATGCATTTTCCCACATAGCTGACGCGTTGAGATATGCTTTATATAGCTTTACTGTATAGACAGAAGTAGCACTAAATTAAATACTTTACAAATTTATAAAAGTGTTTATAATAGCTTATATTGATTAGGAGGAAAAAATTTATGGCAGCAAATACCAAAAAGCGGGTTGCCGTAAAACATATTAGAGACGGTATAAAGTCCAACTATAAAAAGGACTGTAAGTGTGCAATATGTAGTACGGAAGAAAAACTGGAATTACACCACTATACCACGGTTTCTACCCTCTTCAAGAATTACGTAGAGGAGCATAATATTCCAGTAGATACAGATGAAGAAGTCCGAGCAATGCGAGATGACTTTTATAAGATGTATTGGTATGAGCTTGTAGACTACACTGTTACTCTTTGCGAAGAGCATCATAGAAAACTACATTCTATCTATGGACGTGAGCCTCCTTTGCACACCGCTAAGAAACAGGAGCGTTGGGTTGAAAAACAGCGCGACAAAGCAGAGGGCAAGACTACTAAAGGTAGATTTGCCTCTTTGATTTGAGGACAGCGTTAAGTGAGCTTACGAAGCAAAATTCATTCTAAAGCAAACCCCGCCCAAAGGTACATAGCTGAAGAGGCGGGTACACACGTTGGGACAAACCAGAACAAAATTAGAACAACTGAAAACGCGTACAACCTAATGGAAATTGTTAACCGCTGTGTTAATCTTCTAGTAGACTTAGGTTCGGATATTGAGTTTGACGTAAAAGACAAACTTAGTTTCACGGCTAGAGCTGATGGTAACATGCGCGGCAAAACGCTCAGTACTTTAATGAACAACAGACCTAACCCTTACATGGATATCAATACGTTTAAAAGGCTATTACTTCTAGACATGATTATCGAGGGTAACGTTTTTGTTCACTTTGACGGTTCAGGCTTCTACCATGTACCTGCAAGACACATGGAGATTAAAACTGATGAAAAGGCGTACGTTAGCGAGTATGTTTATAATTCTATTGTTAAGTTTAAACCTAATGAAATCATACACATCAGAGACAATTCCTCAAGTTCCGAGTACCGAAACTTCAGAGGGCGTTCAAGATTACTAGCAGCTATCAAGACAATCCTTACACACGAAACCGCTCTAGATTTTCAGGCTAGATTCTACGAAAATGGTACAATGATTGGCCTAGTCGTAGAGACTGAAGCAGTACTATCTACCAGATTAAAAGATAGACGCGAAAAAGAGTGGATGTCTAAGTTTAACCCTAAAGACTCGCAGGGTAGACCTATGATTCTTGATGCTGGAATGAAGGCTAAGTCACTAAATACAAATAGCTTTAGAGATTTAGACTTTAACGAATCCATGGAAGCGATGGAAAAACGAATAGCCTTAGCACTGGGTATACCTCATATACTACTAGATTCTGGTAATAATGCTAACCTTAGGCCGAATATGGAGTTGTTATTCTCCACTACCATTCTTCCGATGATGAGAAAATTTGAGTCTGCATTTGAGTTTTTCTTTGCTTATGATATTGAGTTAACTACTCATAAAGTGGTCGCTCTAAGACCAGACTTAAAAGCAGAGTCAGACAGACTTTCATCTCTAGTCAACAATGGTATTATGCTGGGCAAAGAAGCTCGTTCAATACTAAGACTAGAACCTTTAGAAGACCCATTACTAGACGAAATCAGAATTCCTGCAAACGTTGCAGGTTCTGCTACCGGAGTATCAGGTCAGGAAGGCGGCAAGCCTTCAACAAATGAAGATGACAAATAATGTTACTAGAGAAAATAATGAAACATTACGGCAAAGACCTGCCAGGTAAAACAGCGTTCCGTAACGACCCAGAAGCACCATGCCTAGTGGCTGATATTTCTAAAGAGTACGGTACGTGGGACAACTTCGTTGTTCGTTACCAAGATGCACTAGCTGGAGAAGAAACAAAAGCTCCTACTAAGAAAGCACCAGCAGGAAAATCAGGTAACCAAGCTAATGACTCTAAAGAATAAGTACGAAGGTAAGATTGTCAGTCAGATTAAAACAGTTAAGATGGCTGACGATGAATCTTCTGATATTATAATTAGTGGCTACGCCAATACGGTCACTAAGGACCGAGCTGGCGATGTTATACCAAAGGATACTTGGTTAAAAGGCAATGCTACTAAAAACTATTCAAAGAACCCAATAATTTTAGCCTTCCACGACCATAGCAAGCCAATCGGTAAAGCTACTAACTGGTACGCAGATGATAATGGATTTTTCATCGAAGCTAAGATTAGCAAGGGAGCTGGAGACGTATACCACCTTATCAAAGATGGCGTATTGTCCACATTTAGTGTAGGTTTTTATATTCATGATGCTGAGTATCATAGTAAAACCGACACTTATATGATTACAGACCTAGAGTTACTAGAGGTTTCGGTAGTTTCCGTTCCTTGCAACCAAGACTCTACATTTTCGGTCTCTAAGTCACTCGTTGACGCAGAGGCATTTAAAAAAGAATTCGTGCCTCCTGCTGAAGAGGCTGAAAATACAGATATTAAGGAAATCCAAGATATGTCAACAAAAAATGAAAACACAGGCTTAACCCTAGACGACGTTATGGGCCTATTAGATAAAGAACGCCAAAAAGAAGCTGACGCAAAGGCTAAAGAAGCCGCTGCTAAAGCCGCAGCTGCTAAGCAAGCTGAAGAAATTAAAACTCAAGCTCGCGAAGCTGCTAAGTCTATCGTAGACGAGCTTGAAGGCAAGATTGCTAGCAACCAAAAGAGTTTCGCAGATACTCTTAAAGCTCGCGAAGACGAAATCGAAGCACTACGTGAAGAAATCAAGCAAGTAGTTGCATCTCGTACTAAGTCGTTCTCTTATAACAAGGTAACTGACGGAATGAACCCCGATACTCGTAAGTCTGTTAATGACGCAGTATTACTAGGTATCGTTACACAGAAAGGTACTTTTGGTACTAAATTCGGTGAAACAGTTAAAGCGGTAAATGATTCTTCTTCAATCGAAGTTTCTAGCGAAGCGTACGAGACAGTGTTCTCTACTGACCTAATCCGCGACATTCAAGCAGAACTTGTTATCGCTCCACTTTTCCGCGACATTACAATGACGTCTGCTAACCTAACTATCCCAGTAAACCCTGACCGTAAGAACGCTTCATGGGTATCTGGTACAGCTTACGGTACTGACGCAAGTACTGGTAGCGAGATCACAGCAGCTCTAAGCGAAATCACGCTTAAAACAATGAAGCTTGCTGCTAAGAGCTACATCACTGACGAAACATCAGAAGATGCTATCATACCTCTTCTACCTCTAATTCGTCAACACTTAGTTGAGTCTCACGCTAACGAAATTGACCGTGCATTCTTACTAGGTAACGGTACTACAGAACCTAAAGGTCTAGTTCCACGTGCTACAGCTGCTGAAGCTTCTAGCGACACTAACAAAGCTGGTGGTGTTGAAACATCTACAGCGACAGCTAATGGTAACACTCCAATTACAGCTAAGATGATTCTTAAAGCTCGTAAGAAAATGAAGCTTTATGGTCTAAACGTACGTGATGTTACTCTAGTAGTTTCTACAGAGGCTTACTACGCGCTAATCGAAGACGACGCATGGGCTGATGTTAACCTAGTAGGCGGGGCAGCTACTAAGCTATCTGGTCAAGTAGGTTCTATCTACGGTATGCCAGTTATCGTATCTGACCACTTCGAAGCTCCTGGAGTTGCTAAAGCATACGCAGTACTAGTTAACACTAAGAACTTCCTAGTTCCAACTCAGCGTACAGTTACAGTACGTACTGACTTCGACGTAGAGAAAGATCGTCGTGTTATCGTTGCTACACAACGTCTAAACCTAGAGTCTCTAATCCGTGACACTGACGGACAAGACAAAGGTGTTGTTGCAGTTACTTACGCAGCGGCGTAATAGATAATACTTAAAACAGAAGCCCTGCCCACCTTTGGGTGGGGCTTTTTTATTGGGAGCAAATATGAGTGTTATAACTCTAAACGAATACAAATTATTTAAGGGTATAAACAATCCTAAACAAGATACTCAGCTCCAGCCTTTAATTGATGCTGTTAATAGTATTATAGAAGAATACTGTCAAGTTAGTTTTAGCGGTTCGGTAGCTACCGGAGTACGACTAAACCAAAGCAATTACTACATCATATTACCAGATACTCCTATCATAAGTGTAGAGTATTTAGGGATTAAAAGGTCATCTGAGTATACCGAAGAGCTTGATTCTTCCCAATACATTCTGCACCCTCAAGAGGGCACGATAGAACTAATCGATCCCTCAATAAACCTACCTAGAAATCCTAGAGCCTTTATTGTTGACTATACTTATGGGTATACTGTAGTGCCTTTTGCACTTAAACAAGCAGCAGTAGAGCTAACAACTTACTACGATAAAAGGGAATTTAATAAGTCTAAAGATATAGGTAATGGACAGTCAGTAGACTTTACTGATGCTAGTATTTTACCAAGTCACATTAGAACTATATTAGATATGTTCAGGGTGTTATAATGTTTACCAGTTTCCTAGATTTAGAATATCGAAAATTAGTAGAAGCTAAACTATTAGATTCTATAGCTTTAGGACGAGTTCAAGAATACAGAGAAATGTTAGTAGAGCGTGGAGCGGATTTAGCTTATACACTGGACTCTAGAGGAATAGAGACCTCTGAGAAGAGTATAGAGCAAATTATAGATGCTGCTATAGAGGTATTAGAATCGGAAGTAGATGGTATTGTATCTACTATAGTAGGTGATAGCACAGGTAATAAGATAAAAGGTTTCTCTAGAACTAAAAGAATCAATGTTACCAAGTCGGCCCAGGCACTCCGCTCTAGGTCTGGAAGATTTATTGGTGCTCTTAAATTAGCTACTCTTCTTAATAGTATGGTTAAGATAAAAGCTAAAGAAATTATGAAAGGGCACAAGTACGGAAACACACTAAACTTTAGGACTGGTAGGTTAGCCAACTCTGTTAATATTACTAGCTTTAACCTAAAGAGAAGTAGCATACACTTTACTTATCTGTATTACCCGTATCAAACATTTGAACCGGGATTTGCTCAGTATAAGAAAGGCCGTGACCCTAGGGATATATTCTCTAACGCAATAGCTGATGCTTTATCGTTACTAATAAGTGACCAGGATTTAGCTAATACTAGATTTAGCGTGTACTCAGGAAGAAGTAAACACGGCAATATTATTAATGGTGACTTTAGATGAATGCCAGAACAGCGATTCCAGTCGCATATGTAGAAAAGTTACAACAAGTATTAAATGGTACTGGGGATTACCTTACTAACATGTACGGGAATGTGGAATCTAGAGTTCGACATTTCCAAGATATAGAGAATTTCCCTACTATTACTGTTACTCCTGGGCCTGAGACTAGAGAAGACATGCCCTCCAACTTTACCCTTTGTAGGCTTGAAGTTGCTGTACGAGTATATGTAAAAAACCAAGATGATGCCCAAGGGGAACTTGAGCAAATCATTGGTGACTTAGAAAAGTTTTTTGACAAGAATTTGGATATGGCGTATAATTTAATTACAAGTAGTGGTCAGGAGACCAATAAAACTATATCCAACACTATATTGTCTATCACTACAGATGAAGGTCTATTACAGCCTCAAGGAATTGGGGAGATACTACTCTCTGTAGAATATGAAAAAAGAAGAGATTACTAGGAGAATAATTAATGTCTTTAAATTTATCACGTAATACCAGACTTTGGGTTAGTACAGTGGACACTGGACACGATAACTCAAACACATTTGAGATCCCAATTCAAGACGGGTATAGTTTAGGTCAGAACATGGCTTCTGAGGATATTTCCCCAGAAGAGGCAGGCCCTACACCAACTCGTGGTTCTAGACGTTTCAATACCAATCTAGACCCTGTTGACTGGAGCTTCTCAACATACCTAAACCCATACTTAGTAAACGGTGATGTATATGCTCTAGATGCTATCTTATGGCATGCTCTAGCAACCAGCAATGACCTTCCTCTTGAACTACAAGGCGATGGCGCAGGTAATGCTGGTCAAACTGACGTTTACTCAACAGGTTCAGAGTTTAAAATCGGATTCACTAAAAACGGTGCTCACGTACTAACTAAGCTTAACCTTTACTTTAAGATTGATAACAAGGTTTATCTAGTTAAAGAAGCTCAGGTTAATGAAGCGTCAATACCTCTAGACATTGCTGACATTGCTATGACTAACTGGTCTGGACAAGGTACAGAGATGGTTGAAATCGCAGCTCCTGCATTTATGTCGGCTACAGCGGAAACATTCAACCCTGATATTCCAACAGCGGATTCTTTCGTAGGTATTCCAGCTGACCGTTCTTACATCCTAAGTAAGTTAACAACTGTTACTATGCAGTCTAACGCAGGTGGTAGCACTTCATACTACCGTATTGCTCTAACAGGTGGCTCACTAACTATCAACAACAACATCAGTTATGTAACTCCTTCAACATTAGCTGAAGTAGATACTCCGGTAGGCTCATTTACTGGTACATTCGATGTATCTGGATCAATGGATAGTTATCTACGTGACGGTGTTGGTTTAGCCGACGGTTCTAGTGACGCAAACGCTTACGGTTCTGCGGACTTACTAAAACAAATGGTACAAAACAAAAACGTTATTAACGTTTCTAACATCACTTTTGAACTAGGTGGTAAATCTAATAGTAGTCGTGTGGAAGTGAACCTTCCTCAAGCGCATATTGGTATCCCAGCTGTTTCAGTAGACTCCATCATATCTCAGTCTCTAGAATTTAAAGGTATTCCTAGCAGCGCTGATATGGACGACGGTGACGAAGTAAACATTACGTTTTTCCGATAAGGAGACTAAATGAGCTTTAGTTTTAAAAGAGGCTCTAAGCTCATTATAGACGACGGTACTGACCGCTACCTGCTAAAGGTAGCGGACTTTAACTTCTCCGAAACCTTTATTGAGCGAGGGTACGATGTATCAACAGTACATAACCCAGTAGCTATTAATAACAAAACTTATGTAAATGCCAAGTCTAATTGCTCCTTTGACTTTGAAATGTATTTCAGCGATAATATTACAGTTGAGAAAAAAGTCTTGGAATGGTACGGCTTTGATGCTTCAGGTAACTTCCCAGCAGTTAATGGACAGTTGACTAAAAAGTTTGATGTTTACGTAGATTTAGGAGCAAAGATAGTATTTATAGATAATGTGGTACTAGAAAATCTTAGCTTTAAACTAAATCCTAGAGGGGTTCTTGGTATGTCTGTGACAGCTAGAGGATTTACTTCTATGACGGATTCAATAGTTCTACCTTCTAACGGAACATTATACTCTCAAGGGTCATTTACAAACGCATATATCTCAGCATCTGTACCCGGTATTGATGTTTCTAGAGTAGCAGGAGCTACATTAGAATTAACTAGAGATATAAATTGGCTAAATAATCAATCAGTACACGACGCATTTTCTGGAACTATGTTTATTCCTGAGGATGTAGTAGGGTCAAACTTGGCAGTAGCAGGTAATATAACAACCATAAAAAGAGGGACAGAAGAGCCCAAGTATTTACCTGATGTGCCAGTATCTATATCCCTAGGCGACTACATGACAGTCAACCTAGGACATTGCAACATAACACAGAGAGCTGATTTTGGCTCAGGAGTACTACAGTCGGTATCAGACTTTAAGCTACTAAATAGCGTAGACTCACAAATAATAATCTAGAGGAAATATGGTTAATTTAAAAGATGTATTACAGGAATCAAAAACTGCGGAACTAGAGTTCCCAGGCTACAAAGGATTTAAAGTTAAAATTGGTCTAATAAGCAGACAGCTAGCGAACAAGATTCGTAAAGACTGCACAGTTACAAGAATGTCAGACCGCTACTCTAGCATGGAAGAAACTCTAGACGAGAACAAGTTCGCAGAGAAATTCACCAATGCTGCTATCAAGGGTTGGGAAGGTCTAACAGGAGAATACGTTAAAGACTTATTACCAGTTAATGACGATCAAGTAAACGACGAAGACGAGATCCCGTACAACCATGACAACGCTGTATTACTTATCAAAAATAGTACTGCTTTTGAAGCTTGGGTAAACGAGGTGGCGTTTAAACTAAAATACTTTCGCGGAGAGCAATCTAAGTAAGGGTTTAGACCTACTCGATAAATACCAAAGCAACCAGCAACATAATATTACTAAAGAACAGTACTTGGAAATCTGTGAGCGTATGGGTGATGAACCCGACCCTGACAAGATGCCCCCGGATTTTTCGGACTTGCCTCAGTTTGTACAGGACTCTCTAGAGATTTACTCTAAGCTTCCAGATACGTATACAGGAGGTAATGTTAGTACTTACGCAGGAAAAAACGTATCTGCTCTACCGTTCTTACTAGATACATACTTAATAACGGACTTTTGGAGCAGAATGGAGATAACGGAAGCAATTCTACACCTAGACAGAATTAATGTGAAAAACTCTGTTGAGAAAGCTAAAAAAGAAATCAGCAAGGGTCGCTAGGAGTACAAAGTTATCCTCTGGAGTGAAGCACCTGTGTTTCACGTTTGGCTCTAGGTCGAAAGGCTTAGGGCCTTTTTTATATAAGGTAATAATTAATGGCACAACGAAATATAAGAGACATAATGATTAAAGTAAGTGGTAAGGATATTACCACTGCTGCTCGTGAGTCTGGTAAGCTTAATGAAAACCTTAAAGCTGTTATAGAGACAGTCAAAGGGTCTGGTAGAAGTTTCAAGTCCATTAACACCGCATTAGAGTCAATGTCTAATAGTATGAAAACTATTAACTCCTCTATGAGTGCTAATAAGATAAAAACTAAAGGATTAGAAACATACCAGAAAAGGATGCAAGAAGTTAACAAAACACTAGACATGGTTAACAAAACAGCATCTAGTGCTGCCAAGTCGCTTAAAAGCGTAAACGATAGCACTACAGGGGCAGCAGGAATGCAGTCTCTAGAAAAAATATTGAACCAAGTAGTTATAGGTCTAGATAGAATTGAAGAACGTATTAGAGTATCTAACATACAGCTAGAAGCTATGGAAGAGAACACTGGTAAAACAGCTAAACGTTTAAAAACTACTAGGGACGCAACTCAAGCTTCTGCTGAGGCTATGAACGAATACAGCAAGTCTGTTGGCAGAGCTACTCAAAGCCAAGACGGTTTCAACAACTCTGCTAGGGGTCTAGCAGGTAGTGGAAGAAACCAGAAGCGAGCTTTCAGTGAATTAGCGTTCTCTATGAACCCATTAACATCTGCGTACGCTAGTATAGCTATTAACGTTTACGCGGTTTCAGAAGCCTTTAGGGTACTAAATGAAGCTGCTAACTTCGATAGGCTAATGACTCAAACAGCTAGCTTCTCGGCAGCCGTTTCAGGTATTAACGTTAAAGGTCTAGCTAGAGATATGTCAGAGCTTTCTCAAGGTGCATTGTCGGTTAGAGAAAGTATGTCATTCGCTACTAAAGGTGCTGCATTTAACTTTACTGCGGAACAGTTAGAGAACCTAACAGTAGGAGCGCGTAAAGCGTCAATAGCGCTAGGTAGAGACTTCAACGACTCTATGGATAGAGTACTTCGCGGTATCTCTAAGCAAGAGATTGAATTATTTGACGAACTAGGTGTTGTTACAAGATTGACTCCAGCGTTCGAAGCATATGCTAAAACGGTGGATAAGACCGTAGACGAGCTATCTGATTACGAACGTCAACTAGCACTAACTAACGAAGTTCAACGTCAGTTAGATACTAGATTCTCTGGAATTGACGCAGGAGCTACTAAGTGGGAAGAGCTAGGCGTTGCGGCAAAGAATGCTATTGACAACATGCTAGTAGGGCTATCTAAACTATTAGAACCTTTAGCTAAGGTAAGTACTTCCTTACTTAATACTATAAACGAGACTAATAAGTTTAAGGCTGCTACTGATGATGTAACTGAGTCTCAAAAAACCTTAAAGTTAGCTCTAGAAGGTGAACACTGGGGGCAAGCTTTAGTAGCTGCTTCTGAACTTAGCAAGGCTACCAAAGAACTTGGTGAGTCTACTGAGGAAAGCGCTGGATATTTAGAGGATGCAAAAGATACAGTAGAAAACTTCACTATAGCTCTGCAAGCTCTGGTAGCTATTACTACAGTATACGCTACTAAATCGCTACTGGCTGTAGTATCCACTAAAGCAATTACCACAGCTGTTGTAGGACTAACTGCGGCGGCACGTTCTAATGCTGTAGCAATGACAGTTCTTACAGCTGGTAGAATACCTACTGCCCTTGCAGCAGTAGCTGGTGGTTTTGTTGCTATAGCCTCCGCAGTAAAAGCAGCAACTATAGCAATGGTTAAAAATCCCTTATTCCTAATAGCCACTGCTGTTACAGGGGGGTTGTTATACGCTTTCTCTGATGAACTTAAAGAATTGTCTAACAGCTTAGTAGGATTAATTCCAGGATTGGATAATACAGAGCAGGCAATGGATAGGCAGAAAATCACTGTTGACGCCGCGACCAAGTCACTTCGTGACTACTATAAAGTCCTAGGTGAGGCAGGCATTGCAGTGTCCAGTTTCAGCGATGATGAAATAGCTGAGATGGGGGCGGCTATTATAGCATTTAACAGAGACTTCGAGATAGCAGCTAGAGATATGGAGTCTTTATCAACTAGCTCCCAACAAGTAACTGGGCCTATGTCCGAATTTGTTAAGACTGCTATGAGCCTTAGAGAAGCTAATATACCAGCAAATATCCAAGATATTGAGACGGTTACTGCTAAAACTAGAGAAGAGTTTGAAAAAATATCTAAATCTTTAGGGTTAGATGCTACTATAAATAGCTTTGACGAACTGTACGAGTATGCTGAAAAGTTAAACGAAAAAGTTAGAGACTTATCCGTTACATTATCAGCAGCAGCTCTAGATAACACGCTACAAGGAAACTCTCAGCTGCAAGGACTAGAGTCACAACTAGACATTCAGAAAAATCTTTTAGACTTTATGGATAACGCAGATAAGAATAATGTTGAAGCTATTAGAGAGAAGCGCAACGAAATCTACTTACTAGAGAAGCAGATTGAGTACCAAAAGCAGTTAGAGAAGATTAACCAAGTTAAACTTAATAATACTTTAGCAGCTAACAGATTTGAATCCGCAGGTTTAGGGGTGTACAGAGATAAATATGAACTGATACAGCAAGAACTAGATGCGGAAGATAAGCTACTGGCTACTATGAAAGCACTGAGCAGTACTCAAACTGAAGCAGAGATAATTCAACAAAGTAAAGTTGACTTACTTAAAGATGAAGTTAGGTACTACAAAGATTTAGCCAAGGCTCAAAAAGCTGTTAGACAGGCAGAGGCTGATTCAACAGTAAACTCTATTATGGATGATATGGCCAGAAGTAGAGAATCCTTAGGAGGTAGAAGACTTAATGAAGAAGTTGAGGCAGCCAGAGCAGTTACTCAAGCAGCTCTAGACTTAGACGTTGCACGTGCTAACTTAGCTGCGGCTAAAGCTAGCGGTGCTAACAATGCAGAGATTAGAGTATTGTCCGCTGAGGTTATAGCCGCGGAAGCAGACGTAAGAATAGCTAAAGCTAAAGAGGAAGCATCTGCGTATAGGGAAATAGGTGCTGCTATTTCTGAGGTGGCTGGTTCAGTACCAGGATTAACCAGTCTGCAGAATGAGTTTATATCCATGTCTGGTACTATTGTAGACACTATGGGTAATGTCACCGAACTACTGGCCAGTAATCAAGAGCTAGTGCTGGCGGACTTCTCAGATAGTATAATAGCAGTTGGTACAATGGCGTCTTCAATGTTTAGTGAGATGACTAACGGGATTGTTGCTGATATTGATAACCAGATTGCAGCAGAGAAAAAACGTGACGGAAAATCTCAGGAATCCTTAGCTAAGATTAGAGCCTTAGAAAAGAAAAAGATCAAAGAGAAAGAAAAGTCTAGTATTGCTCAGACTGCTATGGCTACGTCGCTTGCTATGATGCAATCCGTTGCTCAGCTAGGCCCTATAGTAGGTGGTGCAATGGCTGCTGTTATGGCTGCTATGGGTATGATGCAGATTAATAATATTAAGAAGGCATCTGCTGGACAACTAGCAGCACTAGACGCGGACACTGGAGGCTTATCACTTTCAGTAGGTTCTAGAAATAACGCTGTAGATACCTCTATGGGAGCATCTATGGGTGAGCTATCCTACTTACGTGGAGAGTCTGGATTTGGTACAGGAGCTAATAACTTTACTCCTGGTAGATCAGGTGGTGGTTCTATAACTGTAGGTGAGAGAGGAGCAGAGCAAATTGTTCCAACTCAACCATTATACGTTAAACCAGCATCAGAATCTGAAACTGAGTCTAAACCAGTTACCAAAAATAATCTTAACCTAAACATTACAGCTCTAGATAGTCAAAGTATTGTTGATAGGTCAGACGACATTTGGGAAGCTCTAGAAAGGGCAGCCAACTCCAAAGGTTTCACTTTGGCATCTTTAGAAGCGTAGGGTTATCCCTGCGCTTTTTTCTTTTGTGCCTTTAAAAAATATGCGAAGTTAGGTATTGACAAAACTTGTTTATTGGGTATAATAGTAAGTATAAATTAAGGAGGTAACTCGTGGCTTACAATACATCAATTCCACAATTGCCAGACCCCACTACTACACCTGTAGGGCCGGGTTGGGCATCTCAGACAATATACGATATTGCACCCGTTCAATCAACGGAACTAAACGGGGGTTCTACAATTGCAGTTTACCAAGGTGGGAACTACTGGAACATCAGCTTATCATACAACAGTATGTTGCCTGAAACTTACAACGAACTAGGGGTTTTTCTTAGTTCTTTACAAGGCTCGGCGTCAAGGTTCTATGTCAGGTTTCCTGACAGAGCGAATCCTAAAAACGGGGCCTGGGTAGGATCTGGCCCTCAACGGGGACAGGGTCTCATAACAAAAATTAATGCTCAAACTATAGAGGTAGCTAATAGAGCGTCCCTAGGAGGTACTCTAGTAGCCGGAGATTACTTAAAACTATCAGGTAACGATAGAATCTATAAAGTTATCAAGGTAGAGAACATTAGTACTTCCGTGCGTTACACACTACATTGTGTAATAGACAGTCCTATTGATAATACCACTGAGCTTGAGCCAAATGAAATTAAATTTAAATGCGTACTAGTAGGAGATAAGCCTCGCGAAGAGGTCACTGCCTCAGGACTAGTGCAAGGCTTTTCTCTAGCACTTAGAGGTACGGTTCTATAATGACTACTCATAGAGGATATAGTAACGCTGCATTGCAGTATTTAGCTACTAAACCAAATGTTACGATTGCTCACCTTGTAGAGCTTGAGTTACCTACAATCGAAGGTGAATCTGTTAGTGGTTACTATACCGACTATGGGGCACCGATAGAGTACAATGGTGTTACCTACCTTACTAATAGAATATCTCGAATTAGTGATATTAAGGAAGACCAAGGAATCAAGGTAAACTCTATTTCTATAACTGTCGCGGGTGAGTGGCAAGAAGAACTAGACAGAGCATTAAAACAACCTAACGACGTTAGTTATGTACACAAGAAAATCACTATCTACAGAGCATTCCTAGACGATGATGGTAACATTATAGACATGGATGTAGACGGTGGCCCTCTTAAATACTTTAAAGGTATTATAACAGACATATCTGTTAAAGAGGCAGTACAACGCGGGTCTTCAGAAGTTACATGGGAGGCCGCCAACCATTTTGCCTACTTCCAAAATGTTACAGGAAGGTTGGCCGATGATACCGCCCATCGAGGTTTAGTAAGTGTTGAAACTTCACCTGGAGTATTCGAAGACTTACCCGATCCTACAGTTGCTAGAAAACCAGCACACACATCAGATTTAGGCTTCATGCATGCTAATACAGCTATTAACTTAGAAGCTCAATATAAAGCTAAAGAAACCCGCTACAAGATGAAAAAGCGTGGCGGTTTAGCTGGCCTAGCAGGTATGAAACGTCTAGTAGAGTATGAAGTAGAGGTTACTAGGGAAATAGACCTAAGATTTAACTTATCTGCTGCTTATCTACCTAAGGTGTACGGAGTTAGACGACTTCCCCTACATCCTGTTTTCGCAGGTGTAGATGCTAGTGACCCTTCCGAAGTATACGCAGTTTATACTGTATGTGAAGGTGAAATTGACGGATTCTTAAACTTATACATAGATAACAAAACTGTTATCTGTGGACAGCCTGATGAACAAGCTGAGTCAGAAGTTACTATATGTGTAGGTTCTCAGAGAGCTGGTCACACAATAGAAACTTCTGCAAAGGGGGGTACTGGGCAAATAGGTATACCCTCTATACACGGCACTAAATACGAGATAGAGGACGAAACTTCTACTATTGACATTACAGTATACCACGGTAAGGACAACCAAACAGCAGACCCTGACTTAGTAGCCATAGCAGCTAATCAAGGATTTTTATTGCAAGGTACTACACCTGGAGAAGAATACTGGGGTACTAACCACAGGCTTCTAGATACTGCTTATGTAGTTGTACATACTAAACTTACTGAAGACAAAACAGAGCTACCAGAGATAGAAGTGGTAGTTCAAGGCTCTAAGCCTGATATTTGGGACTCTTCAGACTTATCAGTAAATGGTGGAATACCAGACCATACTCTAAACATGGCATGGCAGCTTCTAGATTACTTAGTTAGTGATAGTGGTGGACAAATAGACCTAGATGATGTTAATATAAGGTCATTCTGGGAAACTGCTCAGCTATTAAATGAAGAGGATGACTCCTACGACATTGGATGGGTTCCGTACTGGAGGTACTTAGGATGGGAGACACTGTCTAACACTTATGAAGACGTTCACGGTAATATAGTACCTACAAGAGCTAAGTATCAGTGTAATACTCATATTAGTACTGACCAAACTGTGTTTAAAAATGTTAGTAGCATGCTAGCTCAGATTAACGGTACTCTTAACTACATAGGAGGTAAATATACTCTTAGTGTTGAGAACAACAATGATGTGGTTACTGACGGTGATGGTAATCCTACGGTTATAGATTGGACTGAGACAAAAGATGCTATTAGCTCCAAGAATACGTCTTCTAAAGACAGTTACAATACTATTGATGCTAGAATATCCGATCCTGCTAAGGGCTATGACGCTAACAACGTAGTATTCTTTGACTCTAGATATAAGGAGGCAGATAATGGTATTGAGAAGAAAGGTAGACTTGAGTTCTCATATATTACCAACTACTACACCGGACGTAACTTAGCAGCTTTAGAGTTGAAGAGAAGTAGATATAACAGAACTTTCTCTATAGTTACATACTACAAATACTCTTACTTAAAGATCAACGATAACGTCCTATTTAACTATCCTAGATTCTTTCCTACAGGGCCTGAAAAGCTTAGAGTATCTGCTATAACACTTAGAAAAGACGGGCTAGTTAATCTAACTCTTACAGACTTTGATGCAGAAATCTATAGTAACATTGACCAGACTGATAGGACTGATGTTCAAATACCTCCAATTATAGGTGTACGAGCACCTACCCAACTTGAGATATTAACCTCTTGGGAAGTTACTGGAGAGCCAGACTACTCTACATTCTTGTTAAGGTGGAAGCCTTCCGCTTCTCAACCTATACTGAGATACGAGTACCAATGGTTTATAGGGCCTACTGATGGAGACCCTGATGAGACTAGCGGTACAATCCAAGTTCAGCCTGATAGGTTAGACGAGAATGGTAAGATTTACGATTTCGTAAACGACATTAGTAGTAGGACAGATGAATGGACATTTACTTTCCGAGTTAGGGCTGTGTTAGCATCTGGTGGGTTTAGTACTTGGGTATCCAAGAGCTTAAATTCTACTGACCCATTATTCCCAGACAAGCTTCCACCTATAACAGGACTAAACGTAACTAACAGAGTGCCCGGAACTACTAATCAGTTCTTCGGCCCTAGTATTGATATAGTGTGGGATACGCAAGACAGTATTACTAACGCTTACGAAGTTATATTCTTTAAGTTCGACCAAGAAGGTGAGCAATACAGTCAATGGATTGTTCCATCTACTCTTGATGAAACTACTGGATTTAGCTACACCGTAGAAAACAATATGGATGATTATCAAGCTTACCATGGTAGTGCTGGACTGATTAGAAACCTAGGAATAAAAGTAAGAGCTAGGTCTGACCCAGCCCTTACACCGGGGAAGCAGGTTCCAGGGTACAGTCAGTTAGGCTTCGGCCCGTGGGCATACTTAGAGATATAAATGAAGAATATTATACCACAAACCCCTAGTATAGTGTCAGTTACTTTACTAGGTAATAAGGCTAGAGTTAACCACTCTAGCCTAGTAGATTACGATGCTAGTGCTATAGCATGTTATCTATACGTAGTACCTGTTGGTACTTCAGACTATATAACTAATGCTACTCAATTTGAACTGTACCGAATTGATAAGGCTGAAGTTAACTTCTTTGACCTGCCAATACCTTCTATAGATAGTTCGCAAGAGTACGTTATAGAAGTGGCTGTTATGGACGCTATGGCAGATGGAGCTACTCTAGCTGGTTCGTCTATTAAAAAGATTAACTACAAAGGTGAAAGCTTTGGTACTTGCTCCAATGCTCTTGTCACTTCGCGACTGGGTACTGCTATTAATATTAGCGACCCTGTTAGAGTTAGTTCTATTAGAGGAGCTTACTTAACTAATGTACTAGTTAATACCCCTGACACTTTAAGCAACTCAGCTCCTCCGTACTTAGTGTTAGAACTAGGAGCGGACAATATTGAGAACACTAGGGTTTCTAGTATCCAGATAGAAGTTGCGACAAATTATTCTGGAAGTCTAGCCGGATTGACTTGGAATCCCATTTATTCCGGTAATCTCTCTTATAATCTAAGCGTAAGTTCAGGTCTTCAACTAGGAGAGACTTACGTCTTTAGAGTTAAATCGACGTTCGGAGATGGTTCAACGTCAATCGAATATTTCGATTCCGACATAAGTGATAGAGGACTACAACTTCCCCTGCAAGAAATTGAATACGCATCTTCTGCCTCTGCTCCTGATAACTTAAACTCTATATCTTTCGAAGCTTTTACTAGCTGGGATGGTACTCCTACCTATGAACTAATAATGTCTTGGGATTGGGCTGGTACGGATATTGGTAGAATAAGGCATTTTGAAATTCAGAGAGTGCGCAACGACAGTATCAACAATACCACTAACCTATCTACCCTAGACTGGGCTAATGCTATACAGTACAGCCAAGCTGCGAGTACTACAGACCTTATAATGCCTGCTATACCTTTAGGTAATAGGTATGCATTTAGAATACGTGCTGTTGGTTGGGGTGCTGAAGAGACACGTTACTCGGATTGGTTATACTCTAAAGTAGTATTGCTTGCGGGCGCGACTGGCTCACTTAACTTTGAAATTGTTCCAAGTAACAGCACTCCTCCTGTATCTACTAATATTCAAGTTACTGACCAAGGTATTAGCGCATACAAAGATTGGGGGCAAGCAGGCCAGTATAGGACATTTCACGTCGATGCAGACACAGGTAATGTCACTATCGGAGATAGCTTCATCTATGATGCAGTTCAAGAGAGACTGCAAATAGACGGTGAAGCAGTAATAAATGATATTACTGCAGCCTCAGTAGTTTTAGACTGGCTAAACGGAGTAGCACCTAGTATTAGAACTAGTACAAAAACTGGATACGCTACAGGCGGGGCTGGTATGTGGGCAGGGTATTCTTCTCAGAATACTTTTCAGTTTGATTTAGGTGATGATAGTAAATATCTTAGATGGGATGGTAATGACCTTACAATATCTGGTGGTGTTACTATAGATCTACCTGACGATGCTAGTACGTTACCTCCTGGGTCTATTGGATATACTACACTTAGCTTAACCGCTACGAACAATATTGTATTATTTAAGGGTGAAGACAATAGCCTCAGAGAAAACCCTACAGTAATCAATCTAAACGCTAGTACTAATGGTAATGCCGATTTTATTAGTAACTTAGTATGGCAAGTACTAGACGGTAATGATAATGATATCACTTCTCAAGTTCTTAGTGCTCAGTACACAGGAGCGCCTAACAGTGCTAAAAAACTTACAATAAGCACAGCCAACGGAGCGTTGTCTAGCTACAACAATATGGTTGTTAGGGTTTACTACAAACCTAATGCTGAGACTTGGGCAACTTCCAACATTAAAGATTTTACTAACATTGGAAAAGTTAAATCTTTCGATGAAATAGCTGGATTAGAAGAGCCATTTTATGCCTACCTTACTAACGATAACCAAGCAGTACCAGTAGATGCTGAAGGCAAAAACCCTTACTTAGCAGATGCTAGTGGTCAGTTCAAACTATACCAGGGTACTTCCGATCTTTCTAATAGTCCTAGCACTAGCTACTCTATTGTTTCAGCTGATGGATGTACTGTTACACTATCAGGAAGTACGTACACAGTTACAGGAGTCCCTCTTACAAACGGAGCACCTACAAAAGACACGTTTGCTATTACTATTAGAGCTACCTACAATACTGGTGAAGGCACTATAACGTACGATAGAGTATTTTCGTTGTTCGTATCTAAACAAGGCCCTAAAGGTGAACAAGGAGAGCCCGGACCTCAGGGTGTTCCAGGTGACCCTGGAGCGGATGGTCAGTCTAGATACACATGGATACGCTACGCTGATAATGCTTCTGGTGGGGGTATTAGTAATAACCCTACTGGAAAGACCTACATAGGTTTTGCATATAACAAGACTACGGCTACAGAGAGTAATACACCTTCTGATTACACTTGGTCTAAAATGCAAGGTGGTCAAGGGGTTCCTGGAGAGCCTGGAGCTGACGGCCAAACTCTCTACACTTGGATTAAGTATAGCCCTAGCTCAGACGGTTCTAACTTAACTGATACCCCTCAAGCTAATACTCAATATATAGGTATAGCAGTAAATAAGACTACACCTACTGAGAGCACTAATAAAGCGGACTATACTTGGTCTAAGTTTAAAGGTGAACAAGGAGAGGACGGAGCGCCCGGTGCTACAGGTGCTGATGGCGATACTGGACAGAGAGCTCCAGGTTGGTTTGAAGCTAGTACTACGCAAAACCCACTAAACTCTTCAGTGTGGTCAGGAGGCACAAGCTCCCATGCTTACTCTAAATTACAGGGGCTAGTAGGGCCTGTGTTTGCTTACGACACACTAACATTATATAACTCAAGCAATCCAAGTCAAACAGACACTTATATGTGGAACGGGGCTACTTGGGAAGCCGCCGTAAAGATTAATGGTAACATTATTGCTGATGGGACTGTTAGGGCTAGAGCAATAGCCGCTGACGAAGGCTTCTTTGAAGAAATTCAAGTTGACAGAATATACAACCATGGAGGTAATTCTGGTAACTATAAAATGATGATTGATTTCCAGAACGGGGCCATCCATATCAGAGGAGGTAATTAATGGCTACTCTTAATAACTTTACAATAACTAGTGCGCAGAACCAAGATATACTTATATACTCTAACGGTAGCTGGATTAACTCTAACATCTCAGGATTCTTCGGAATCCTAGATGGTAGGTATTCTGCTAATACCCATAACCATGATGGTAGGTATATATTAAAAGCTGACGCTTATACAAAGTCCCAAACGTACCCTGCTGCCTCTCTATATACAAAGGCAGAAATTGATGCTATGTTCTCTGGGTATGATGGAGGCGGAGGAAGCGGTGGAGGAGGTGGCCTAGTAAACTCCGCCTCTAACGTTGGCACAGGAGCAGGCGTGTTCCACGCCAACTCAAGCGGTGATTTGCAGTTTAGGTCTTTATTCTCACAGGACATTGACCTACTAACTATTGCAGTAAGTGGTACTTCTGTGATCTTTACTCCTAAAGTACCTACCTGGAGTAAGTTAGTTTCTGCAAATGGTCAACTTTCAACCTCGCATGTTAACTTTGCTAACCAAGGTGTTAATACTAACTCTAGTCCTACATTTAGTAATTTATACGTCAGCGGGCAAGTGGTAGGTGGATTAGGTAACGGAGGACCTGCTCTTACTACAAATGACGGTCAAGGAAATGCTAACCTTACCTTTAACCATGTATCCGGAGTACCAGATATAAGTGGTAACTCTGGACGTATAGAGTTTAATAAAGACTCCAACACTAACGCTAGTTTTAGCTTTGAAGTAAAGAGTGGGGTTACTGCCGGTCAGTCAGTAGCACTTAACCAAGTAATGTTTCTGTCCGAATCTACATTTACCTATAGAGGCAACAACGTATACCATGAAGGTCTTAAGCCTACCTTAGGAGAATTAGGAGCTGCTGCCGCGAGCCATAACCACAGTGCTGCTAACATAACCTCAGGTACTTTAAATTCCGCAAGGTTGCCAACTATAACCTATTCTATGGTAAACTTCGCTAACCAGAACTTAAATACTAACTCTAGCCCTAATTTTGCTGGATTAACTATTGGTAATAATGGGGTCTATCATGAGGGTAATAAACCAACGGCCTCAGATGTTGGGTTAGGTCTGGTTAAGAATATATCATTTAACTGGTCATGGGGGTCTAGCGCACCTACACATATATGGGGCTCTTCAGGAAATAGCCAACAATCGTACGTATATACCCCTAATGACGTTAGAGATGCTATGGATATTCGATGGTCTGATATACAGGATAAACCTAGACTACCTGCTGTAGTCTATGGAGCATCTAGAACCACACTACACGACAGCTCTACCCTAGAGCCTGGGTTTTACACAACCTCCCAAGGTCTAGGTAACGCTGATAACTCAGGGGTTGAAGAAAGTTCTTGGTGGCATGTTCTTAATTTCAAACACGGAGACAATAATGGGTTCGGTTCTCAGTTGGCTATAGAACTTTCTAATGGTACTGATGCTCAGTTACAGTTTAGGACTAGTCAGGGAAGTAGTGGTGGTGATTCTTGGACAGGTTGGTACAAAGTCTATAGCGAACAGCACAAGCCTACCTGGAATGAGGTAACAGGTAAGCCCACAACATTTACCCCTGCAGCACATACTCACCCATACTCAGAAGTAAACTTTGTAGGTAGTTTTGATATTAATGGTACTGGCCCGGGGGCTCAAGATTCCGGTATTTATGTAAGCTCAGTTACTGCTCAAGGTACTACTCTAAACCCAACATACACAGCTATACTAAGTGCTCAAACATCCAGTTCTAGGTCTATACATTTAACTGTGGATAGTGATGGATACTTACACGGTATGAGGTCTCACTCTAACGCAGGCACTTACACTTTTGATTCCAAGACTAAGTATTCGGACGAGGCTAGTCTAGTTAGAAGTATAGGTACTGCTACTGTTCCGAGCAGTAGAAACACCCTTAGAGACGGACTATTTCACTACGGTACTAGAGCAGCTACTGACAATCCACCTCACTCTTCAAACTATGGCGAGTCTATAGTGTGGGGGAGCGGTACAGGCGGATCAATCGAGCTGTGGGGAGGATGGACTAGTGGGGGCTGGGGCAGGCTATATACTAGAGCGCTTAGAGACACTGGAGATAACTGGTCTAGTTGGTATGAGGTGTACACTAGCAGAGAGCCTAGATTTAGGGAGGTTTTCAAAAATGGATATGCTGGGATGGGTACTTCCGAAGGTAGCGATTCAACTTGGATTCGTACCACGTCTAATGGAATAATACCTTACCAGTCTGGAGGTTCTAGTAGTTTAGGTACTTCTAGTTGGAGGTTCAATAGTACATACTCTAATAACTTCTACGGAAGTTATATGAGCCTGAGCAACCGTCTAGATATAGTTAACGGTATAGAAGTTACTGGAATTAACAAAGGTATTTATTTCAATCCAGCAGGTTATAATGACCAAGGGGGTATTAGATACATCGGTACCAACGGTAATGACGGAGCTATGGAGTTCTGGACAAATGACGACTATGGGGAGCCTTTTGCGTTTAGAATGTATGATGCAGGAAGCTCCGGTACGTATAGAGAACCTTTAAGAATTAACAGTACTCAGCTTGTTGCTAACAGTGAAATTTTAATTAATCATAATAATGGTTTAGTAATTAGAACGCCTACCAACGGGGCCGGTGCTAAAATTACTTTTTCTGATAACGCTTCTAATGGATACGCTCAAAGAGGCTTCTTAATCTACAAGCATTCCGACAACGCTTTTGGGGTACCTTCTGGGGATGCGTTTGAATTATCTGGTACTGAGTCTGATACTAAGTTTATTGTGCGTGGCGAGGGCTGGGCAGATGACTGGGTTGCTACTTCTGATATTAGGGTCAAGGAAAACCTAGAGAAGATAGATAGCTCGTTAAATAAGGTAGCTAAGCTAACTGGATATACGTATGACCAGATTAATCTAAAGCAGAAAAAGGCAGGTATTGTTGCTCAGGACGTACAAGAAGTGCTTCCAGAAGCAGTAGGACAAGATGACGAAGGGATGTTAAACGTATCCCCTATGGCAGTCCTGGCCCTTCTAGTTAACGCAGTTAACGACCTGGCCAGAGAAGTTAAGGAGTTAAAAGAAAATGGCGACTATAACTGTTAATTTAGCTACTACTCACTTCTACGAACCAGAGCTAGGCCATACTATAAATATAACTGGCCCTGGTGATCCTATAGAAGTTAATAGAGGGGACACTATAGTATTTAGGTGGAGTAGTAAATCAGGCAGCCCCTCTAACTATAATATAGGTATAGGTAGTTTAGACTCTTCGGTGTGGACTAATACTACCGTTGCTTACTTATACGAAGTTAACCAAACAGCCTCTAAAGTAATAAAAAGTAATGCTAGTTATGTAACTGATGGGGTTGTTTGTACTTTTTCTGCTAACGGTAAGACCAGAAATTTCACCGTAAACATACGAGTATTAAACCCTAACGATAATACTCCTGATTCTTGGAATATGGGTAATCAGACAAGCAAAGCACCGGGTATAGAGGTATACATTGGCTCGGTTACTGTTCGTGGTATTAACGTACCTGTAACTTGTAGTATTAATAATAGTACGTACTTTAAGTTTAGGGTTAACGGAGGTAGTTGGCGTACTTCTAGTACTACAGTGAATTCTGGGGATTTGGTGGAGTTAAAGTGTAATACTCCTCAAGCCTTCAGTCAGACAGTTACAAATAGGCTAACTATAGGGACAGTTTATGATGATGTGTCCGTTACAACAGGTAGTAGTAACAGCGTTCAATTTATACCTTCAGGTATAACAGGACTACCTATAAAGTTCTCGGAAGTATTCGGGTTCTTCGGAAGACGTAGACAGTACGCTAGTACAGATTATGAACCTGCTAAGTTAACCGACTATTTAAGAGGTGGTGACTTCCTACCTAATATTACGCAAAATAACGGAGTACCAACAAGTCCTCCAATACGTTTAAGTGATTTTCCAGGCACAGGTACATCCCTATACTTTGATAAATACCCTAATGATAAATCTGCTGTATCTAGGACAGACACTGGTTCCACCCCCGCTGAAATAGAAATAGGGTGGGAAGAGTCTGTAGACTACACTTTAGGTTATGGTCTTATACGGGATAATTGTCAAGTAAGATTTAATTGGCAAATTCTAAATCAGGAAGGTAGAGGGGAAGGTGTTGATGTAGTTTTGATAAACGGATCTCAAATTAATACATGGCAAGATATACCTGCTCAGTTTCACTACGTAGGTTTTAAAACTAGACCTAAACAAAACACTGAAGGTTTTTATACCATTGGTGTTACTATTGAAGTAAGGTTTAGGCAAGATAACTCAACTATTGTAGAAAGCACGGCTACCGGAACTTTAAGGTGGTACGGCCCGTAATAGCAAAAAACCCCTTAGGTTTCGGCCTAAGGGGTTTTATTTTATTCTTTATAGTCTTCTAAAGAAGCTAGATATTTAACTCTATCTATAATATCTTCTGCTGTTATATCTTTCTCTGTATCTAGTCCCGATACTTTTACTACCTCTGAAAGGATTCTATTCATATTGTCAAGTGCTTCGTTAGCATCATAAATTTTTGCTTTTAAAAGCGTTAATTGAGTTTCATCGTTCATTAGTTTTTCCTTATACTAGTTCGTCTGTACTTCCAAAACCGCCGTCGCCGCGCGCAGTTTCGTTTAGTTCTTTAACCTCTTTAAAGGTTACTTTTTCTTTCTTCTTAAATATAAGCTGACATAGATAGTCACCGGGGTATATGATTAGCTCCGCAGACCCTGTATTCTCTATGTACATATCGATGTAGCCTCTAAAGTCTGAGTCGATAATACCCATAGTATTAGCTAATCGGTATCCTTTATTACCAGAGCTAGACCTAGGAACTAGCTCTGCATACATATCTTCAGGTACTTCTAAAGCTACTCCCGTAGTTACTTTCGACTTGCAGCCTCTAGGTATAACCACTGTGTCGTTAGCAGCTATGTCGTAGCCTGCAGATCCATCGGTAGCCTTACGCAGTTTAGCTTCCTGCATTTCTTCGTATTTAACTTTAATCAAGCTCATTAATTATCTCCTGCATAATATCGTCAATTAATTTTGTATTGTTATTGTCTGGGTGGTTTATAGCTTCTTCGCAGTAGCTAAGCAAGTCCATTAATTCGTAGTTCCTAAGAATTTTCTCAGGGTCGTTATTAATTGACTGTATATATTTTTGTTTACCTGCTAGAGGTAACGCGTCGTATACGTCTAATGCTGAGCCATGCTCACGTATTAGATTGTAAGCTCGTTTTGCGCCTACGCCTGGGAACCCTGCAACATTGTCTCCGGGGTCTCCAGAAAACACTTTCATAGACACGTAGTCCTCAGGATTTTCACAACCTTCATGGGATTCTGCAAAGTTATCTACAGTGTACTCTTTTCTAGTAACGTAGGAGAACCTATGTACGTTTGGCTTTAATAGTAAATCCCAGTCTTTATCTGAAGAGATTAACCAAATGTTGTCAAATAAGTGTCCGTACTTTTTAACAATGTAAGCAGCAATGTCGTCCATTTCCACATTGCGAAGTTTTATTGTGTGATGCATAGTACCGACTAAAGCAAGGGCTTTTTCAAAGCCCTCCAAGAACTTCTTAAATTTCTCGGCTTCTTCTTCAGTCTGTTCTTTTCGCATTATTTCACGATTTGCTTTGTACTCGCCTTCGCTTACTTCCTTTCTGAAAGTAGATTTTCCGTAGTCTGATCCTACGATTACATGATTGCAACCGTAGGATTTAGCTAAGGAGTTAACAGTATTCATATAAGGAGCAGCGTGGTCAAATAAGCTTTGTTGTTTATATCTAAATCCTAGGTTAAGACCGTCAACTAGGAGCAAGTTATTTTGCCCATCAAAGTCTCTAGTGTCTAGTCCTTCGTCTTCTAATTCGAAAATTCCCTTCATACTAGTATTATTTCCTCTACTTTTTTAACTGCTAGCCAGTCGGTGAACAGATAAAGGTTAACTCCCTCCATGCCAAAAGCGGTAATGGAGAATTTATTAATTCCTTCAATGTCTTCTTCGACTGCTATAATAGGTTTGCCCCTGTCTTTCTTAAATACTAGAGCAGGCTTTCTATTCATTTCTTTTGCTTCTCTAAGCGTTTGTTCCCACCAAGAGAATATGTTATTTGATTTAGCTGATAGTAGGTTCTCTTGAATTACTGTGTCTTTAAAAGACTTGCATTCAAAGCAATAGTAATAGTGGTTAGTCAGGCAGTATAAATCACCTTTCATTGTACCTGCTCCGCTAAGTGGAACTCTGTCCCACTTAACGCCAGTTTTCTCAGTAAGCATATCTCTTATCTTGTACTCGAATCGAGAACCTTTTGCTGACTGTTTACTTCCCACTCTTTATTTCCTCTGCTAACCTATCGATAAGAGCGTTTTGAATTTGCTCTTTAGCGTGTAACAACTCTCTAAGTTTCTCTTCTTGCTCTTTTTCCGGCAACTCATAGTGCTTAGTTTGTAGCATTTGCATATAGTGGTCATCGAAAGGTTCTACATAAACTACCTGAGCATGTTTATAAGCTCCGCTTATTATTAACTCATCTATTTTACTGCTTAGTCTACGTAGTCCATCTGTGGATAGTGTTTTCTTTATTTGCATTTTGAAGTTTTTCCTTCTTTAACTATAGATACCGTGTCTGCTAAAGGATGCTCAAACCCATGACTAACCACTACTGAGTTAAGGTTCTGCTCTTTAACTAAAATATCTATCAAATTCTCTCTAGACTCTACGTCTAGTACAGAAATAACTTCATCTAAGAATAGTATATTAATACTTACTTTAGAGATTGAAGTCATCATCTTCCTTACCGCTAGTAAGGTAGCTGTGTTAATATTGTTGAACTCACCACTAGATGCTGAGTTTATATCGATTTCTTCACCGTGTTGGAACACTACTATACGAAGTTTAGAATCCTCAATCTGGAATCTAATGTTGAAGTCACCATTACTTAATAGAACTAAGTATTCGTTAATTAGTGCTTCAAATACTTTGATGTTAGATTCTATCTTATACTGTACAAGACCTTTCGGCCCGAACGCACTCTCTAGTATCTTCACATCTTCTAAATAAGCTTCGTATTCTCGTATAGACTCTTGAGTAGATTTTAGTTTCTCTTTAGCTTGAGCTACTAACTCTTTCTGCGCTTCGTATTTAGCAATTTGCTTAGCGCGCAGAGTGTTGTGCTGTTCAGCTTGTTGCTTAGCAACAGTTTGTCTATTGTATTCAGCAGTAAGTCTAGTTATTTCGTCCTCAACAGAGTCAGGTAAAGCATCCGGCTTTTCAGTATTTTCTAGTGCTTCTTGTGCGTTTTCAAAGGCTGTTTTAAGGTCTGCTTGCTTCTCTACAAGTAATTGATGCTTGGAATATTCACTAGCTTTGCGATTACCTTCTTCATGCTCTCTTTGCTTACCTTGTTGGTACTCTACGAGCTCATTCAGCTCCTTTTTAAGGCATAGTAAATGTTCTTGTTTACTTTCGCTGTCCGGCAATTCTTGTCCACATGCGGAACATTTTCCTACTCCGGACTCTAGCTCCCTAATACTCTTTCTTAAAGAGTTAATTTGTCCTTGTACATTTTGAGCTTCTTTGTATAGATTTTTTAAGTGCTCAGTATCGGGAGCTTCAGGTTTATCTTTTGGGAGTTCAAAAACTTCCCACGCCAGCTTAGCAGCTTCTTTTGCTTTAAAAGCCCTAGCGTATCTAATAGTTCTTTCCTGAATCTTTTCACGCTGAGACTCTATAGCTTTAAGATTCGCAATCTCGTCTCTAATAGTTTCGTCTACTACAGGTACTTCTTTTGCATTATACGTAACCTCAATAGCTCTGTTAGACTTTATTTCGGATTCTTTGGCCGCAGCGACGGCCTTATGTCCTGTTAATACGTCTTTAGCCTCTTTCACAACTTCTTTAATTCTATTGTGAATAGTAACGTATTTGTCTAAGGATAGAAGTGATATTAAGAACTCTTTTCTCTTAGAGTCGGTAGCTTTCAAGAAGTCCAAAGAGCTGTTCATTGACTGGTACACTAACTTACTAAATGTGTTGAAATCTAGTTTTAGAATTTCCGTTTCTAACTTTTTGTAAGTCTGAGTAGGGGTGTGTCCTGATATATCTTCCCCGTTTTTAGTTAGCGTAAGTTTTGTGCTGCTCTTTACTACTTTCTCTAGTATATATTCGTCACCGTCTACGTCAAACTCAACTGTACCTGAGTAATAGTTAGCGTCCGTGTATCGGTTTTTTATATCTGCCTTTTTAGTGCCTCTAGAGTTTTTATTATACAGAAGCTCTTCAAGTATTGTCGGTATTGAACTTTTACCTGCACCGTTCTTACCTACAAGTTGAAGCACGTTAGAGTTGTTTAGGATAATCTCATTATTCTCACCATAGGAGAACATATTGCTAAATTTTAGCTTTTTTATCGTAATCATACGTCGTCTACTCCTTGTAGTGCTTCTTTAAATATAGTAAGAAGTCTTGACATACCTTCTCCCTTAATATCCTTAACTCCTTTAAGATATGTTTGAAGCTCGTCGGATATGTCACCTGTTAGCTCTAGAGTTGGAGGAGTTACAATATCTTTTGCTACTTTCTTATCTAATAGTTCGTTATTCTTAACTTTAGATAGGTCGGCTAAGTTACCCTCAATCTCATAAAGAGTGTGGTGATACTCGCCAGGTATTGCTTCTTCAGGGTCGGTAATAGTAAGTCTTAATAGTTGTGGTAGGTTTAGCTCTTTCCACTCATGCTCTCCGGTATTAGAATCAAATAATACAATACCATTTGCTCCCTTTGATACACTTCTATGAAAGCTAGTAGTGTATGGGCTACCTGGATATATAAGATTTAACTGGGAGTTTTTACGAGAGTGTAAATCTCCGCAGAATACTTTTTCATAGTGGGAGAACTTGGAAAGCTCTACTTCTGGTTTAACGTGTGGTGGGATTTCCCCGCGTACGTGGGTTACTGCTAGTGTAGACTTTGGAGTGCTCCAACTATCTGATAATAGTATGTTATACGGGATGTAGTCTACATTGTTTATCGTCTGGAAATCTCTAACTAATGTTATATTAAGGTCTTTAAATATTTGGTCGCAAACTTCAAAGCAATCCTTTTTCTTAGTAAGCATTTCATGGTTTCCAGGTATTAAAATTATTTCTTCGTGCTCTAGCGCTCTAAGGAAGTCATACATCAAACACACTTCTGGCATAGTAGGCTTAGCTACATCAAGCAAGTCTCCACCAATTACCAATGTTTTATCTTTGTATTCATTTAACTCTTTTGCTAGTAGCATTACTCGATTGCGCTGCCATTCACTAGGTACATTCTTTTGTCCTAACTTTATGTGAATGTCTGCTACGAAAATATGATCCATGTAATTCCTTAAAAGAAGGGTGACTTTCGCCACCCTCTTCGAACTAATTAGTCTTCTAGTTCGTTCATTGCTTCTGCTGTCGCTTCTTCTTCAGACTCTGAGTTTTCCGCCGGAGCACCTTCTAGGTGAACTTTAAGACGAGCACGTTGTTCTTCTGCTGTCTCACGTGGGAAAATTTCAGCCATTGGTTTAAGGTCTTTAACCTTTTCCATGTGCTCCTCTAATAGAGGCTCAGATACAAAGCTGAATGGGTCTACATCGTAAGCTACGTTGAACACTTTCGGGCCAGTTTTCTTACGCTCTACTGTAATCCAGCAACCTTTCTCGTAGCTAGTTGGGTTGATTTTTTGCTTTTTAGCAAACTTGATGATATCTTGTAGCATACCTTTCTTAAGAGTTAGTACCTCTAGGTTGCCTGTTGCTTCGTTTATTACTTGGCAACGGTATCCCCAACCGCAACGTAAGTCGTTACCTTTACCATCCTGTAGGTTAAGCTCTTTAACAGGGTCTGGTAAGCTAGAATTAAACTTCTCTGTGTTACGATCAAACTGCAAGCATTCAAATGAGCGGTCGTCGCCAGTTGCTCCTTTCACCCAGTAAAAGTAACCTGGTAGAATGTCACCAACAATACGGAAACGGTTAGTGCCGTCTTGTAGTTTCATGTAATTAACTTTAGAGCCTTTTTTAGCTTCGCCTTGTAAATCGTCAAATGATAGCATATGTATTTATTCCTTATTTAAAATAATTTCTGTTTCTGTTATAGTAATCAGGGGGTTGGTTTCTAACTCCCCTAGTTTAATCCAGTTTGGGATAAGCCCTCTACTGAGTGTTTTTCTTTGAGACTCTGCGTAGTCATCATAGTTACGTAACGCAGCAAGTCCTAAGTATTGAGCCTTATGTAAGGCAGAAGCTTTAGATTTAAGTAAGCCCTCTTCATTTATTAGGAAATCGTTGCCACGTCTGTTTTTTGTTAGCTCGAAAGCTCGCAGTATTTTCTTAGGCATTCCTGCACCTAATATGTAACAGTATTCATAATCGAAGTATGTCATTTTGTTTAATCCCTCAATTTGAAAAGTCATTATATACATAATAGATCGAAATGTCAAGAAATATTTTAATTTTATTTGCACTACAGGGTATCTAGATTATTAGCCTTTCCAAATACTTCTGTGCTTAAAACTCTACCACAATCTTCGCAGTGAGTTATTTTGCTTATTATTTTCTTACCTGACCCAGACAAGCCACCGTTGCTCAACTTGGTTACGGTATTGCTATGTTCACAGGAGGCCATTTTCTGTATAAACTTCTCTATACCTGTAGATAGTATTTGCCAATACTTCTTATGGTCTCCCATGCTAGGGTCTACTAAGTCTTTAGAAACCTCTGCAAGTATGAGGTTAAGTGTAGTGCTAGCTAATTGTTTGCTCATGTTGTTTCACCAAGTCCAGCATTGCCGCCCTGCTTATTTCTTTAACTTCCCAGCCCTCTCTTGTATACAGAGCTTTCCTGTTATAGAACTGTCTTCTAGCTGTTTCACCCTCTAGTCTTATATCTACTACTATAGGAGGTAGCTTATTATTAGCAGGTCTTTGAACCCTACCAATAAGCTGCTCAAGTAACTCTTCAGAGCTGATTAAAGACCCTGCAACTAATGCAGATAGTTCGTTAAGTGACACACCTTCGGAGAAAATAGATTGTGTTGCACACAATGATAATGCTTTTCCTTGTTTAACAGCATTCATGACTATCTCCCGCTCTTCGGCGGTAGCGGCCATGTTCTTAGCTATTATTAAGCTATAAGGTAATGCCTTGTGAGCTTTTTCTAAAAACTCTACCCTATCTGCAACCACCAAAACTCTGTGCCCTAGCTGCTCCAATATTTTAGTTATAAAAATAACATCACTTAAATGTCGTGGGTCTTCCATAACTGCGTTGGCGCGGCGTGCCCACGGAATCATAGAGTTGGATGGAATTTGTACTGCTGACCTATAAACCCACACAGTAGGCTTCATACGGTTTTCATCTTTACCAACAAACCTCTTGGAACCAAAGAAGTCGTTAAACAGTACGTGTTTACCGTCTCGTCTGGTCAATGTACCACTAAGACCTATTTTTATAGATGCTCTAGATACGTTCAGAACTTTGGTAAATGTATTGGCAGAACAATGGTGGCACTCGTCGATTATCAGCATTCCATACGTACCGCTTTCCTTTTGGATAATCTTCTCTACTGTTTGTATATTACCTACGGCTATTGGAGATTCGGGATTTATAACCTTCCCACCTCCAATAACACAAGGCTCTATACCAAAGTGCTGTTTTATTTCCTTAACCCACATATCACGTATAACTGTGGTAGTAGTTACTATTAAGGTCTTTAATTGGTACTTAGCTATTAAGCCCATAGCACATATGGACTTACCCCACATTTATGTTACGCGTCAGACCGTTACCTGACGCTCTTTATCTTTCGATAAAGATCGGACTATATCTTTAATATCTTAATGATATTACTCTCCATTTCGACTTCCGTTGAAGCCTACTCCCATATAGGGATAGTCTCTGAACTTTACCCATTTTAGGGTCTTAGCTGCTGATTATCCAATCTTTTTATTTTCAAACATTCGCGCTTACCGTTTCCAGTTACGCTGTAGTTAAAAAGCTCTAAGGACGTTCCAGCAATTAGAAGAGTTTATACCGAGCTAAGGTTACACTAACCCGGTTTACAGTTGATAATACCAGACATACCATCGCTGAAATAATCATTAGCTTCTGCTTGATTCTCTCTTAGCGTAAAACTAGGCTCTGGTATTTCAGCTTCTTCATAACTACGTTTGTCTACAATTTCGTAATCATCTGGTATTAGGTCTACTCTACCTGCGGGGAATGAAACAACCATATCAGATATCCTAGTAAGGTGTCTAATAACCAAAGGGAACTCTGAGATAGGTTGTTGATTTATTTCATAAGTTAGTTCGGACTCTAGCTTGTGCTGTAAGTCCGAACCTTTAGAACAGTTCAAATATATCTTGTTAGATATTACTGCCTTTTTTCTCATATTTTTGTTCTAACTGTTTTGAACTCTGGAAGCTCCTTGGAAGTTATTAAATCAATTAAAAAGGTACGCCTACCTACTTCAACATAGGCTATATGGGTGTACTGACCGTCAATAGATACAAATGTTCTATTAGTTTCTAAAACCTTATACGCTCGATGCCCTGTTTGAGTTAGCCAAGACGCTCTTATCTTGGCTATTTTAATATTATAGAACTTAGCAGGCTTATATAAAATCATACGACCTGTGCTATCTATAAACTCTCTATGCTTAGAACGAATTACCTGCCCTATTGTCCTGTGCATCTTATATAGCGGATACACTTTGTACGGACAAAGTGGGTCGGTTTTTAACTTCATTCTGCGTATAGCATAATCGTCGTCGGTTTTGTACTTATAGTCAAGCACCCATCTAGTTCTGTTAGTTTGAATAACAATGTAGTTACCTTCCTCGAATTTATCTACGTACTTCCTAATTTCGTAGATCGGGAATTGGCACTCCAGAAACATCAAACACCTCTTTTACTCTCAACTCTACATGAACGTAACCAGAATTAGCTAATGTTAACGAAGGTACTAAGAACTTTAGCAACTCTTCTGATATAGTCAAGTCACAAGCTAGATATAAAGTACCATCTGTCACATTAGGTAGTAATACAGTACCTACTTTGTTGTTGTCCAAGTATATAGGGATCTCAGACTGTGGGGAAGTAGGGCCGGTTCTATGCAGAACCAGCTTGTATAGATAGGTTACAAAGCTACTATCATCAGAGCTTCCCTCAGCTCCAAAAACTTTAAGTAATTTTCTCATTATGCTACCTTAGCTAAGTCTGGATACTTAGCTTCTAATTTACCACAAGAATAGTCTCTAGAACCACCTGGCTCTGAGTCCGCCTCTAGACCAACAGGACAATCAGGGATTGAACATCCACGGTCTTTTTGTACATTTCTAGTTACTAGCTCGATGTACTCTTCTACTTTGTCTTCTCTAACAATTGCCACGATGGAGTCATGTACTAGAGCGAAGATTTCAGCAGGGAATCCTTTTTCTATGATTTCCTTATCAGCATCAATCGCACCTAGTAGCAATGAATCACTAGAGATAGACTGGATGATTGCGTTAAATCCTGAACGAACTTCACCAGAAGCAATACCTCTGTCTTTAGAGTTAATATTGCGTAGTCTGCGCTTTCTACCAAAGTGGTTATAGATGAAACCATGCTCTTTGATTTGGTTATGACATTCATCAATCCAACGTTTAAGCTGCTTGAATCTGCGGAAGTAGTCTTGGATATATCCTTTAGCATCTTCTACAGTACAAGTTGCAGGTTGGTCATTCTCTAGGAACGCTAGGTTAACCGCTTCTGCTACCTTAGCTGGGCCTGACCCGTATAAAATGCCGAAGCTAATGGCTTTTGCTGCCTGTCTTAGCGCAGGATATAACTCTTTTACATCTTTAGGTTCGCATGGTAAGTTAAACACCATATGTGCTATGTTGCTATGAAAATCAGGGTATTTATCAGGGTCTTTCTTCATGTTGATAAATACTTGCTGCATTGCCTTATCTTCCGATAAGACAGCCGCAAAATAAATTTCTGCGGTGGTTAAGTCCAAGGCTACTATTTTATAACCTTCAGGAGGAACTACACAACCTTTGATAATAGGATTATCTCTTGGGAGCTGCTGCATGTTAAATCGACCTGATGAGGACAATCGACCCGAAGTGGTCGTGGTTTGGTGAAACCCTGTTCGTACTCTACTATCTGAATTAATACACGGTATTAGCTTAGATATGTAGGTTGATTTAAGTTTTAAATGCGTTCTGATATTCTTAATAAGCTTTGGTACTTTATGCTGAGCAGCTAGAGTGTCTAGCACCTCTTTGTCTACTGAGATTGCACCTGTGCCTGTCAATTTACCTGTCGGTTTTAAGCCTACTTTATCAAACAGTAGCTTTCTAATTTGCTGAACAGAGTTAGGATTAAACACTGCTCCTTGCTCTTGCTCTAGCTCTATTACTTCTTCTACTTCCCATAGCTGCTTACGGTAAGCTGATAGCTGACTGTCTAGGTAGTTATTAGCTTCTAGAAGTCTGTTAGCAGATACCGGAACTCCACGGTCTTCCATTCTAGTTAAGAAGTGAAGTGCTGGTAGTTGTAGCTCTTCGTAACAGTATTTTAATTTGTTGTTCTTAATAAGAATAGGGTAGAACTTACGGAACAGTTGGAATGTAGCATCTGTATCTTTTGCTGCATACACCTTGATTATGTCCCAAGGTATTAGGTCATACGAGAATGTGTCTGGGTCAATAGAATACTGTTTTATGTAATCTTTCTTCCACTCGTCAAGTTCATCATCGTATGCCCCTAAGTCTGTGTATTTAAGTGCCAAAGATTTCAGTCCGTGAGTACCTTGTCGCTCGTCTAACAGATAGTGAAGAATCATTGTATCGTGTACGTGACCTTCTCTGTGGTCAAACCTTACGCCTAAATGGTAAAGAAACCACTTCATATCGAACTTAGCATTGTGGAATACTACGTCCTTAGTATCGATAATTTTTTGTAGAATATCAACACATTCTTGGTCTAGTCCATCCGAGTCTAGGTAAGCTCCTTGGTGAAGCTCGTATGTTACAGAGATACCGAGCATGTACCCTTCTCTAGGTTCTAATGCACTGGTTTCGGAGTCGAGCGCTACTACGTCAGTTCCGTGGGCTTCAGCTCTTCTAAGAAACTTCTTAATATCTTCAGTCTCTCTGTAGAACTCGTAGTTTTTATTTGCCATGTCTTCTTCAACGCCACCAAATATATTATGGATAGCTTTTACAGTTAAGTCAAACACAGGCTTGTTTTCTGGTTTAAATGCTAACATCGCTGGTGATATACTAGCAATGAAATTAGGATAACCGCATTTACCTTCAACTTGTTTTCCGGTATAATCGGTTACTGATGTTTGTTTTGTATAGTTTTTTAGAGCTTCAGAACCTACGAGGATTACGTAGTCGAATTTAGTTGGGTCGAAGTCTGTAAGGTCTATATCTCGTTTAAGTAGCCGAGAAACCTTAGTACTTGATAGGTTGTAGACTTCTACCTCGTGATTCTGTAACATGAACAGTTTCTGGTATTCAGTCTTGGATGGGCATTTTTGGATGATTGCTATTTTCATATAATTCCTTAGTTTATACACTGAGTTAGTGTGCTACATGATTCTAGACTTAAGAGTCTGAACCTCGTCATAAGTTAGGCTACCGGGGTCTTTAGAGCCAGGTAACTTGTAAACCTCGCATACTAAGTCCGTATTGTAGTCTATTAGCTTTTTTAGTTTATCTGCGGATTCGATTCCTGATTTATCAGGGTCAAATACGATTACTATTTTCGAGACGCCACTCGACATATATGGTAATAGTTTATCAAATATGTTCTTGGCTGTCAATTGTTTTGTTCCTAGCGTTGCCGCGACGTTAGTAAGAGATTTGTCGTGTAAGTTAATTACGTCGAATAAACCTTCCACTAGTATCAAAACGCCTGAGGATAGGTCACATTTAATAGGTGACGGAAACAAAGGAGTTTGAACGTCTTTGGGCTTCATTAGGTATTTAGGAGATATGTCAGTGTTTTCATATCTACCAATCATACACACTAGGTTTTCGTTATAGTCTGAGATAGGTATTACTATCCTATCTGGAAACATCTCTTCCGATTTAAACGCACCAAATTTCTCTAGCGTATCTATACCAATTCCCCGATACTCATACGTAATAGGTGAATGCATATCGGCAGGATACGAAACTACGCGGTGGGCGCGAAGCTTAGAAATTGACTGTTTTATTTTTGCTACTTTTGCGGTGTACGCTGGGGTAGGATCTCGTAATTGAGTAAGTATGTTTCCTCTATAACCACAACTTAAACAGTGGTATAGACCAGTTTCCCGGTCTATACGTAATGAAGGATGCGTATCTTCGTGCTCTGGGTTGAAGCACTTAACTAATACATCTTTACCCTTAGGAACGTAGTGAATTTTCTTTCTATCTAAAATCTCTTCAACTCTAGACATTACACTAACTCTCCTGCGCCAGATGGGAAAGTATTTTCTTTACTTTCTTCTTCTGGTCTCAAGTCGTCTATATTGACTTCTTTAGGATGTATCTTTAGACAATTCCATGCTATTGCTACCGTCGATGTAACTTCGTCAGAACTGCTTCTAACTTTTGACGGTATGAATGTAATTGTGCTGGTTTCCTTATCTGGTTCGAGTAGCTGTGCTGTATCGCAAGCATCTAGTATACCTTTAGAAAGTCTAGCTTCTCCGGTAGAGTCTATCTGGTAAGGTGAAACAATTAGTATTCCATATTTCCTAGCTAAGTTTTTAAGTTGCTTAGCTATAATAGTCTGTATCTTCCAATCATACATTTCAGATTCGTGACCATCCCAAACCACTTGGTTAACGTAATCTATTACGGCAACCTTGAACCTATCGCCATACTTGGCTTTTAGTTTTGATAGCTGAACATCGATTGATGCTAGTGAAAGTTCCCTGTCATCTATAACAACTAACTTACTGTCCTTAATAGGTGTGCAAGTTGATTTTAGTTGTTTTTCGAATAAGTAAGGGTCAGGGTCGTCAGACTTTAAAAATTCATCTAAAATATCTTCTGACTCTTCGTATTGACTAGCCAGCCATTCTGCGATAGCCTTTTGCTCTTCAACACTAAATTCACCAGCTTTTATATTCCCATAGTTAACACCAGTAACTATAGAAAGTATCCTCTGGAATGTCTCCTGTCCAGTCATTTCTATTGTGAAATAGACACCAACGTTTCCTTGCTCCATTTGATTTGCTACAATATTGGAGCATACAATACTTTTACCGGATCCTCTTCTTCCCCCTAACAGTATTAGGTCTTCTATTTGACACGTTATTTTACTGTCCCACGTATTAGATAACCCAAGTAGAACTGCGTCTTTAAGAATGTCTTCTTTAGGTTTGAACGCTGTTAGTTCATGCGCAGTTAATACTTTCTCTGGAGACTCAATCTCTTGTTCAAAGTAGATAGGTAGTCTTGCCAAAGTATCCAACATTTCGTTCCTAGAAAGGAGAGATACGTTGTCTACAAAGTCGGTTATTAAATCTAGTGCAACCTCTTGGGAGTGGTTATCTAATAAAGCTTCCACCGCTACATCCAAGTCTAGGTTAGTAATATCTAAATTCTGAATAGACTTTAGAACTACTTGAACCCTAGCCGACCTTCCTCTATAAATAGAAATGTCGTTACTAGATGGCAGAGTGTTGAACTCGTGGTAGAAATCTTTAATAGCAGTAAATACGGGTTTGAAGGATTCTGAGAAGTGCTTTTCTTTTATTCTTGAGAAGGCTAATAATGCTTGTTCTGACTCTTTACTGTGCATCAGCAATTTAAGGACTAAGCCTTCAGTATTTATCATTATTGCCCCTATAAGAAAAAAGGGAGTGAGTAACTCACTCACTCCCTCTTAGGTAGTACTAAATATTACTCAGCAGATGCTTCGTCTAACTTCTTACGCTTTGCAGCACCATCGTAGTCTACGCATGTTAAGCCACGACGAGATAGTGTAGAACGAATACCGCGAGCAGTACGTCCAGTAGCTTCTACTAGTTGTTCTACTGTCATTGTTTCAACGTCAACGCCTTCAAATACGTCTACGCGAGCTTGTGCGTTGCTTTTCGCTTGCTTAGGCATCTCGATATTATGAGACTTAGTTAGCGCTAGAGCTTTACCGCGAGCAGAGTTAAGGCTTACACCTAACGCTTCTGCAATTGCTTCAAGGCTTTCACCGGCTTGAGCCATCTCTACAAACTTAGCTTCTTGCTCTTCAGTATATTTACGTGGTGGAGCAACTTTTTCAGTTGGCTTTACGTCAGATGTTTTTTCTAGGCTAAGTACTTTACCTTGTACTTGTTTAGGAGAGAACTTCCCGCCTAGGATAGCAGAGCTGATTTCGCCGTAAGTGTAATCACCGCTGTTCGCGTCTAAGAATGCTACTAATTCTGCTTCTTCTGCTTCAGACCATGCTGAGCTACGAGCTTCGCTAGCTTTCTGTACGCTGTAGTCCATTTTACGAAGTTTAGAACCTACAGAACGTGCTGATGTTCCAAGTTGTTCTGCTACTTCGATTAGTTGCGCTTGAGTAATTGTCTCGTCAGGAGCGCCTACCATGTCTACTAGTTGCGCAGTGTTATCTTCATTCCAGCTAAATTTTGCCATATTAATAATTATCCTCTAATTCTTTGATTGTCACAATAGGTAGTCCAAGTTTCTCTGCTTTTTTGTAAGAGCTTGAACCTGTCTTTGAATCATCTTCGCAGACTAAGTATTGTGTTGTTTTGGTTACTGATGATTTTACTTCCCAACCGAGTGACGCTAAATGTGTTGCTGCGGCATTTCGATTAGGAAAGTCGTTTAGTTTGCCTGTAATACACACTACACCTTTTTGCTGTATAGTATTACTGACTGGTTTTTCTGTTACTAAATACTGATTCCATTCGGTTTGTAATTCTGGAATCCAGTCTGTTTCGATCCAAGCCATTAAGTTGTTTGCAGCTTTATCGCCACCACCTACTTCGCGTATAGCTTCATACGTCAGGTCGTCTATTTTAATTGAGCCTAGCTTCTTGGCTAGTGAAGTACCTACTAAAGGTATTGACATTCCTGAGATAAAATCTGATACGTAGATTTTTTTATTAAGTCGGTCTTGAATCTGAGCTACTAAGTTGCTTGAGGTTTTATCCCCTATCCCTTTTGTTTTACAAAACTCTTCCGTAAGAGTTAATAGCTCGTTAATATGAGAAATCTCTAGTTTATTAACAGTGACCTCTCCGAATCCCTTGATTTTTAAAATCTTACAAAAGTGCTGTACGCGCTTAGTAGATTGTGCAGGACATGATTTAGAGTTTCGACAGAACAATTGACTGTTTACTGTCTCTAGCTCACTTCCGCAGGAGGGACATTCTGTTGGTACTAAAATTTCCATAGTTATTCCTTGGTCAGGTCTGGGAGAGAACTTCCTAGGTTTACGGAGAAGTTCTTATCTCCCCCAAACCATGAAAGTATTATATACACGTTTGTCAAAAATTACAAGTGATTTTTTGATTTATATCACCGTGTACTCTAATCAATACGGGAAACTACACAAGGTATAATCTCACCGCTGCGAACAATGCCTACCTTGCATCCTATTTCTAAGTCTAGCGCCTTTATAAATTCTATATTGTTAAGAGTAGCGCGAGATACTTTCGCATCCCCTACCATAACAGGTTCTAGAATCGCCACTGGAGAAACCTTGCCGCTTTTTCCAGTCTGCCAAACTACGTCTAAAAGAGTAGTCTCCACAGCCTCAGCATTCTCCTTGAAAGCAAAAGCTCCTTTTGGAAACTTAGAGGTAAAGCCATGCGCTTTGAATTGAGCGTTACTAGATAGTCTGTACACAATTCCGTCTGTTAGAAAGCTTGCTGTTCCATAAGCAGAGGCTAAACCATCTTCTATCTGTAGTTCAGTTACAGGCAAAAATCCGTTTCGGTATAATAACTTCATGTCATCCGGATATGAGGTAGTAATACCAATAGAAGATTCCGAGGTTTGTACAGAGTAGGCAACAAATTCAATAGATCCTTCTACAACCTTGCTAGAGTACTCGTCGAAGTCTTTAAGGTTTAAAGCTCCAGATACGTAATTCCGTGCATTAGGCATAGTGTGGCTACAAACTACTTCTCCAGTAATTTGTACTAAATCCTTGTCGGTTTCGATCTTATGTGGAACAAGCTGTCGGATTTTATCTGTTATATCGCGCCCTTTAAATCCATCGCCTCTAGTAAGAGACAATGTATAATTTCCTTGGACGTATAATATTGAGATAGCAGCTCCGTCTAGCTTGGGAGTCTCGGTACATCTTTCGATGCTTAGTGGGGCATCCTGCATGTCGTAGCACTTTTGAAGTGAGTACATTCTAAATGCGTGAGGTGTGTCTCCGTTACCAGAGATAGTTTGGCCGTACATACGTTCTAATGTGTCGTATTGCTCATTAGTAAGGATTGGGTTTCCATCGTAGTAGGCTTCAGAAGCAGTTTTAAGTAGTTCTTTCATTTCGTTTCTCTAGTAAAGTTTCTAACACTTCTGCTTTAGACAGAAGATCTACCAAGGCTTCAAACAGAGCCAGTGTGGTATCTAGAGTATACGGGACTGTAAATCCGTTCTTTGTTGGAGCGTAAACTCCTTCAAAATCTAAATACCATTCCCGAACTGAAAGATAAGACTTACCTCTGAACTCGGTTACTGACAGCTTGTATAAGATTCCTTTTTCGTCGTTTTTGAATAGTTCGACTTCTAGTTTATCTACGTGACCTTCCAGCATTGCTATTCCCTAGTACAGAACTCAGGGGTACAATCTTAACAATTCTAGATAGTGGTAAGAATCGTAACTTGTATGAGTTCCAACTCCACACCGCAACTCTGTTGTTATTCAGCACATTTACACTACCATCCTCATTGGCTACTATATGATAACTACCATCGGAGTTTTTACGTCTGGCATTATCAGGTAATTCCTTTTCTATGTAGGAAGACTCGTGTAAGTCACGAGTCCCCGTAAGGTAGGTAATTTGATTGCTACCACTTTTTCGGTAATACAGGTAGAAGTCGCCTTGTGCGTTACGCTCAAAAGTTTTTGCATCCATATTATTACCCCTTTAGTGCTGTTGCTTGTGTTAGAACGCTTGTGAAGTACTGCGCAGCTTTACCTGTTAGTTTAGTCACGATATCTTCGTCGATTAGGTCTTCGTCGATAGTTGCAATCGCAGTTTTTAGTTCTTCAATTGCTTGTGCTTTATTAACACGCTTAGCGCCAGTTGAGCCGTCAGCAGATTTAGCTGCTTTAGCGGTTGGAGTTTTCTTGACGTAAACGTCAGCTTTCGATAAAATAATACGCACACCGTTAACGGTCTTATCAAACTGCTCTGATAAGCTCTTTACGATACCCGCACTGTGGTCGCCGCGCTCTTCTTCTGGAAATTTTTCAATTTCCGTTACGTATTGCGCAATTAGTTCATCTTTTGATTCAGGTGTCCAGTCAGACATTTTTTATTTCCTTCTTTTATTATTGAAAAGGTATTATATTATGATTTGGGCTTTTGGTCAAGAAATTTAATGAATTTCTGACTTACTAAACCCTAACGCGTCTACTCGTGTGTCTAGCTTACCAGAGCTAGCTGCTTCTGCTGTGGTAATATTACTCATCTTCATACTCTTCTTCTACTACAAATTTTACGGAGAAGCCAGAGGTTTCGACACCGTACTCTTCCATTAAGCTCTTAATCTCACTATCTAACCCCGTAGCTACATCAGACAGTAGTTGGTTGACTTCATCCTTAAAGCGATAATGACGTAGTTCTATACTAGCTGTCTCTAGCTCTTTTTGTTGTTCATTGATTATTTCTTGCTTCTTATCAAGATCCTGGGTTATATCCTTGATGGTACTATTAGCCTTAAACAGTTTTGACTCAATATCAGTTACGTACTGTTTCACGCATTGCTCTTTCTTCTCATAGTCTTCACATCGCTTCTCAAGCTTATTAACCATACACTTGGTTTCATTAACTATCATTTCTTTTTCAGAGACAGTTTGCTCAAGTTTACTTTGGAGCTCTTTAATCTGAAAATCTTTTTTACGTGTAACAACGACTAAGTCGTTCTCCATTAGTTGTTTTATTTCAGCAATACGCTTTTTCAGCGCAGTATTCTCTTTTCGTACTGCGTCTGCACACGTTGCAAAGTTTTCATCGGTTTGTTTAGTCATAATATATTCTATAATCCTAGTTAGTTTATCTATGATCTATTTACTAGCTTCAAGCTCGCGCTTAGTTAGGTCGGTTAATTCTTGCTGCGATGCCATAGTATACGGCATCACAAAATTACTTAGTTCGTTTGTTGGCATTTTTTACACCCTCGTTAACTTTTATCAAAATATCGTCATCGGACATTGCAGACTTGATAAGTCCTTTAACATCCACCCCAAGCTCTATCAGATGCTCAAGCGACCCAAGCTCTTCTGGAGGTTGATAACAATACTGGTTCATAGACTCGTTGATTACTTTGACACGATACGCATTTTTAAATTTCGCCTTAACGATACCAATCGAGCCATACTTGGCTACCCATACGTATTGTCCGTTTTCAAAAGAATCCGCCATACATTCATCAGGTAACAAAGGCGGGTTAAGCTCGTTTACACGCTCGTTAGTTCTAAGAAGAGCACCGTGCTTTTCTAGATGGTATTTAAGAATAGCTGTGCTACGGTAGTAGTTATCTGATAGTTCAGCTAAAGAATCACCAGACAAATAATCTGTGATGATATTTACTACTTCGGCTTTTGTAACAGGTTCTTTACGCTTCTTAGCGCGAAGTCGCTTGTCTCTTTCTAGACCTTGCTGATAATCTTCGATAAGCGTACCTAGACGCTTAGTATTATACGCAATGCCAAGCATCTCACAGGCAGCTTTTTTAGTCGCTTTATCTGTTTCCAAATAAGCGATTACACTCTCCATTTGTTCTGGAGTTACATCAAGTTTAGCTCTAGCCATAATTATAGCTCCTCTACTGACATTACACTATCGTTTCTAAAAGAACGCCAACCTTTTGCTTCAAGGTCGTAAACAGGCGTAACGTCCTCCGGACGTGTGTTACGCATTCCGCCTTTAAGTGTAGGATTTACGATTTCTGGTTGCAAGGTACAAACCATCTTGCGGATAGATTTGTCAACTTTCTGAAATGTTACTACCATAGCGCCTTGTTTTGCATCTTCTACAAACTTAACTCTATCGAATTTCATAATCTTTCCTCATTTCTTAATATACGTATATTATATTAGATTATAAGAGATTTAGCAATTCTTTTCTTAATTTTCCTGCTTCTGAGAGTATCTGAATATATGTGTTGTGAGGGTTGAAGTTATCTATTCTAAAGCTATGCTCTAATAACTCTGGAAATAATCGTACCACAAGGGGTACTACTTGACATCTGGTTTTGTCTACCTCTTTAAGTTTTGGTTGGTTAGGGTTTTTGGTTGGAGCACGCCTACGCTTTCTAGGCGGGCGTGCTTTATGTGGGTTAGCTAAGTCATCAAACGATTTCACAGGCTTTTTCCTCTTTGTTAAGTGGATTCTCGTAGCCCTTGAACAAGCAATAGCGTCTATACAACTCTTTTACCTCTTCTACATCGTCTAATGTTTCTATCATACACCTTTTAAGGACATTTTTAGCATAGGCCATGCTTGGTCTAGCTTGTTGTCCTGTCGCTAAGTAAAAGTGCTTACCTTTCTCTCTAAGAGCTACCATTAGCTTTTGAGTAGATGCTTTACTAATCTCTTCCCAGAACACTGGAATAATAGAGTGTAGGAAGTCTAGCTTCTCTTCAATCTTTAACTGAACAAAAGCATGAGCATCGTCAAAGCTGATACTGTCTTCATCTACGTCGTATAACGCACAATAAAGCATTTTCAACTCATAGGCATCGTTGTGCCTTGGTATGAATGACTCTGCTTTAGAATTTAGTAACGCTGTTGCTCTTTCGATATAGTAATCTTCTTTAGCTGCGGCTTCATCTGGCGGCTCATAAGGGTCTGTAATGGCTTCTATTTTACATCCTGCCCTAATTAGGTAATAATTAAATGTACCTAAGTAAGACCTGAACTCTCGTTCTCGTCTTAGAGCAAAACTATGTCTAGCTTTTTCAAACCATCCCGATTCTACCTTAGAGTCCTTATATCCGGTTACGTAACCTTTGATATTACTAAAAAAGTAATGAACTTCACTAGGACTACGCTCACGCATTAAAGCCTGAAATCGCATATTTGGAGTATGGTTAGAAGTCTTAGTTATTACGAAAACTGCATCGAAATAGCTAAAGTCAACTCCATTAGTGACGCTAGGGGAGCATAGGAGAGCATCCACTCGCATGCCTTCGAGTGCAACGTCTGTATCGTTAATGATTTGCTGTACGTCTGAATCCATTTTAGAATTTGCATGGGCTACCTTTATGTTTTTGGTTGGGCAGGCTCTTGATAGAGTTTTCTGCATTATATTAAGCTTGTCGGGCCCTTGGTCGGTAACGACCAGCGCCTTAGAACCTGTCTCTAACGACCCTTGAACAGCTCCCCATATAGAGGATTCTTTGTGGTGTCGATAAGCAGGTATATTTTTTAAATTTGGGCGATAGTGATCTACTCGGTAAAAATCTCTGTTACCTTCAACTAGCTCTATGTATTGCGCTACAGTCTCTTCTGATAAGTCCCCATCAGATAAAACTACCACTTTAGTATAAGTGAGTAATTCAAATAAAATTTCCCTAATTTGAAACCTAACCTCATCATCGATAATTTTAGCAAACAATAGGTTGTTTAGTACCGAGTCAGCTTCATCGATAAACAAGAAGTCAAAGTCTCTAGTGAAATCTTTAATCTTTACTAAGCTATGTAGAGTTCCTGATAGTCTATCCAGTGATCCAGTCGCGAAGTCTAACCTTGCTTGAGGCGAGCGAAAGTCTCCAGCTTTGAATCTGGCAGCGTTTGATTCTACTAACGCGGATGTATCAGTAAGTGCTAAGAATTTTCCTTTAATATAGCCGTTTCTTAACCAAGTTTCAACAGTATGTGTTTTACCCGTACCCAACGATGCCTTTAGAAATACTACACCGTCACTAGGCATTTTTTCTTTATTAATGTCTAAGTATTTTGGTAAAGACCCACTTTGAATAGTGGATATAGGAAGTTTTTCATACTCATTAGGTATGCTTCTAACAGAGTTGTTTTTTATCTCTATTATAGCTGCGGCTTTGGCTTGGTTTACGTAGTCTTGCTCAGAACCTGGACGTTTCTTCTCTAGGACTTTTTTAACCATAGAATCGAGTAAGTCTATGTTAAAGGTATCCTGAACAGCCTCATGGTATAATGAAATTATTTTAGTACGCAAGCCGGATTCGGCTATATTCCAGTTTTCTACAACAGACCATTTTCTCCAAAACGCTTCTGATGCTTCTGAACCACCATCTATTTGTTGCAGGTACTCATAGACCTCCTCTTCCGAGGCTCGCACAGTCTTTGCGTAAGATGAAATAGTATCAGGTATTCTAGCTACTACTCCATATTCATAGACGGTTCTTGGGCTTCTAATAAAAGGGTCGTCTACACCAATGAACATTGGGGCAGCCGTATAATGCGCTTGTACGTCATGGTACAATGCGGTGTCTACTAACTCATCGCTAGTATCAAAAATTTCCTTATATCTAGAGTTAACTTGCATAAATAAATTACGAAGTTGCCCTTGCGTAAGATTAGAATCATTTTCTATCCACAAGTGAATACGGATATTTTCAGTCATACCTGCTTTAGCAGACGCTTGGCAAATAAAAGCCATGTCGTCAGGGAAGACCTCCGGATCGCATTTATGTAGTAAATTACAGACGTAATTTCCCTGCGAAATAAGGTCAGTAGCAGATATATGAGCTGGACGAATGATTCCGTCAACGTCTATTGCTATAATTTTCGATGGATGTGGTTCAACCTCGTCTACTCGACGAAAAACCTTATCACCTTGTTTTGCTCTACAATACTTATGCCTAATAACCAACTTTTGAGGGTCATTTTCTAGGCTTTGAAGTACCGGTAAGAGTTGTTGCAAGCAATCTGGGTCGTAAAACGACCCTAGCTTGTATCGCTTACGGGCATTAGCAGGTTTTTCACCGCTCCCCGTAAAACGTTTACAGAAATAGGTATCTACCGCTAATACGCGGTAGAACCCGTTTTCATTTTTATCGTTATAGTCGCAAGCCTCAAGAACTTGTAACGTCATTAAAATACTTCCTCTAATAAGTCTACTATTTTTTGCGCGGGGTACTCCGGTCGCCGGTCAGCGAGTGCGATTATGCCGTTCCTCTCTGCCTTTGGTTAGTCACTCTATACTCTTTCCAGAACGGGCTACCGGTAAGGGTCGCCAGGCTCTGTTCTGTGTATAGACTGTCAGCTAAACTTAAACTGATACATGCACCACACAGGTATACGCCAACTCTGAACCACAACAAAAGTTCCTAGCGGAAGACGTAAGCCCTCTAAATTGTTGTAAGGGCTGCTACACTTGCATTATAGGTTGTATTCTTCTGAATCTATTTCAAATTCATTAATCTTACGTACCTCACGATAACGTTGTAAGGTAAGTTCAATTGATTGTATTTCACGTTCTAGGGTATTGCCTTCTTTCTGTCCAAGTCTCGCGACTGTCTTCAATATATGAAAAAGGCAACCAGATGGGTCTCTTTCACCCAACTTCCAAATTTTTGCAACTGCGTACGGGTCTAAGACGACCTGACCAGTTAGTGTATCGTCTCTACGTAAATGATACGTAAAGTCGTAGTGTGACGTTTTACAATCTTTATTGTCTGACACTAAATAAACTCCTAGTTCGTTAATTACATGGGAATCTCCTTAAATAGTTTTTCCCTCAATTTCTGTAAACTATTATATAGATTTTACAGCAAATTTGCAAGTGATTTTTTAATTTTCACCACTATTTACCGTATTTAATCTCAGGTTCTAAACGTGGGTCATACTCATCATAGTGTTGCGCAGCGCATTTATGCAGGAACTCAGTAAGGTCATCCGCTTCATGCCATTCTGGAACAACTACATCAAGTTCTTTTATAACATCAACGTATACCTCATAAATAGTATCCCTAGTCCCCAGCTTATAACGTGGCACAATAAACACTTCTTCATGCTCATCCCACAAGGCCACATAGCTGTTTCTAGCGTGTACTAAATACACCTTATTATGTTCAAGTTTCATATCAATCTCCTAAGTCAAGTTCTTGGTCTACCCCAAATATTTCCTTAGCCATCTCTAGGCTATTTTCGTCAATAAATCCTGTAAAATCAGCATTACCTTCGTATACTATTAAAGCACCACGGTCTTTACGTTCGTTTTCTTCTAGGTAGAACCAAACCCCGTCAATCAGAATACGTATACTGTGCTTTGTTATCTTAATAGCCAGATACACTTCTTTAGTGGTTAATCCTATCTCTCGTAATCCACTGTTTAAGTTGTACGGTTTAACAAATACCGCCTTGTTGTTTCCTACGCCTAATCTTAAATTTGCATCAAACATCGCTTTCTCCAAATCTTTCTATGCCCTTAACTTCTTGGTCAATAGCAGCATGTATTCTAGGGTCAACCTTAGCCTTAAAAGAATTAAGACCGGAAATCTGAACTTTCTTTGTATACTCTAATAGTTGCTCTCCAGAAAACACAAACTTATTACGGTAGAACGAATCTTCTGCCACCGCCAAAGTACGGGCTTGCCGTATCTTCTCATTATACGGATACATAGTAGCAAGTTCATTAAGTAGTTGTATTAGTTTATTCATTTTCTAAGCCAGTCACTAATGCTAATATTGTTTTTTCTGTAGTACTCATAATCAATTACAAATTCCTCACCGTATATTGCTCCAAACTCTGCATTCCACTTGTCCCATTTAACCATGTGGCCTTCCCAGCCACCGTGACTGTGTACTATACCTGTAGAATCTTTTTCAGCGTATAGGTTGCCGGGACTATAGTCATCAGGGCCGCTACTAAGCTCTTTTGTAAACTTAATCCTAGTACCGATTGGTAGCTTAACTTTTTTAAAATCTACCTTTGGTGGTAGCTTCATGTACCTCATACCGCCACCTACAAGCTTGCAAAGAATAAACTAATAACCGCAATAGTAAATACTACACCTTTGAGGAATCCTATAAGTTGACCCTTACGCATGCCTCTCCAGTAGTTAGACTCGCAGTCTGGCTCTGCATCTAATTCGGTGGTAAAGATTTCGTGTGTGCCTACATACAATGATATAGGGTTATCTATTCTAGAGTTTACAGCAGCCAAATACGTAGGCTTAGGGTACGCACCTAAACGTAACCTGTTGTTACTGTCTCGATATAAGTTTACAAAACCTAATGAACTATTCTTTTTCATTATCGTTCCTCAATTAAAATAATGTACATATTATACGAAAATTATGGTTATTCGTCAACAACTTTTTAAAATTATAAATACGCGTGTGTAACTCTATTTTCAGGGTAATTCTTGCATTGGTGGTGGGCGCACCCGTCTGATTTACGGGTGTGAATTGGAATATTTCCCTTGATTTTTAGAAAGTTGTATGTATAATAGTATTCATGGATAAGGTTTACGGAGAGATTTTTAGTAAAGGTCACTATGTCTAAAAAAGATAGAAAGAACAAATTTGTCGGAGATTCCCCTGTATACGAAAGGAAGCCTATTTTACCAAAGAATGATAAGCAAAAGTCATATATTAATTCCATCAGGAATTTTAATATTATAGTTGGTACAGGTGTTGCAGGTTCTGGTAAATCAGCAATAGCAGCTTGGATAGCTATTGATATGTTGGACGATAATTCATCGCCTATCGAAAAAATAATAATTGCGCGCCCGAATCAAATAGAAGGTACAAGGTCTATTGGATTACTTCCCGGTACAAAAAACGAGAAGATGGAGCCGTGGGCAGCACCGGTCTCTAACGCAATTAAAGAACGCATTGGAAAACATAGATACGAAAGGTTACTAGAGCAAGAGAGGATAGAACTTTTACCTCTAGAGCATATAAAAGGCTTGACATTCAATAACGCCTTTGTTATAATAGATGAAGCTGAAGATATCGAATGGAGTGTGTTAAAAACACTACTACTTAGAACCGGATGGGACTCTAAGATTGTTATCAATGGTGATGTTAGACAGACGTCAATGAGGGCTACTAGTGGGCTAACTGTACTTACAGATTTTATAGGCCGTTACGATAATTTACCTATTATACATATTGACTTCCCTGATTGGTCTTACTGCGTGAGAAGCAAAGAATCCTCTCTTCTAGGAGAGTTATTTGAACACGAGAAGTTATAATCAAACCCTCTTCGGAGGGTTTTTTAGGCTAAAAATCTCTTGCATAAATACATAATTTTGTATAGAATTTTCATAAATAATAAGAGGAGAAAAAACTATTGTTAGTGACAAAACGAAACGGTTCTAAAGAGCCTTTTAATCACGCTAAATTAAGAAAATGGGTTACTTATGTTATTCGTAACTCTGAAGACCAAGTAGAAAAAGAGTACGAGTTACTTAGTAAAGTAATACCTCGTCTAATAGATGGAGTATCTACCACAGACATAAACGATACAATAATTCAAGTATGTCTAGACAAAGAGCAAGTAGAGTGGAGTAGAATAGCGGCTGAGGTGGAAAGAGCTAATATCTATAAAACACAGTCTAATACTCTAGGCATTATGCATCCAGAAGCTATAGATTTCTATGATTTTATGGAAATAATGTCGGACTTAGGCTATTGGAAACATTGGGTAGACGACGTAGCTCTTTTCGAGAAAAGAGAACTTATAAATGAATGGTACACGGAGCTTGAAGCTCTAGACTTAGAGTTCCCAACTGTAAAACAGTTCATTGATAAATACGCTATCAAAGAAAACGAAGAAGCTATAGAGACTCCTGCTCAAGCAGTATTAGGTATTGCAATATCCTTGCACGGAGTAACTGACTTAGCTTATAGAACCGCCAAGGCTGTAATGTTATCTAAGCTAAATCTTCCGACGCCAGTTAACACCGGATGTAGGGATGGTAACTTTGATACTATTTCATGCTCAGTAATTGAAGCAAATGATACTGTAGACTCATTAGAAGTAGCAGAACACTTAGCTTCTAAAATGACTTCTAAGAAAGCTGGAATTGGTATTACACTTAATACTCGCTCCAAGGGAGACCCCGTTAAAGAAGGCCGCATAGCTCATTTAGGTAAAGCACCTCTTTACAAATCAATTGAAGCTTCTGTTAAAAAGTTCACTCAGCTAGCTCGTGGTGGTTCAGCTACAATGACTTTGAAGTGTATTGACCCAGATATTGAGTCAATGCTACTTTGGAAAACCCAGCGTATAGACTTATCACAACGTATTGATAAAATAGATTATAGCTTTGCTTACAACGACGATTTTGTTAGAGCAGTTATAAACAACGACGACTGGTATTTATTCTCGATAGAGGAAGCCCCTGAGGTACATGAAGCCTTCCATAGGGAAGATTACATGGACTTTGTACAAGACGCATTACTAGACGGTAAGAAGCATATTAAAGTAAAAGCTTTAAAAGTTCTTATTGCTTTTATACAGGCACGTTGGGAGACTGGTAGAGTATACTGCATAAACCTGAGCCGTGCTAATGAACATACACCTTTTATGGATACGATTACCCAATCCAATTTATGCCTTGAAATCGCGCTTCCTACTAAAGGCTTTGTGGACATGCACGACATCTACAGAAATTACGTATCTGAAGGTGAAATTGCATATTGCTCACTAGCAGCTCTAAACGTAGCAAAAATCTCTAATGAAGAGTATTTTGAAATGGCTGACATTGCACTACGTACAGTAGAGGCAATGATGGTTAAAGCTTCTGAGTGTGCACTTACAGACTCCGTTAAGCATAATCTATTACGTAGACGTTCTGTAGGTATTGGAGTTACAGGATTAGCTTCTAGACTATACCAAGAAGGTTTAGACTACGACGGATCTAAAGAATCTTTAGATTTTGTTGAGAGCCTAGCGGAACTTCACTACTACTCCCTACTTAAAGCTAGTCAGGATATGGTTGAAGACGGTACTTGTCCTCCTGTAGAAGGCGTAGACTTAAATTGGCTACCTATCGATACTATGCACGGTTATAGATTCCCTACTATGGATTGGGAACTTAGACGCGGTAAGCCTAGAGGTCATTCAGTTCTAGTAGCGCTTATGCCTACAGAATCAAGCTCTGTATTTAGTAATGCTACAAACGGTATTTACCCTAGCAGACAGCGAGTAATCTATAAGAGCGCTAGACGTGGAAAAGTACAGTTTATCTCCAAACATTTCGTTGAAGGCACACACTTAAAAGCATGGGACGTGGACATGATTCCATACTACCAAGCTTTCCAGAACTACACAGACCAAGCTATTTCTTGTGACTATTACACAGACTTTACTAAGTATGACAACAAGAAAATACCTTTAATAGAGACTATTAATTGGTTTGTCAGACAAGCATTAGCTGGTATTAAAACAGCATATTACCAAAACTTCATTGATACAGAAAGTGAGGAAGTAATTGAACAAGAAGAGACGTGCGATAGTGGCGCGTGTAAATTATAAGGAGCACTAATGGATTCTAATGACTTTTTTATTGTAACAAAATTAGACTGTCCTTGGTGCGATAAAGCCAAGGAACTGCTAAATCGACATGGACTTACGTATACTGCAGTAGTGGTAAACAACAAACACGAGCTATGGTCTTATTTCCCTGAGGCATATACTGTGCCTCAGATAGTTGACCAAAGAGAGCAGCAGGTACACGTAGGTGGATACCAAGAACTAGAGAACTATCTAGGCATAGCACCTAAACGTAAGACTGTTTTTAACTTAAACAATACAGGACACGAAACCTCAGAATACCCATTATTCCTTGGGGACGACCTAGGTTTCGCTGACACTATTAACCGACCATACCCTATCCTAGATAAGCTATTCCAAGAGCAAATGGCACAGGTATGGAACGAGTTTGAAGTAGATATTACACAAGATAGACAGGACATGCTTAACGCCCCTAAACCTATAGTGGACTCTATGGTTAAAACAATACTGTGGCAGCACTTAGCTGACTCTATAGCCTCTAGGTCTATAACAGGTATTTTACTAGAAAACGTTTCCAACTCTGACTTAGAGAACTGGTACAATGCTGTGGCATTGTTCGAGTCTATCCATGCTAGAACATATTCACACATTATCAAGCAAACGTTCGTAGACCCTAACGACGCACTACGAGAAGGTTATAAAAACTTTGAAGTTATTCAGCGTTCAAACGTACTACGTAACGTATTTGATGATTTAGGTAACTTACCGCACGACGCTCCTAGGGAGGAAAGACGCGAAAAGCTATATGTAGCACTGGCAGCATTATACATGCTAGAAGCTGTAAACTTCATGTCAAGCTTCGCTATCACATTCGGCATTGCAGAACTTGGATTCTTCCAAGGTATTGCGCAGTTAGTAGTTCTTATTGCTAGAGACGAAATGCTACACGCTAAAGGTGGTATGCATATTCTTAGTATTGAGTTCAAGAATAACCCAGAAGCATATAAACGAGTTAAGCCTAAAATCGAAGAAGTGTTCAACGAAATACTAGAGCAAGAACGTCAATGGACTAACTATCTATTTTCTGAGGGTAGAGAAATCCTACGACTTAATGCTAATTTAGTATTTGACTACGTTAAGTTCCGCGCAGCTAAAGTAGCTAATACTCTAGATATTGAATTTGAAGCGCCTAAGGAAGACCCACTGCCTTATATGAGCAGATATTTAGACTCTTCTAAAGTACAAGTAGCGGCTCAAGAAATGCAACTTTCTTCTTACCTACTTAACTCTATAGATATGGCTAATTCAAATTACGACGAAATTTCAGCACTACTTAAAGAACAATTCTCACAATATTAAGGAGAGACTTTGAAAGTAGCAATTGTTGGAGGTAGGAGCTTTCGCTCTTACTTCCTCATGCAAGACGTGATGGATAGTATACACAAACAAACTCCCGTAACTAAGGTAATCTGTGGTGAAGCTATAGGTGCTGATAAGTTAGGTAAAAAGTGGGCTATCTATCGAGATATAGATGTACTATCAATTAGACCAAACTGGGATAAGTTTGGAGAAGGGCAGGACTAATACGAAACTGTGAAATGTTAGAAGAGTGTGATAAAGTAGTAGCCTTTTGGAACTTATTCAGCCCAGGCACTGCACACATGATAGACATTGCCAGAAGACAGAACAAACTATTACACGTAGAGGAATACAATGATTAAAGCAGTATTTGCAAGCGGTAAGAAAGGCGAATTCGGTAAGGGATGTACAATGCCGTGGCCTAGAAACTCCAGAGATATGGCTAACTTTAAGAAGTTAACACACAACACATTTACGGTAATGGGTAAAGACACAGCCAACTCGATACCCCTACCACTACCCTATAGAGTGCCTATCATAGTGTCCAGTACTCATAGCGATGAGTGGATAACTATAGACTATACTAAGCACGATGTACTAGAATATTTAAGACTATCTATAGAACAAGGCATAGATGCAACATATAGTATTATAGGCGGTACTAGCTTATTAACAGTAGAAAACTTAAAACGCTGTGATGAAATATATTACACAGAGTTTAAGGGGGAGTTCCCAGATGCTGATGTGTATTTAGACAAATCAGTTTTAAGTTGGATAGCCGAACAAGAAAAAGAAGTTTTAGATGACTGTGAAGACTTCACGCTATATAAGGTAACAAATGAAACAGTATAAAGATTTAATTACTCAAGTTTTAACAGGTGATAGAGTAGAAGACCGAACTGGTGTAGGCACTAGACGAGTATTCGGTACTCGAATGGAGTTTGACCTATCTGAAGGCTTTCCTGCTGTAACAGAGAAAGCCCTGGCTTGGAATGCAGTACGTTCAGAACTGATATGGTTTATGAGGGGCTCTACTAACGTGAACGAGTTGAGATATCTAACTCACGGCTCTACTACTTCTATAAAGAAAACTATCTGGGATGATAATTACAACAAGCAAGCAAAAGCACTAGGATACTCTAACGGTAACTTAGGCCCTATATACGGTAAGCAGTGGCGTTCTTTTAATGGTGTAGACCAGATGGAGAAGCTTATAGAAGGGTTAGTAAAAGACCCTTACGATAGACGACATATAGTCACAGCTTGGAATCCATCCGACCTAGATAAAATGGCTCTGCCACCTTGCCACCACACATTCCAGTGTTTTGTATCCAAGGACGGAAGACTATCATTAATGTGGCATCAGCGTTAACTTTGAGCGCCTTGTACAAGTAATTGTACCCGAAAAACTATCCTAAACGGGGAAACTCCTAATAAGTTAGGACAATCCCGTGCTAAGTTGTAGAAATAAAATATTTTATGGACTTCCATTCAAATTCTAGGTATACTATTTAATAGAGGTACAGAATTTGATGAAAGTAATTTACGCTATAATAAACGAACAGACAGAAAAATTTTACGTAGGATCCGCTTCTAGCTTTAGGGCTAGAATGTTAAGACACTTATCGGACTTACGAAACAACAAACACTGTAATGTATATTTGCAACGCGCTTACAACAAATACGGGGAGTCATCTTTTCATTTTGAAATTTTAGAAGAGCTATCCGAAAGTTGTAACCTATTTGAAAAAGAGAAGTATTGGATAGACTCTCTATCTCCGCAGTACAACATAGGGTCTGTTGGGGGTGGTGATAATCTTACCAAGCACCCCAACAGAGAGCAAATAATACAGAAAATACGATCCACTGTACTCAACAATATAGAAAATATGACAGCTGAGGAAAGAAAAGAAAAGTGGGGGATGCCTGGAGCCAAGAACCATAACTGGAAAGGTGGTATTAGTAGGAAGTTATGTCCTGTTTGTAAACAAAAAGAAATAGCGCCCATAAATAAAACCTGCTTATCTTGCAGAGAGAGGAGAGGGGAGAGCAACCCATTTTACGGCAAAAAACACTCCGAAGAAACAAGAAAAAAGCTCTCAGATAAAGCCAAGGGACGTATCCCTAGCAATGCTAGGAAGATCTCCGCTGAAGGCAGAGAGTTCCCTTCTCTAGCTGCTATGGCTAGAGAGTACGGTATAACTTCAGGAGCTGCTCATTACAGAGTAAATAGTGCCGCTAAAAAATGGGAAGATTTTTTCTACATAAATGCCTAACGACTATCTCGAAAGAGAGTAGGTCTTAAGTAAGACCGAAACGGATAGAGCCCCTTTGGGGTTGTGATATAGTCTGATCTGCAAGGTAACTTGCAGCTGGTTTAGTACCGGCAAGAGATTAACGACCTCTTGCGAACATAATGTCAATCGACGTTTTCTTGGGCTTGCCGTTCAACATAGCGTCTTACGCTCTATTGACACACATTATAGCTGAGTGTATAGGACTTAAGCCTGGTAAGCTTATTTTTACTGGTGGAGATACTCATATATACAACAACCACCTAGACCAGTGCGGTCAAGTGTTGCAAAATGAGTCATACCCATTACCTACATTAAAACTACCAAAAGCAGTAGGGAGTACGCCGTGGCAAAAGTTCTTAAATTATTGCCATTGTGTAGACCCCAAAGACATACAATTAGAAAACTATAAAAGCCATGGCAAAATAGAAGCCAGAATGGCAGTATAATAAAACCCGCCTTAGTGCGGGTTTTTTGTTATGTGTAAAAAATAATCTCTTGCAATTTATTTTTAGGCGTGTATAATTATTTTTATTTAGGAGAGACATATGAACCTACTGACCGTAGTAAACCAGTACAGCGGTACTGATGAAGAAATATTAGAACAGGTAAAGAATCATGAAGAGGTTCAGGGAAAGTTACTGTCTTCTGAAGTAATTACTATGTACTTGGTAAAACATAATTTATATAGTATATTTCTAAACTCCGATAACCCGCTATGTATAGCCACTATGCGAACAATATTTAGCTTAGGTGAGTTTAATTTTATACTATCACAGAGCAAGGGGCTTATGAATATATTTTATCTAGACTTGTTAATAGAAGCAGGAATTGCTACTTCAGCTTTAAAAGAGGACTTAATATCCGAAGCTAATCCGACTTCGACACCATATTACAACGTTAAACTAGAGGATATTATGGGCATATTACACCCTGACACTTGGAAGCTAGTATCAGACTCTATTATTAACAATAGAAGAGAAACTACTACTATTAGGATAAAAGTAAGTCCTGCAGTTACTACAGAATACGATTGTACTTACAAAATATCTGGCAGACTAGGAAACAGTGACGAATTTTTACCTATACCACAAAATACAAGAATGATTAATATACCTCTAGTAAAAAACGAGGATATATTCTTCGACATTACATTGCCTTTTGATAGGCTAGTCCAGCAGTTTAAGGTTGAAATAAAAGGGCCATGGGCCGGAAGCCTTACTAGCGTGGAATATATAGGAATAGTTAACTAATGAAAAAATTTTTAAACAATAAGTATATAGCGTATACGAAGGTCATTAATTTTATAGGTGATTTGTAATGGCATCGGTATTTCAAACAGACTTTTCAGAATATCCAGATGGCACGTTATTAAAAGACGTTGCTGGATGGACTGTTTATGGTCAATTCCCTGCTAATGTAAACGCTGCAAGGATAACAGGTGAGCAACTTGTCATAGATGCCACTGACAACACGGTGATGAGCTACAATGCTGGCTCAACGTCCATGTATTCAGAAGTTAGGATGAAGTACCAGTTTGCAGGAACGAATAGGGATGGTGGACCTGCTGTTCGCACAGATTCACGCTTGGACTGGATTTCAATACGTCTTCCGTCCGCCACAAGCATAAGCGTACTTGCTAGTAATAACGGGAGTAAATCCATACTTACAACTTACCCTGTTGGCGTGGCAGTAGACGACATTGTAAGGCTTGAAGTTGATGGTGATGCGAACACGCTTGAGGTATTTGTTAACGGTGTGAGCGCAGGAACTCCCGTCGATATATCAGGTGTTTCAAGTGGCACAAGCATTAACGCGGGTATGTACGGTAAAACATCAAATCCTTTTATTGATGACTTGGACCTTGGTACAACAGCTAGTGATTTAATTCAATTAGCACCAGAGACAAATAGAAAAGTTTACGCAACATTCGGGCCTACTTATAACTACACAATCAGCGGAACTTACGAGGGTGTAACTACGCCAACAGCTATCGAATATCGCGTTGAAGAATTTGTTAGTGGTGCAGTTGTAACAGATTGGACTACATTGGATGCAGCGCCATCGGCCGGCGCATTTTCTGGTGATGTTGATATACCGCGTGGCCCTTATTACAGAATACTTGTTCGCTATGCTAACTCAACATCAATACAAGCATCTTCATCAAGAATCGGGTTCGGATTGGTTATCGAGTTCGCGGGGCAGAGTAACACTGACATGCTTTGGAACAGCACGTTTAACGATACACCGCTTGATAACGTTGTTAAATTTAACGGCTCAGAATATCAGCAGCCAACAGATAGGGGCTGTATTTACGCAGGGCTTAACGCTATATCTCAGTCTCTTGGTTGTGTTGTGGCTGCATACGAAACCGCAGTAGGTTCAACCACTATTGAACAACATTTACCCGGCGGCGATAACTACGCAAACCGACAAGCAGTATTAACAGCGGTAGGCGGGAAGCTTAACGCGCTATGGTGGGGGCAAGGTGAGTCAAACGTAGGTAGTGCGCAAGCGACTTACGAAACGCGCCTTGGTGAGTTGCGCTCTGACATCCTGTCGCGCACAGGTCAAACTTCCGATACGCTACCGTTATTTATTGTTCAGTTAGGGCGTAACGTTGGCGGCACTGGTAATGACTCAGGCTGGCAAGGAATACGTAACGCACAGACAAATTACGCCAACGCTACGGCTGATGTGTATATCTCGCATCAATCTATGGATTTGCCTATGTCTGACGGGCTGCACAGAACAAGTCAAGGTTATGTGGCCGAAGCGCTTAGATTCTCAGATTCGTTTTTAGCGGCATTTAACGGTTCAGGCAACAGTGGTCGCGGCCCTATCCCAATATCGGCCACGTATAGTGGTAATGATGTAACTGTCACTCATAACTTGAATGGTAGCACAGGTCTAACAGTTCCGGCGCTTGCTGCAAGCTTGTATCAATTAACTAATGATGATTTCTCAACCGTATCAAATCCTACAAGTGTTTCATACGTTGCACCTGACAAGATTGTATTAACTTTTGCATCAATTCCTAGCGGCACTGTCAAGCTTAGAAGCCATCAAGGTCAAGATTTCGATGAAACTACATTCCCGACAGGTGATGAAACCCACGGCTCGCAGGCTGTTATGGTTGAGCCTGTTACGATTGAGTCTTTAGTTACAGAAGGTACGCCTCCTGTTACTGTAAGTATAACGCTCGATATCGGCGCACCAGAAGGGACTTATAAGACATATCTGATGGATGTTGACGACAATGAAGTGTTTAGCGGAAATGTTACCTACTCAGGTGGCTCTGCGACTATAACAGGTTTATCGGTATCGGCTGGTACATTCCTGCGCGGTTACGTTGATAGCGGTAACACAGTATCAAGTGAGGGTTGCGGAGTTAAAGGAGTAACAACATAATGCCTACCACAACGCTACCCCTAGCGGAATCGATAACCTTAAAACATAAAGGCGCTTTCACTATCGTTGATAGTGATATGCGCCAGGGTAAGGGTGACTTCACATTATCAGAAGACGGTAATAGTATTTATACTGTCAGGTACGCACAAAACTCAGATCAAGGTGAGCCGTACAAGTTGTTTAGAGCAGCTAAGTACGACTTACCTAATTCATATATCGTGCCGGAAGATTTCGCAAGCATACCGACAACTCTAAACCGCACTGACATCGGTCTTGATATGCTGGGCCTGTCAGAAGGCGCAGGGCAAGACCCAGTTGTAAGAACGTTTGAATATGCAGACCCTGATATAAGCAACATATATTTCATCATTCTTGGTTTGCATGAGAAAAACGGGAAGTTAATTGTTAATAATAACAATTATTACGCAGCTAACGGACTAAGACCTCAGACTACCTTTGTTTTCGACTCCAATAATCTGAATGCGGCAGCTACGGCACAAGACCCATCAACAACGGTTGAAGATGATTTCTCTATGAGAGATATCGGGAAGATGCTTGGCAATATGTCAAACGTGCCTACCGATTGGCAGTCGTTTTTTGGGGGCGAAATATTCTCAGGCGCAAACCAATCATCAATAACAACCAACTGGAGCGCAGGCCCAAGCTTGTTAGCATTTTCAACGGGCGAACTTGTTACAACTAGCGACCCTGATGATGTAGTAACATTTGGTTCTGAGCCTGTAATGTACTTCCCGAACGAGTCAATAGGGGCAGACGGAACGCCGCAAGCGTTTTACAATAGAAGTGTTTTCACTCCAACTGAAATAGCGCATATAAATAGCGCAAATTCATTTCTTTCCGATGTGTTAGGGACGAATACGGCTATTGAATTGTTATCTGGCGAAATATCTAAAAACGAGTGGTGGAATGACCAATCAAGGGTTATCACTCAGTTTATTGTTCCAAACACAAGAACACTAGCCGTACTTACCAATACATTAGGTACAACTAGGCAGCCATATTACACTGACGCACCCACTCAGCCTTACGAGTATCAAAAAGAATACAACGCAGGAATAACCACTGCTGTACTGGATGAGAATGGAAAGCCTGTACCAGAGTTAGACGAAAACGGGCAAATTCAGCCAGTACAGAAGGGTTTAATTTATAAGGCGCAGTCATGGATATATGATGAGGAATTGGGCGATTACACATTAACGCCACCTAGCGGAGGCGGCAGTGCGGCAATATACGATGATAAATACCTTTCCGTTTTATTATTTGATACACTTGACTTACAGAAAGTGAAAGATGGTGAGTTGTTAGGATATCAGGTTCAGCCGTATAAACAGCAATTGTTCAAGCAGCCTCTACCATTTACGACAGGAGATAAAATTCATGCAGTTCCACAATGCGGAGACTTTAAACAATCTACTGGAGAGTTGTTCTTATCGTATAGGAATGAGTACCAGTACAGCGCTTATAGCCTCTATCCGCTATTTAACACTTACGATGTGTCAGCTACAACAAGAAAAGAGGGTTCAAACATGAGTTTCAACGAATGGGATACGTTCAATCAGTGGAGCGTGTCGCAACCAACTTTACCCATTGTTGATGCAGGCCAAAACTCAACGGCTAATGTTGGTGACACTGTGGCACTATCTACGGCAACAGCTAGTAACTTTGACTCGCTGCTTTGGTCTTGTATAAGTGGTCAAAACCCAACATTTTCAAATGTATCAGCACTTAATCCAAGTGTACTTTTTAATGAGCCTGGCACTTATATTTTACGCCTTACAGCGACAAATGCCGATGGCAGCACCAGTGATGAGGTAGAGTTTACAATAAATGAGGAGGTTTTAGTGAATCAGCCGCCAACAGCAAACGCTGGGGCAGATCAAACAGTGGAAGCAGGTGCAACGGTAACACTAGACGGTACTGGATCAACTGATGGCGACGGAACGATTGTTAGCTATGCGTGGTCACAGTCGGTAGGTGATGTGGTTACACTAACAGGTGCCGCAACGGCAACACCTACATTTGATGCCCCAACTACCCCACAAAATCTTGAGTTCACACTAGTTGTAACAGATAATTTAGGTCTTAATTCCGAAGTATCTACAGTATCTGTGTTTGTTGAGGCAGCAGCACTACCTCCAGGTATTCCTCCTGTAGCAGACGCTGGACTTAATAAGATAGTTTCAAGTAATGATGAAGTTACATTAGATGGTTCTAATTCGGAACAAGGATCGGTTAGTATAGTCAGCTACTCTTGGAGCCAGTTACTTGGTACGCCTGTGATTATCCAAGACGCTAGTAAAGCTGTAGCTAAAGTAGTAATACCGGATATACAAGAAGCTGAAACTATGGCTTTTGAGCTTGTAGTTACAGACTCAGCAGGCCTTACTAGTAGCAAGATAGTTAAACTACAAGTAGCCGCTCAAAGACCTTTCTTTATAAACGCTACAAGAGACTACTCCACGGTGTCTGGAGACGGAACATGGAGAGGTAAAATAAGGCAAGGAGAAGTAGATAGTTTCACACTAACTATAGATCCTGCTTGGATCTCCCCTGAAAATATAGTAAGCTATACTATAGTTAATCCTGATGAGGTGGATATAATATATCACTCTAGACAGGAAAACATAATACAGGTTTACTTAACTTCAGAAACTGTAGGAAAACATGTTATAAGATTCGACTACGAAACACCTTCTAGGTCGGATAGGGTACTTGTTACTTTGACAGTATCTACATAAAAAGAGAGCTTCGGCTCTCTTTTTTATTATAAATCATTTGCTAATTTACTAATTTCAAAGTATAATACTTGTATTAAATAAATGAGGAAATAATTATGAAAATTGTAGCATTAAGCGATCTTCACTGTGAGTTCAGCTACCCTGATAATATAGAGGGTGATAAAGACGCCGTGCTAGTATTAGCAGGCGATATTTTCGTAGGTACTAAAGCTTTTAGAGAAGAGTACATACCTAAGTGGGCTTCTATGTTTAAGTACGTAATATATGTACTAGGAAACCATGAATACTACAGGCACAACATAGACACTCTTCCGAATAAGATCAGAAACAAGATCAAAGAACTAGAGCTAGACAACGTATTTCTATTAGACGAAGACGTAGTAGAACTAGATGGAATACAGTTTGTTGGTACTACTCTGTGGACTAGTTTAAATAGTGGAGATCCAGTAGCTAAAATAGTAGCTAAATTTAAAATGAACGATTTTTATCAGATAAGAGCAGGAGCTAAGTATCGTAAACTAGATATCCTAGACTGGACGAGCATGCATTACTCAGCTATGCTTTTCTTAGAGTCTATAGATTACTCTAAGCCTACAGTAGTAGTAACTCACCACTCCCCTCACGAAATGGGGATAGACAAGACCAGATACAAAAACGAAGATTTAAGTCATGCTTATTATACAGACTTAACTCAGTTTATTTTAGACAAAAAGCCGCTTATGTGGATATTTGGACATACGCATAAGTATGTTAAAGAAACTGTAGGCGACACACTATTGTACTCTAATCCTAGAGGTTATGTATCTGACAAGTTTAATTATGAGACAGAAGGTTATAACCCTTCAAACTTTGTAGAGGTATAACATGGCATTTTTTGCGTTTTTAGCAATAGTATTATTTTTAATCGCTTTCGTAAAAAGCGAAAACGAACTTTGTACCCGCTGTAGTAGAACTAGACACCAGCACGACAATCCCGCTACTGGGGCTTGCTGGCACTTTACTAAGGAAACTAAATAAATGAAGACAAGAGAAACAGTAGGTTGGGGAATTGCCCTCACAACAGCTTTATGCTTTGCGTTTTATCAGAGCACTGGACTTAAATGTGAAATCCAAGAAGGGGATAAGGTATTTAACTCTGCAACACAAAAGCACGGCACGGTACGCCATTTAGACGGCAAAACATGCCGAGTAGGTGTAATGTATAATGATAACAGCGTTTCTCAGCAATTCAGTGAGAACGGTGGGATTTCTTACACGGTCGATTATTGGACACTTAACAAAACGCGATAAAAAATCGCTTGCTCGACAACTTATTTCCACGTATAATATACGCATAAATTAACAAAAGGAAACAAAAAAGATGGCTAAACAAAAATCACGTAAAGGTAAAGGTTCTTACGCAGCATACGCAACAGAAGACCGTATGCAGAAAAATCGAGTTCGCAAACTAAAGCGTCACTTGAAAGCGCATCCTAACGACGAGCAAGCTTTTAAAGCTCCTGCGGTAGGTACTAAGCGCAAACCTGCGGGTAAAAACGGACACCCAGCTCAAAAGTTTTACTCATACGACGGAGCAGGTCGCAAAACACTAATGCCGTCATTCACCCCAGTATTTGCTAAGGAGGCAAAATAATGCAGAACGAACTAACTCGCGCTCTAACAGAACAGCTACAAGCTAATCACCAACGCGCCGTGGAAGCACAAAACCTTTACGGTCAGCTAATTAACTGGCGTCCGAAAGTACTCGATAACCCAGCGCATAAGCGTAAGGTATTGTCGGGATATGCAAAAATCCGCGGCTTTATTGCACGCTCTCTATGAGCAAGGTAATAGACGAAATCGTAGCTATGCTCAAAAACGAGCATAGCTCATTCTACGCTGTAAACGATAAAACCATTAAGGGAAATGGTATAGTTATTGAGGATTTGGGGAACGTAGCTCCTCCAATTATATGGTTTACGTCTATAGCAAAAGTAACGATTAAGGGTTCAAGAGTAAATACAACTACAAAGGACTTGAAAAATCTAGAAAAAGCCGCAAAGCGGTGGTATGCTGAGGCAGGCATTAGTAGCTATCAATAGTCTAATTTTACTACTTTAGTGTAAATTTCTAAAAAGAGTTTGACATTTGTAAGGGGTTTGGTATAATGAATATATTCTGGTTAGATACAGATTTAGAAAAGTGCGCTCAGTATCATTGCGATAAGCATGTCGTAAAGATGCCCCTAGAGTACGCTCAAATTTTATCTGTGGCAGCCGGAGAAAGAAATATTCAAACCTCCTACAAACCAACTCATGTAAACCACCCCTGCACTCGGTGGGCTTGTAAAACAGGCGGAAACTATACACTATTGTACGACCTTGCAGTAGCAGTAGGTAAAGAGTACTCTTTCCGATATGGACGAATCCATAAGAGCACCACGTTTATTTTAGAAGAACTACCACGAATCCTAGATCCTTCAGAGTTAGTAATTAGAACCCCTTTACCTAATTGCACAACTCTGAAGGATTATTACCCCCAGTTAAACTTAGTAGACAAATACAGATTATTTTACATGCGAGATAAAGCGAAAAGCTTCGATCTTGTATGGACTAACAGAGAGAGGCCATTCTTTATGGGCGACAGATTCTATCAGCAACAACTAGAAACTATAGGTACATGCCCTGGGCATTCTAAAGAAAAGAAGCCTAAAAGACTAACCAAAAAAGAAATAGCAGAAAATCTAGGCTGCCCAGCAATGGAGAAGCTAACTGTTACCGATTTAGAAAAAGCCTCGGATATAAAAGTAGGAGAGTATTCTATTCCTACAGGTCGCTTAAAAAAGCCTTATATAGATGTATGTTTAGAGCATTTAGATAGTTCTATAGACTGGGGCAAGATGACAGTGAAAGAACTTACTGAGGTATTAAATAAATTTAAAAAGTAATTGCCAAACAGCTTATTTCAACGTATAATATATACATATTAAGAAATGAGGAAAGAAATGAAATTTCAAAATGAAAAGTTTCAATTTACTGTAGAAAGGCAGGTAGACGGCACTTACCGTATTTTAACAAAAAGATTAGTACCTAAGAAGCTTTTTGGTTTTATTATTGCACCTGCTGGGGAAGTGGGACAACTAATAATTAGTGAATACGATACTCAACTAGAGAGCTTACATAGACACGAAAAGTTCTCTATAAAAGAAATTTTAGCTTTACTAGCTAAAGAAAACGCAAAACCTGTTGATGAAGACGGTTTAACCCCTGAAGAAATAAAAAACAAACTGGAGAACCTTAATGTTAAAAAGTTTTCAGAAATCAATGATTATTGAGTCAGCTTCAGGGCAGGCTGCCCGTAATAGAGCTTTGGAAGAAAAAGCTTTAAACTATTTGTCCTCTAATGATATTACTTTGCGTGATATGTTAGATGTAGCAGACGCTGTTGAAGATGTATTAGTACCTAGACATGCGTATAGTATGAAATTAGTACTAGACTACAGCCCTGGTGAAGTAGTTACGCTAAAGTCCGCGCTTAACTATGAACACATTGAAACTAATATGTCGGAAAAGGTGGTAAACCTACCTCAAGCTAACGAGGTACGTAATCTGTTCCTAGAATTAAAAGGGCTAGCATTCATTGCGTAAGCCTAGTGAGACAAAAATCAAGTCTTTAGCAAGTAGGCAAGGCTGCGTATTCGTCCACGAGTCTAGCATAACGCATTTAGAATTACGTGAGCTTTGTGAAAAGCTCTACATTGAGGGGTTTTTCTCAGATAGAGAAAAGTCCCACAACCAGTTAAAGTATGTTTACGGTTGTAAAAATTAAAAAATGACTTGATAAATTACTAAAAAAGTCATATAATATACAAATATTATCAAGAAGCGGGTATAGTTCAACTGGACAGAGCAACTGCCTTCTAAGCAGTGAGTTGGGGGTTCGAGTCCCTCTACCTGCGCCAAATAAATTAAAAATGTATTTGCTAAACGTTTGTTATAATATGTTTTAGAAATCTAGCAGTTAGTACATAAAGCAATAGCGTGCGAACGTCGCCTCAATGCGAGGTTTAAGACCGACTAGTACTAATGTGGCAAAGTAGACGCGACAGGTTCTACAAAAGACTTCTGCCAAGTCAGGAGCGTTTGGGTGTGGAGCATAACTGGTACATGCGGTAGCCTGTTAAGCTAAAGATAGTTGGTTCGAGTCCAACCACACCCGCCAAATTTAGGAGCTATCGTATAATGGCTGATTATGACGCGTTGTCTGCGCGAAGATCGGGGTTCAATTCCCCGTAGCTCCGCCAAATTAATCAAACTAGGAGCATATATGCTAACGTATAACGAGACTATTGAGCTATTAGCCAAACGTAGATACCAAAAACTTATGTCTGGGTCTAACGAACTTACCTTAGCAACAGAATGTGAAATGGCTAATACAATATTCCAAGTAGATTCTGCGTTCGAAGATGTAAACGCTATGTTTGATAAACTTTACAATTCAGCCGATGTCTAATGGCGGGACACTAGGTTTTCACCCTAGACGCAGTGTTGCGTAAGCGGGTTCGATTCCCGTCGGCTGAACCAATTAAAATTATTATGAATGAAAAAATAAAAAGCACACTTTTAAAATTAGAAAATCAGGGTCTATTAAACGGAAACTTTAAAATAGATGAGCAGCTAATTCAAGCGTATAGAAAAGTTTATGGTAAAGGAACCTTAAAATCAAAAGGTGAAAACTTCTTAGCTGATAGGTTAGCAGCTTTAAACTTGTTAAAGTATAAACATAACAAGTTTAAAGCATCGGATATAAAAGAGGGTTTTATATACGTTATATCAAACCCTTCATGGGAATATGTAAAAATAGGAAGAACTATAGATGCTAGAAAAAGGCTAGCACAAATGCAAACGTATAGCCCACTTAGGGATTTTAAAATAGAGCATTATGTATTTTCCCAAGATATTAATTTATTAGAGTATAAGGTACATAAGTATTTGGAAAACAGTCAAGTTAATGGTGAGTGGTTCAATGTACCTGCTTCAGTAGCCATAAAGACAATTAAAACAATAATGGGTCGCTAATTCAATTGGTTAGAATATCCGCCTTTTAACCGGAAGGTTCCGAGTTCGAGTCTCGGGCGGCCCACCAATTATAGTGGTATAGCTCAGCTGGCAGAGCACCCGACCGATAATCGGGAGGTCACAGGTTCGATGCCTGTTACCACTACCATTTACAAGCGCATATTAGCATGTTCGGTACGTCTGTTGGCTTCTGTGTGCTTCTAAATGGTTACTTACAGCAAATACTATTTTCTTACCAACATCAAGAAACGGACGTTTAAGAAGCGTCGGCAATAGTAACCAGCTTTACCTTAGGTCTATAGCTCAGAGGCAGAGTGCTGCTCTTACAAAGCAGAGGACGGGATCTCGGAATTCCCTAGACCTACCAGATTTCGGGGGATTAGCTCAGTTGGAAGAGCGATTGCTTTGCAAGCAATAGGTCGCTGGTTCGATCCCAGTATCCTCCACCAGTTACGTATAGAACAGTACGCCAATATTTAGAGCGGCCGGGCACGGTGGTATGTGAGTTAAAATCTCACCTGTTGTAATCTATACGAGGGAAGAAGCTCAATAGGCTGAGCACTTCGGCGGAAGAGGTTGCAGGTTCAAGTCCTGTCTTCCCGATCACTTTCAAAGGCTGCTAACAGCAACTTTACTATTATTCAACTGCTAATTGAAACCAAAGTAAATGCAGCCTGATTTATTCAATTCAACTAAAGGTACACTAACAATGTGGAGCAAGTTTTTTGCAGATAAATTAGAAACTAAATTAGACAGTATAATGGCTAACGAATTAGCCAAGACTGCTGAGATAAGTCTAGAAAAAGAGCTAGAGCAAGCCAAGAGCGAAGCCTTACAAAAGATAGTTAAAGATAGAGTACTAAAAAACTTATCAAAACACTTCAATACTGAAGTGTATGAGCAAACGGAAAAAGCTATAGAGCTATTTAACTCTACATTGCGAGAAGCACCAGTAGACAGAGAAGATCTAGAAGAAACTAGAAAACTTATATTTAATAAAGTTCTAAAATTATATCCAAAAGCTAGCACAAACTATAGCCACCACTACGGATACAGTTTCGTAATGCCCGAAATAACAACAACGCTGATTGCAAATGGCATTACTAACAAAATTATTGCAGAGATAGCTGAGATGGATTAGCGCAGGTTTGAAGCACCTGAGAGGTTGGGATCGTTACCCACTCTCTGCACCAAGTTTACTAGGAACAACGAAAGTTGATGTTTGGGTAAAATGCGGGCTCGACTCCCGCCCTAGTTTTTAAATTACTTGCAAAACAGCTTATTTCAACGTATAATATATACATATTAAGAAATGAGGAAGTCTTGTGAGAAATCAATACAGTGAAATTATTAGTAAGTTGCGAAAAGAGTTACACTATACTAACTCACAAATGAGAAAGCATTTCCCTCTTCTATTTAAGCTAGAAGAGCAGGAAAATCTTAGGCTAGTCCGGAGAAGGGCTAGGATACTGAGATTTAAACTTATAGGGGTATAGCCAAATTGGTTAAGGCAGCGGTCTTTGAACTCGCGATTACTGGTTCGAGCCCAGTTACCCCTTCCAATTTTTTTAAGGAACATTTATGGGTTGGTTAATATTGTTAGCTTTAGTGCTAATATTTCCAAAAGTATTTATAGGTATATTTGCGTTTTTTGTAGGTATACTTTGGGTAGTAGTTCTAGGTATTACATACGTAATAGTAAGTATTCTAGAATCTATAGCTAATTTAATTAGATAGCGAGATACAATCAGATGGTTAGATGGTCAGGCTCATAACCTGTACGGACGGGGGTTCGAGTCCCTCTCTCGCAACCACTTTTAAAGACTGCTCACAGCAACTTTTAAACTTTTATGGGAAAAAGAAAAAAGCAGTCTGTTCTAATTACGCTCCTGTAGCTTAATGGTAAAGCAACCTACTCATAATAGGTAGAGTCCTAGTTCAATTCTAGGTAGGAGCACCATTTTAAAGAGTAGTTACAGCAAACAAAATCTGACGAAGAGGTGCTGTTATGGCACGGCGGTGTACTGGTCTCACCGTTAAAGTGTTATTAGACTGGACAGTTAAAAGTCCTTAAAAATCAAACTACTCTGTCCTTTTTTGATAAACTAGGTGTCCGCAACGCAGTAGGATGTGGGGTGGTAGCCGAAACAGCTAGAGATTGGAGTCCTACCTCCTAAACAGCACGCGGGTTCATAGCCCTAGTCCAACTACTCGGTTGGCTTCCACTTGAGTGTGGTTGTAGTATAAAAAGCTTGTTTATCTCTTAGTGCTTTACTTAGAGTATTAAGAGATAAATGCCGATGTAGCAAAATTGGATTGCAGGGGTGTTGTAAGCCTTTTAAAAGCGGGTTCGAATCCTGTCATCGGCACCAATTTATTGGAGAGTAAACCAGTTAGGTACTGGGGCGGCCTGCTAAGCTAGTCGAGCCTTAAATGTGGCTTGGGGATCGAGACCTCTTCTCTCCGCCAAATTAAAATGCGTCTTTAGTGTTAATGGTAGCACGTTTGGTTTCCACCCAAAAAGTGCGGGTTCAAGTCCTGTAAGACGCTCCAACTTTAAAGGATAGTATCAATAAGGACGCAGTGGTGTGTCAGCTGGCTGTAAACCAGTACCCTCAGGGCACGAGGTTCGACTCCTCTACTATCCACCATTTAGTGTCTCCATCTTATCAGGGGTTCGATGGACAATAACAGGACTAGCGATTAGTGGGCTAGTGGCAGCTGTGCAACTCAGTGAACTCGATATATTTTATATGTGCACTAGGGAAACTTTAGGCAAGCTTAGGTAAGGCCACCTATAAACATAATATCTTACACCAACTTAGGCCGAGTAAGAGCAACTACACCACTAGGAATTGATCGACCTATTTGGAGGGTAGTCAGATACAACAATAGTGCATATTTAAAATTTATCAAATGCAGGGGTGATGGGAATTGGAATACCTCTCTGATTTAGATTCAGAGGTTTGCGGGTTCGACTCCTGTGCCTCGTACCATGCGGCGGTACGCAAATTGGAATCGCGAACAGACTTAAAATCTGTTGATTGTGGGTTCGACCCCCACTCGCCGTACCAAATTACTTGCTAATCTGCTTAATTTAACGTATAATACTTGTATTGAATTGGGAGATTGCTTTGAAAAACAAACTTAAATTTAAAGTAACTGATACTGTAAGAAGTAACTTTAGAGCTAGATGGACAGGTAAAATTATATTTTTGTCTTCTAGACCAACTGGTTCGCTCGACTTGGCAACTGTTCTAGTCTTCTTAGATAGAAATGGTAGACCTTTAAGAAAACCTATCACTAAAGTTATTGATACAGGTTGGTTAGAAAAAGTAGAGAATATCAATGGTTAATCTAGACGAACTAAATAAAGAGTTAGACGAAAAAATAGAGCGTCTAGAAGCAGAAATAGCTTTTGCAGCTAAAGATTTATCTCAAGCTAAAGAAGTTAGAAACTGTTGCCACGAGTGGCAATCAACTCCACACTGGGCTAATTCAATGGTCACAGTAGTTACCTGCAAAAGATGTGGGTATGAAGAGGAACAACTATGATAGAAAATGAAAGTGTAGTTATGGGGGACGAAACATGGGTGTAGGCGTATGGGATAGTCCAAGGAATGAGTGGTATGACTTTTAACGTAGCAATTAGAGTAGGGCCTCGTCTGTATATGGTTTACTCTACTCATACAATATAACAGAGAGTAGCGCAGTCAGGTAGCGCACTCCCCTTGGGAGGGAGGGGTCGGGAGTTCGAATCTCCCCTCTTTGACCATTTAGGTTGAACACCTTTAAAGTATAACTTTATAAAGTTCGCTTTGAGCCTAGTCAGAGCTTTAACTACTAGGCTAATTTAACATGCAGCCTCGACACTAGCGGCAAATCTCATATTTAGTTTTTCAAGTAAACGCAACGGCTAGATAACGAGGCTGCATCTTAAATTAATATAGGGGTGAGCATATGGTATGCAGCAAGATTCCAAACCTTCGCACAGAGACGGGTTCGATTCCCTCCACCCTTGCCAATTTCAGGTTAAAATATGACAGCAGAAGAAATAGTTCGTATAATAGCATCAGAGCCTCCTGAACTCTCAGCAGAGAAAGTAGTTAATCAGAGAGACTTCTGGTTAAAGATATGTAAAGAGTATCTCGATAAACAGCCTAAGCCGCATGAATTAGTAGATGCTTTCCTAGAAAGCTTTTAAGGAACATTATGAAAATACACATACCTCAAAGTTTGCTACAAGTAGCTAGAAGTATTAAAATGCAAAACTATAAAGTAAATACTCCTACTAAATTTCATAAGTTCAAAAACCCTTTGGATATGTTTACTAAGCAACTTAACAAAAAGTTAGAGTCTAAAGTAGACTGGGTCTTATTCTCGGCAGCTAACGGAGCGGAAGCTCACACAGATAAACTAGATACTGATATATACGGAACTACTACGTTCATTATACCAGTTATACTCCCTAGTAAAGGAGCAACACTATACCACTCAGAAGGTATAGAGCAGCTAGAAATCGGTAAATTATACGAAATCAACCACCAGCTATTGCATTCTTTAGACGTACATAGTTTAGATGGTTGTGTACTAGTTATGGCTAGCAAAATAGAATAAATCATTTGCTAAACAAGTTATTTTAACGTATAATACTTGTATTGAATAAATTAGGAATGCAAATGAACGAAGAACAGACCATTAAGCTATTTTTACAACAAGTACTTCAAGTATTAAAAGTAGCTGAACAGGAATTTAACCTAGACCTTAGCAATGTATCAGTAATAGCTGCTCCTTTAAGCGTTCCTGCGAGAACATTTTACGAAGGTGATGGTATGGTTGTGTTCAACCCAGAATTTATATTAAACCACTTTGACGTGATGGTGGAAAACGCAATCGCGCATGAAGTAGCCCACATTGTAGTGCATCACAGACCTGAGTACGGTAGTGGTCACGACTTAGGATGGAAAAAAGTAAAAGAACATTTGGAGAGTACCGCTGAGTTGGTCGGCAGCTTGTCTTGAAAACAAGAGGTGTCCGTGAAGAATGGGCAGGGGTTCGACTCCTCTACTCTCCGCCAAGTTCACTATAAGCGCGTTGTAAGCTTCCAAACCTTACACAGAGCTTATTGGTAAACAAAGAGGTGGATTCCAAGCCGCCAAACTGGACTAGGCAAGTCATTACCAGCTCTCTAGGACTTGCCACTTATTAGGAAAAGTTATGAACTGTAAAAAAGCATTAGACGAGTTTATTACTACACAAAAACTGTCGCCCGAAGAGCGACAAGCTGTGGTACAGTTTGCTATGTTCATGGAACGTAAACGTCTAGAAGAAAAGATTAGACGATCTATTGAATCCAAACCGGTTTCAAAATTAGAGGTAATTTGTTAAAGGAGATGGAGCGGTAGGTGCTCAGTTTGCTCTCATAAGGCAAAACCGCCGTGTTCGACCCACGGTGTCTCCACCAATCAACCAAGGAATAAAATGAAGCAATTAGCAATTATTTTTTCAGCTGTATTTTTAACAGCAGCATGTACTCCCCAATCTAGTGACAACGGTGGTGGAGTATTACTAAACCCAGTGCGCGTCTACGAAGTAGACGGCTGGGGTTCTAATCCTGATATTTACGAGTTTACTCCAGTAGGACATCCAGAAAAATCATGCCTTATACTTGTCTCTGGTGGGGACAAGGCATCAGGATTAACTTGTTTCGATAAATAGTGAGTTGGCAGAGCGGTCAATTGCGATGTCTTGGAAAGGCATTGTCCTAGCGGGCACGTGGGTTCGAATCCCACACTCACTGCCAAATTTTTGCAAAAAGAAACTACCATCACTTCCGTTCTGCGAGTGAATCTTTTAAGGTGCAGTAGAAGGCTGTAGGTGGAGCAACGAGATAATTGTATGCTAGACTTAATGATAGATTTTGCTAGAAAAAGTGGGAGGTACTTTCAATTGAAACTAGACTTAGGAATGCCCGAGTATTACTTCTTAAATCCTGAGTATATGTGCAGCTTATATTCCGGTATTACTTACTATGATTCAGAATACAAGAAATTTGGTATAACTTCTTTCGATTACCCTCCTGCGTTCACTGCTCTAAGAAAGCATTTAGGAGCTACTGGTAAGATAAAGATAGAGCCAGGACATAATGCAGATGTGGTTTTAGTACCATTCTACCTAAACAACCATCTTATGGAGGTAGGAGAAAGGTTTCTAAGTCCTGGGGCTATGAAGAACCATGAAGAATTAACTGAAAACTATAACAACGGACTAGTGGCTGAAGGGATATAGGCACTGGATTGCAAATCCAGCTCATAGGGGTTCGATTCCTCTCTAGTCTTCCAAATCAAAAAGAGGAAATATGTGGCAAACTGACGTTCTAAAACTAATCAATGACTGGCTTCACAAATCCAAACTAATAGATTCAAGGTACTGGTCATGTCCTACATTGGATAATCCTATGTTAAAGCAAGGACTAACTGGTTACAATAATTTCCGAGGATACTACAACCCTCTAGTGTCTGCAAAGGAGTTTATGCATTACTCTTGGGGACTACCTAGAGCGTCGGGAAAGTCAGTGTTTATTAAAGAAATGCTAGATAACATGAATCCTGATTCTGTTAGGATAGATAAACACGCAAAGACACATTTTGTAGAAATAAGAGGCTTAGGAAAACTACTTATTTTAATTGACGAGTATCCTCCAACATGGGAAATTTTAGAACACTATACAAGAGGAATGCCTAAAGATATTCTTATTGTAAAAATAGAAACACCAAAGCTGGCATAGCTCAACTGGAAGAGCACTCCGCTACGAACGGAGAGGTTGTAGGTTCGAGTCCTGCTGCCAGTGCCATTTTAAGGAAAACATGAACATGAATTGTGAGTGGTACACTCCACCTTATATTATAGAAAAAGCTAAACTTGTACTGGGAACTATTGACTTAGACCCTGCTAGTTGTGAATATGCAAACCGCACTGTCGGAGCTTCAAAAATTTATACTGCTGAAGATTCTGGGCTTGAAAAGCCCTGGATTGGGAGAGTCTGGTGTAATCCGCCTTACTCCGCAAAGCTTTTAAAGCACTTTACAGCGAAGTTCCTAGCCGAATATCAAAACGGTAACATGACAGAGGGGATTATGCTAACCAACGCCGGAACAGATACATTATGGTCTGTACCTCTGCGCTCTGGACTACAAGCCTACACAACTGGAAGACTTAGCTTTATGCTACCCGATGGGACTTACAAAGGTAAAGGCTCTAGGGGTTCATGTTTTACTTACTTCGGAAACAACAAAGAGAAGTTTATAGAAACGTTCTCAGACATTTGTTGGTTTCCAAACCTTTGACGACTTGGAAATTCGCTACCGAGGTGTCAATAACCCCTGTGTAAAAGCAGGGGTTTCTTTTTATTTAATAAAGGAGATATATATATGCCAGCCACAATCGCTTTCATTACAATCATGATGGCTTTCGCATTAGGTTTAGTTATAGGATCAGGTGTAGAAAGTAACACAGACTTTGAGTACAAAGCAACGCTAGTTAAACTAGAATCCTATAACGACTTTTGCGAGCTTAACGGATTTGGAGAATTAAAGTCTTACGACCAGCATACATTTACGTGTAACTCAGGTAAGAAGATACCTATAAATCTACTACTAGGGCGCGACTAAATGATTTCAGCAGTAAAAATGTGTAAAAGACCAAGCACTTATAGACTAAATATATCCACTACAATTATACCTAAGGTACTATACTACAAAAAGAGTATAATTTATAGATTTTACTTTAACTGGTTCGGAACTTGGTACGACATTCAAATTAATTATTAAATCATTTGCAAAATAACCCATTTCAACGTATAATATACACATATTAAGAAATGAGGAAAACGCAATGAATTTACATACTTTTGTTAGTGAGTTAAACGATGAACTGCAAGGTTGTATTGCTATGGATTCGGTAGTCTTAGAGCGGTTAAATGACCTAGCAAAAGAATACAAACAACCAGTATTCGATACCTACGTAGACGCAGTGTTATTAGTCCAACAACACGGATTTGACTGTGATGAGTGTCCTGAGTGTGGTTGGATTTCAGAAGGTAATTGGTACGAACATCCTGACCACGATGGAGTTTGTTCAGATTGTGAAGTAGCGGAGGAATACTAGTGTTTGTTGAAGTAGAAGTAAAGATTACTAAAACAGTGCAGGTAGAGATTAGTGATAACCTAACTCCATCGCAAGCGTCAGAAAAAGCGGTAACTATAGTAGAGGAAGAGCTATACTCCCCACTGTACTGGGATTTCGAAGTTAGAGCCCTAGACCTTAGCTCAGAGAAGTTTATAAATTCTGAGGTAATACGTTAGCCTTATAAAACGTAGAGTGATTGACCCCACTATAATAATCCGAGCCGAGCCGGTCAGGTCTATAATACTAAACTTAGGGAGTGCACTTCCTAGGGTACCCATGCAGAGATGGTGTAGTGGTAGCATAATACAGCAAACAAGGTATTCTGTCTTGAAGAATACTTGCAGCAACTATTTAGCTTTCTTCTCATAAAAGATTGGCGGAGGTTCGATTCCTTCTCTCTGCTCCAGATTATTAAATCATTTGCTAAACAAGTTAATTTAACGTATAATATATACATATTAAAGATTGGGGCTTACTTGCAGTTTAAGCAAGCCCTCAGTACCCGACTAGAGGACGGGGTGTAATCCTCTAGGGCACGTCAAAGCCAAAAATGTCAGCCGTAGCTTCGGCTATATAATAAAGTTAGGGTGTAGTGCATTTGATCTCCTTTGTGTTTGTTAAATGGTAAAAGTGCTGGCTGTCCACCCCAGTCAGCCACTTTTTAAATAGATATTTGGTATGCGCTTATGCTGTGATGCGGGTATCCAAAAAAGCCACCGCTGCGTATTGCAGTTCTTGACTTTCGTAGGTCGAGTAGTCTGGATAACTAGTGGACTCTCAGTAGCTGAAGCCTAACCGCGTGTGCCTCTCGCTACTTTAAGCGCAGACCAAATATTTATTAACGAGGAAGTAACATGAATACTAAAAGAGAACTAGCAGCCATTGCAGTGGCGGCCTACTTAGCTATCTCTGTATTAGGGGATACTCACAATTACCTAATGGCAGCAATCACCTACTTCCTAGCAGCAGGAAATGTAGTTATGGTTGGAACGTACTTAGATAGAGCGGAAGTAGAATGGTAACAGAAACTCCAACCGACGATTACCGCTTTAGGGTAGAGTCTCGTATAGAGCGTTACGGATTTTTATGGTTGCGTAAAAGATTAGTACAATGTCTTGTACTTACTAGGTCTGTGCATAGACGAGGGCAAGTTTACGATACCGGAGACCCTCAATACGCTAGTCACCACCCAATTGCTGAAGTAGATGAAATATACTACAGAGACGTAACACCAGAGGAATTTTTAAATGAATACAACGTACTTTGCCAGCGACTTGCATTTGGGACACAGACGGATTCTTGAGTTTGGTCGTGACTTTACAGACTTAGAAACACATAATAAAACCATTATTGAGGCTATTAATGATACTGTTAAGCCTGTAGATAAGCTATACCTACTAGGAGACTTAGCATTCAATTCTGAGTTTTGGCGATTGTCAGCATTGCATTGCAAAAACATTACAGTAGTGCTAGGAAACCATGATTACCCTAGCAAAGTTCATTTAATACAAGAAGCACTTCCAAACGTAAAACTAGCAGGATGCTTAGAAGACCGCTGGAAGGGGTTTGGTAATGTTATCATTACACATATGCCAATCCATCCTAGTCAACTAGAATATAGAGCAAAACTAAATATTCACGGACATTTACACAGTCATGTAGTACCAGACCCTAGATATGTAAACGTATCTATGGAACAATTAGAAAGCTGGAAGCCTATATCAAAAGAAAAAATCATTAGCCAAACAAGCAAAATTAACGTATAATACTTGTATTGAATGATTGAGGAGAATCTTAATGATTAAGTATTTCTATAGAGTGTCTTTTGGTTTTGTAGGTTGCGAGTCTACTGGATTACTAGAGGCGAAAAACGAAGAAGCAGCACTGGAAATAGTTAGGGAGTTGGCTATTGAAAATGCCGAGTCTTTTGGATACTACCAAGACGAAGATGCTTTCGGTGACTTAGATACTGTAGGGGCAGTGGCTGAGAACTTAACTGAGGAAGAGGAAGCTGAGCTAGAATTCGAAGGATATGGTGAAGTTGGGCAATTAGATTACTATGCTGAAGTTTACAACTCCGAAAAGCATGATGGCCTATATATCTAGTAAAAATCTCCCGAGCGTAGCGGAACTACGCCATCCCGCCCTAGATGTAATAGAGTGGTACTGTTGGAATCCAGTATAAAATTCCAAGGTCTTGGGCACTTTCACTTTCACTTAAACGTGTCAAGTTTTGTTTCTTTTGTTATATAAAGTATCCCACTGCCGCAGGAACGCGGTCAGGCAGTCTCTGGGTCTGTATAAAATCGGTGTGAGAATCCGCCAGAGACACTCCATATAATTGAGTGGTTATATGGAGTGTAGTAATTAGGGATTGATCATCCCATGAACGAGACTAGCTATCTCTTTCGTACTCTCACTCCTAAATAGGGATAGGTAAGGGGTTCGACTCCCCTTCGACGGACTGTGTCCGGCGGGTCTGTAGTACTACCAAAACCCGAAAGCTCTTTCCCGTATCTGTACCTACTCTGGTAAGACAGAGTAACAAAAAATCATAGAGAAAGCTTAGTACACTTCCTCGGTACGGTGATTAGAGTTATTTAGTGTGGCTGTGGCAGATTTGGAAATGTCCTAGATTGTGATTCTAGATTATGCGGGTTCGAACCCCGTCAGTCACCACAAATAACTTTAAAAAAGATTTGCAAAACAACATATTTCAACGTATAATGAGGAAAACGATATGGCTTGGGATTTAAACGGTCTTATACACCCCGATATGATGATTCACGTTGAAAAAGTAGGTCAAGACAAAGACTTCTACCACATTATAACAAAAAACAAGCGCAGAGTTTCTATTCCTAGAAAGTCTTTTATGACAACAGACTCTAAGCTGTTATTAAAACTTTTTGAGCAAGTTAACAAAGCAATATACATTCAATCACTGCACAATGTTGTGCTACTAAGGGAAAATTAATGAAAGTAAGTAAAGAAAATCAAATTATCGGTGCGGTATCACTAATTGTAACAATCCTTACGTGGATAGCGTATGGATTTAACGTAGCTCTAGCCTTATTTATCTCTACTAACGTAGCAGTAGCAATAAAAGATTACTTTACTGGTGGTGATATGGAATTTAGAATCCGTTCCTACCGGTATAGAGAGAAAACTTTTAAAGGCTTCCTAGGTTTTGTAGCAGTAATCTTCTGCATAATCTGGGCAGTATCAAACATTTACTTAGCATTGTTTTATTTGCTAATCCCAATTTCCGAGCATATTACAGCATTAAAAGGAATCAAAAATGAACAAACTATTTAACGCAATGACACTAGCTGACGCTCTAACAGACAATGGAGCAGTAACAAACTCTACATCAGGTTCATTCCTAGTAGACTTATTCGGTCGTGCAGGTTCTAGCCGTGGAACTAACCTAGTAGGTGAATTCTTACAGGCTTTTAAAGAAAACCCAGACTTAGCTATTCGCTTAGCTCTGTATACCCGTGACCCTCGTGGTGGTTACGGTGAACGAAAACACTTTCGCCAATGGATTAAACAAATCCTTAAACTGGTTGACCTAGAGACAGGTAAAGCCATTGTATCAAAAATCCCTGAGATTGGTCGCTTCGACGACCTAATTCCAGTAATTGAACTTGGTGGAGACATTAAGGCACACGCTATCACCGTATGGCTACGCGCTATTGCGGTTGAGAAAAATGCTCTAGCAGCTAAGTGGATGCCTCGAAAAGATACAATCTTCGAAGAAGTGCGCCGTCACCTTGGCGTTCCGCCAAAAACTTTGCGCAAGCTGTTAGTTGAGACTACTAATGTAGTTGAGACTCAGATGTGTAATCGTGAGTGGGATCAAATTGAGTACAGTAAGTTACCTTCTCGTGCTCAACTGCTTTACCGTAAAGCGTTTGCTCGCAATGACGGTGAAAGATACGAAGAGTATCTATCCGCCCTTGAAAAGGGCGAGGCTAAGGTTAACTCTAGCGTGCTATACCCTTATGAGATTGTAGCAAATAGCTCAGGGCAGCTTCGAGAAGCTCAGTGGAAAGGTTTGCCAGATTACGTTGGCGAAGGCAGCTTTTTGCCTATGATAGACGTTTCAGCGTCTATGTGTGTTGCAGCTGGGACTACTAAATACACTGCTATGCAAGTAGCAATGTCTCTTGGTATTTACTTAGCCGAGAGAAACAAAGGAGTGTTCAAAGACCAGTTCCTAACGTTCTCTGAACGTCCTAGAATGCAAGAACTTTGTGGTGATACCTTAGAAACTCGTCTTCGTAACCTAAGCTACGCAAACTGGGGTATGAATACTGACATTAACCTCGCTATGCAAACTATTCTAGATAGGGCCGTTGCTAATGGACTGACTGATGAAGATTTGCCAGATGCGTTAATAGTACTGTCTGATATGGAATTCGACCGTTGCGGTTCAAGCCCTGTATCTGAGAAAACTATTAGAGACTTTGAAGCCTCAGGTTTTACTGCTCCTAAATTAGTGTTCTGGAACATTGCTAGCAGACGTGATAATGTACCCGTTAGAGCTGGACAGGGTGGTACTGTTTTAGTATCAGGTTTCTCAGCTGCGGTTATGAAGACAGTATTGTCTGGGGAAGTGGTAACACCTATAGACATGGTCAAATCCGCACTGTGCGTACCTAAGTACGACTACCTATAAAAGGAGGCTTCGGCCTCCTTTTTTGTATCTGTATAAAAATTCTTCTGTTGACTTCAAGTTATATTTTGATATAATGTAGTCCTAGGAGGAATTTTTATGTATTTATTAAATTTAACAGGCCTCCAACCCTATGTCTAAAATAGCCAAATACTTAGACATGTTTAGGATATTTCCTAGAATGGTACTTGTAGTATACACAGTAGGTCTTATAATGTCTGTGAATTGGTACATTTCGTATAAGGAAGTTCCTGAAATAAAATGCGACGCAGCAGTGATGCAGGTGGTACTTAATAAAGGGGAAAGTATCAAAACCGCAGAGCTACTAGCTTGCAGACAGGTGGGCGTAATCGGAAGGCCCGTAGGTTATACAGCCCTAGTCACGACGATGTTCGGCGCAGGGGCTGTATTTTTTGGCTTCTACACCAATTCTGGGTGGAAATGGAGAGTGGAAGCAGACAAAGATCAGGAGTAAGTATGTTTCTAGAAACAGTATTAGTAATTGCGGGTATTGCTGCAATTCTATATTTTATTAAAAAACGTAGCGCATCTAAGAAAGGCAGTGGTTCATCAGGGTCACCGAATGTGCCACCAGTTACAAAGCCACAATAAGTTAACAATTTCCCCTAACGGCAACTACAATTATAAGGTAGTGCAGGATTACGTGTTTGATAGCCCCGTCCTAGGGCAAACCTTTACTATTCCTAGAGGGTTTATTACAGACGGAGCTTCTACCCCTAGAATATTTTGGAGTGTGTTTGGAGGGCCATTCTGCCCAAAAAATTTAGAAGCCTCTGTACAGCACGATTTTCTTATATACATGGGAGTAGACGGGTCTCAAAGAGACCTGCAATTTTATTCTACTCTAGTCGATAATAACACTGATAAGTGGAAAGCACGCTTAATGTACATAGGAGTGGTTGTCTGGAGGAAAGTGAAAACTTTCTTGACATGAAAGAGGTTTTATTATATTATGTCACTCAGAACACAAATTATAATAGCTCTTATGCTTTTATTAGCGGTAGGGGGATTTCTTTTTTATAAAGAGATTCAAGAACACGCCGTAACAAAGCAACAGTTAGTAACTAAACAAGCAAGTGTTGATAGGCTAGAAAAGTCTATCAAGGACGTACAAACTCTGCAAGTATTAACAGAGTCAACTGTGCTAGAACTAACTAAAGAGACAAATTCCAACAAGCGAAAGCTATCAGAACTATCAGGTAGGGAAAGTGTTGTGGCGGCAAAGCCAGGTCTCGTAGAAATAAAGCTAAATAAAGCCTTCAATGAGACCCAGCGCGAATTAGGTTGTATTACAGGAGATACTAACTTATGTCAGCAGCAATAGAAAACTTTCTAAGCACAGTCTTTTCGTACTTCCTAGACTATATAGGGGACATTACTGACGCAGTGCTAGATATTACCTTAGTTGCAGTTACTGCTTTAACTCTAACAGGTTGCACCATTTCAACCCCTGAGCAAGTAGAAACTGCTGTGTACCATCCCGCTTGGCCAGCACCGTATGAAACGTGCGACGTCGAGTGGAAAATAATGGTAGTTGATAAAGAGCCATTCGTGGCTCTTTCTTTTGAAGATAATTTAAAAATGGCGGCCTGTACTGAGGACTTAATTCGTTACTTGAAAGAAATGAATATTAAGTTCTGTACTTACAGACCAAAGGAGGACTCAAGGTGTGCTAAAATTATTACGCAGAAAGAAAAAACCACCTAAGTACATATCTTCGGAAATAAGACTTTCAGAGCAGATAGATGTACAGGGCACTGCCCTGTACCCTGCGTATGTTAATGATATTAAAGATCATCACTACGCATTATTCACCAAAGAAGAACTTTCTAGTGCATTGCACCGAGGTTCTAGTCATAAAGAAGAGTCTATACCAAAGACAGAGTACTGGGTAACTAAACTTATAAAACTAGTACTTATATAACAAGGATAATATGTCTTACCATACACCATCACTATCTAAATTCGCAGTATCAATTGGAAACGAGGGTACTTCTAACACAGTATACCATTACAACTTAATGGGAAGTATAGGGGACGCTTCGGACTATACAGACTTACTAAACACGTTAAGGTCTGCAAGTGAAGCAGACGAAATACATATTCATATTAACAGTCCCGGAGGTCAAGTATATACCGCAGTACAAATAGTTAATGCTATAGAAAATTGTAAAGGAACTGTAATAGGGATTATAGAATCTGCATGTGATTCTGCAGCTACTATAGTATTCCTAGCATGTGATGGATGGTGTATAGAAGACAACACGTTAAGCTTGTTCCATCAATACTCAGCTGGATTCTATGGAGAAGGGCATAAGGTCAAATCTCAGATAGAGGCTACAGATAAGTGGATAGCACAGTTAAATAGGCACTATTATTCAGACTTCTTAACAGAAGATGAGTTAGAGCTTATGTTTAATGGTAAAGACTACTGGTTTAACTCTGATGAAATGCGTGAACGGATTGAGAGACTAGTAAAGGCAAAAACAGAAAAAGTAGAGGCATTTGAAAAGGCTAAACAGCAAGAAACTATAGATAATGCTAAGAAAATAATCAAAAACTTGGAGAATACCGATGATTCGGGAGACAATTCATAAATTAAAAGAAGCCCCTAGTAACAGTAGATTATATCTAGGGGCGGACAGTATTAGGTTCGTAGATACTAAAGGTATCGCTTGGGCTAAGATAACTGTTGTTGCAGTTATTCACCTAGCAGGCAGCAAAGGCTGCCAAGTGGTAGGAGAAACTACCAGAGAGCGTGTTTACGATAAAAACCTAGGGAAACCACAACATAGAATGATGACCGAGGTACAAGCCTTAGCTGAAATCTATTTAGAACTAGAAAACGCTTTGATAGAGGAAGGAATTGACTGCCCTATCGAAGTACATTTAGATATTGCGTCTGAAAAGCAGTACGGTTCAAACTGCGCGGCGAAGGCCGCTGCTGGGTATATTCTTGGTGTTTGTGGGGTGTCTCCTATTCTAAAGCCAGAAGCATGGGCTGCTTCAACTGCGGCTGACTTATTTCCTAAGAAATTACACAATAAAACTAAAAAAATTGCTTGCTAAAACAGCCAAATTTACGTATAATATACACATAAATTAATGAAACGACCAAAAGGAAAATTTCGATGTGAATAATTCTGTAAATACTTTCAATAAAGCATGTGTTAGTATTCGTGTTAAATACCAATACGATCTAGATAAAAGCCTAGGACAAAATATGTTAGCTCTGTCCAATGCGCAAGGGTACTACTCACGCAGAGGTCAAAGCCCTTGGGTAAAGCGCGCTTTAACTTGGGCTAAGTCAAAAGACTGCGTATTTTTAGTTATGGAAGTTGACGAGTTCGGCAAGACTTCTAAAGTAGAGCAGGTAGTTAATACTGTAGATAAGCAGGATATAGTATACCAAATAGAAGAGTTCCTTAGCTGGTACGAAAGTACCGGATGTAAAGAACTAACAGAGTATATTATACTACCTTATTGGGCTAGTCATGGTGAATTAGACCTGAAAGAACTAGACAAAATACCAGTGCCTATGGCAAAAGCAGCACAAGCAGCAGCGGTTAAAGCAGTAATCAAACAAGATAAACAGCAACAACAGGAATCAAACAAAATGAAAAGCCTTTTCGATAAAGTAGTAAACACAAACAAAGACGCAGCAATTATGGCGGCTCAACTTACAGCCGGTAAAACAGCTAACGATTTCATCCAGAGTAAAATGTATGCGTCATTGCCTTGGTACGCTCGCCTTTTCGCTAAGAAAAAAGATGCGAAAAATAACGGCCTAGCTAAACTAGCAGTAGCTAACGCAGCAGTAGGTCTAGCGCAACACTTTGGTAAAGACGACCCACGTCTACGATACATTTCAGAAGCTATGCTTCAAGACGCGATGGTAGCTATTACACGTGACTCTGATATGGTTGAAAAATTCATTTCAGAAATCACAGCAGCCGTTGCGATTCCAAATGAAATCATGGACAAATTCCAAAAAGAGCGAGAAACAATTTAAAGCTCAGTCACGAAACTCAGGGTAAGCTTCACTCCAGTAAGCTAACCATAAGGAGGTAACGTGACAAAACGATTGTGGATAAAGGTCGCTAAGATATTGGCTATGGTAGTAGGGGTGGTAGTTTTACTACTACTTGGGGTAAGCCCAGAATCTTTACTATTCGCAATCAAATTAATAACAGGTTTATGAAACTAAGTAACAACTTTACTTTAGCTGAAATGTTTAAATCGGCAACTGCTGACAGGCTAGGTATTGATAATACCACGGATAACCACGTTATCATATCAAATTTAAAATCCTTGGTAGATAACGTGTGGCAGCCTGTTAGAGACCAGTTCGGGCCGGTGGTAATAAATTCAGCTTACAGAAGCCTAGAACTTAATAGAGCGCTTAGATCGGAAGATACTAGCCAACATATTTTAGGTCAGGCCATTGATGGCGAGGCTCTTAGAGCAGGTAACTATGAAGTTGCTGCTTGGATAAGAGATAATCTCGAATTTGATCAGCTAATCCTAGAGTTCTATGACCCTGCTAAAGGGACAAGGTCTGGATGGGTTCACTGTTCTTATGTCGAGGGCAACAACAGAAACGAAGTATTAACCATTAATAGTAATGGTGTATTTACGGGTCTGTTAAAGTGATTAAAAGCCGAACGTTTTGCGCTCGGCTCTTTTTGTATCAGGAGTACATATGGACTATTACGACGAAATAAGAAGATTAATGTTTGAGTGGGTCGAGAGAAAAAACCTTTCTGCTGACCGTCTAGCCTATGAAATAGAAGAGATTCTAGACGAAGTACAGTGTGAGATGGGTGATGAGTAAAACAATTACACTACCTCTAGATGAATACGAAGCGATAGAAACCAATGCTAAGAAATTCTTGCAGATTAAAAATATAGAAGCGGAGACCGAAAGACTAGAAGTTGCTCAAGTATCTACTATTAAGAAGTTAAAGGTTGAAAGAGACAGTCTTTATACTGAAATCTCTTGCCTAGATAACGAAGCTACAAAACTTCGAGAGCACCTGAAGTCAGAGCAGGCTAATATGCCAATAGTGCTAGAAGACCATCACAGATATAACTTTATGCGAGTACAGAGTTTAGTACCTTTTAATAGAATAAAACCCTACTACGAGAACGATGTAGAATTTGTTCGCTTCATAAAAGATATAGAGTCTAAGACTTTAAAATCTAAACATTCTATAGTATCTTTTATTTTACTATGTATTTTCTCATTCTTTGCAGGAGCTTTATTACTTTGATAGAAACTTGGGGAAAGAATCGCAGAGCCTTACAGAACAAGGCTAGTAAGCAAGAAATTTTAACTGCAATCGCGACCAAATTCGGAGCAAAGACCCTTGACATTGGCACTATCCCAAACTCAGAATTGAAAAAATTATTAAATCCTCAAACCAAACAAGCAGTTAGCCCCGTTACCAGTCGCTTAAAAAAAGACTATGTAAAACAACTCGAAAAAGCCTATCCTACAGTGAAAGGTTTTGAGAAAGCCCCGATTTCGGGATTAAGAGATTTATTAAATTGCTTAACATCATACTACGAGACGCCGCAGTAGCATTATACAGCTTAATACTGTACGCTATTACAGTGGCTATTTACGCTACATCTGTTGTAGTGTTATCAAAATTCATCGGCGTGCTTTACGCCCTAATAACAGTAACAGCAGCCACAATAGCATTTATTGTTATCTTTAAAGAAACCCTATTTGAAAGTGTTACCGACGAAGGACAAAAAGAACATGACTAAACAAGAAGTAGCGCATACTATGGTAATCCTATTGAGTCTAGATCGAGTTATGATTAAGGACTTAATGAAACTAGACGAGAGTACACTTAATAAAATGTACTCTGGTTACTTACAAAACGCTAAAAACTATAACCACATCGAAGATAAGGTTAGGGAACAAGAACGTGAAATCCGTCAACTTAAACACGCATTACAATCAGAACCTGCCACCCGTTGATATAAAGATAGAGGTATGGCACAACGATGCCTGGACGGTGGCAACACGAAAAGTATGGGCTTCGTCCAGAAGTGGCAACATTGAATTCAGGGACAGTAAAGACGAAGTGTTCTTTATCCCAAGCAATAAAATTAAATGGAGATATCCTTAATGTTTTTTAAGAAAACTAGAACTAAACGACTGATTAAAAATCGCTACACAAAATCACGTAAACGTAATAGCACTAATCGACAACTAGAAGTTTGGGATGCGCAAATGCTTGAATGGGTGTTCTTAGTAAGTATTCTAGATCAGTTTCCAGACCAGTACTTTGCTGAAGAATACTTTGAATGGAAAGCTAGTACAGTAATGGATACTTTTGCGAATGAAGGTGCGGACTCTCCAGTAGTACGAAACCAGTCAGAGAACATAGCTGACGAGTGGCTAGAGCGAGAGCCTATTAAAGAACCCACTGAAGTATCCTCATTTGAAAGTGATAGCCTTATACGACCTAGTGTAAGCGGTGAATACTCTCCTAGCAATGATACTTCTAGCAGTGATACCGGATATTCTTTCAGCGGCTATTCTAGTTCTTCTAGCTGCGGAGGGTTCGATTAATGTCTTTAGATATTTTCCAGCATTTAAAAGAAGAGTTTCAAAATAAGGACGGGACATTTACTCCCGCCTTTATTGAAGAATACATAGTAGAGAGCGATATAGACTACAGATATGTAGCTAAAAAGTTCAATACTAGAATCACTAAATCAGAGGCACTTAGAGCGTGCCAACAGCAATTCGAAACAATTTCATTTCGCCCTAGTAGAGAGTACGAAAACGAGGTGAGTTTTAAAGACTTCCAGGCTCACTACGAATTTGGAAAGTACCCTAACACTAGAGGCTGGATTACTTACTTTGAAAAAGCCATTGGTGAGGTACTGACTAGGGAGAAACTATATGAGTATATTAGAAAACTTAGCTAGTGAAATAGAGTCCCGCAGACTTGCTATCGAAGAAATAGAGAGTATGTTGGAAGAGGTTACCCTATCTAGGCAAAACATAGACCTTGCTAGGTACTCCGTAGAAATAATGAAGCGAGAAAGGCTAGAGTTAATAGCTAAAGAAGTTACGCTGCAAAATTTACACTTTTACCGAGAAATGAAAGAAGAAAACGACTTGCCAAAACGCTCTTAATTTCGTATAATATATACATAAATTAAGGAGAGCAAATGAATACGAATACATTTAGAGAAGTTAACTTTTTCCGCTGGTTATGTGAAGATGAGCAAGCAGACGACGTAAGCGAACTAGTAATGTTATGGAAAGAGGGAGCGTATGAACACCTTGTAACCGTGTGGGGAATGCCACGCTACTTAGCACCTAGGGAGGAGCAGTAAATGGTTGTAGTAACAAACGCATTAAGTCATCAAATACCTGTTGATTTTTGGAAGTTTCCAGCAGGTGAGGTAGGTGTTAGGGTTATGCCTAAAAACCTACCAGACCAGCTAACGGTATCTGTAACTGAAGATTATAGCTCAGAAACTATTATGCAACTAATAATGCTTAGTGATGCTTTGAGACGAGCAAATCATAAGGTTACACTGACATTGTCAATACCCTACTTGCCTTACTCTAGACAGGATAGGGTATGCTCCCCAGGGGAGGCAAATGGAAAGTCTGTTATTATCACCTTACTAAAAGATGCGTACAACAAAATAGTTACATTTGATGCTCACTCTGATAAGTACAGTGGCTTCTACGACAACGTGCAGCAAGACGTTGAAGAATTAGTATCACATCACAAAGCTACAGCGTTAGTGTTTCCTGATAAAGGGGCTAAGGACAAGTATTACAAGCTTCTACCTAATAAACTAAAATGCGAGCTTAAAATCCTGTACGGTACTAAAGTACGAAATGAACTAGGAGAGATTACAGACTACAAAGTATCTGAAATTGATAAGCTTACTAAAGATGATGTGGTACTGGTAATAGACGACATTTGTGACGGTGGACGAACTTTCATTGAGTTAGCTAAAGCTCTACCAAAAGTTAAGAAAAAGATTCTTCATGTATCTCACGGTATCTTTTCAAAAGGCGTTGAAGTGTTAACAGAGCACTACGACGAAATATTTGCAGAAAACAAGGTAAAATCGCATGTTTAAATTAAACCCTTTACTAATTACTGATGGTTATAAACTAGACCATCGGAGCCAGTACCCTGAAGATACAGAAGTTGTATATTCTAACGGTACTCCGCGAAGCAATAAAATATTCCAACAGACATGGCCTAAGCACGACGGTAAGTACGTTGCCGTAGGTATGGAAGCGACAGTTCTATACTTTATTAAAGAGCTATTCGACGAAAACTTCTTCAAGCAAGACCGAGACGATGTATGTCCTCAATATAAAGAAGTTGTAGAAGATGCTCTAGGCCCAGGTGCTATTACTCTAGACCACGTATACGCTCTACATGACCTAGGCTACTTGCCTATTATCATCAAGGCATTGCCGGAAGGTACTGTTGCTAAAATTAAAGTACCGTTCTTAACTATTAAAAACACATTACCTGAGTTTTTCTGGGTTACTAATTACCTAGAAACTCTACTATCAGCGGTTACTTGGAAACCTATTACAAATGCTACTATTGCGCGCGAGTTCCGTACTCTAGTAGATGAATACGCAGAGCTTACTGGATGTTCAGACAGCCCTACAGACCTACAGTGCCACGACTTCTCAATGCGAGGTCTATCTTTTGTAGAGGATTCTGTTTTTTCGTCACTAGGGCATATGACTTATTTTAATGGTACTGATTCAATGCCAGTTAAGCAAGCATTAAAATACTTTTACGATGCTGACCCAATGACAGGTGTTACTGTACCTGCTACAGAGCATTCTGTAATGTGTATGGGCTCTAAAGACAAAGAAATCGACACGTTTGAGCGCTTGCTTAAACTATACCCTGCTGGTATTGTTAGCATTGTATCAGACACTTGGGACTTCTGGAAAGTGCTAACTTCTTATACAGTTCTACTTAAAGAACTCATTGAAAGCAGAGAAGACATTACAGACGCAGATGGTAATGTACTAGTACCAGGACGCACAGTATTCAGACCAGACTGCTATGATGAAGAAACAAAAATACTAACCCCTAGAGGATGGGTCTTTTTTAAAGACCTTAAAAAAGAAGATAAAGTGGCTCAAGTACTTGATGATGGATCATATGAGTGGGTTACTCCTATGAAAATTACAAAGCAATATTATGAGGGTGAAATGTGCCATTTTCACGATCACCACGGTAAGATAGATTTATTAGTTACTCCTAACCATAGAATGATTGTGGAGCAAGTACCTAAAAATGGAAACCCTTATGAAAGAGTTATTCTAGCAGAAGATTTAGGTAAGTACGGAGCTGCTAGGGGCAACTCCTCACAGCGCATGAGTAGGTCGGCCACTGCTAGGGAAGATGATACAGTTCTGCTCTCTAATCTAGAGAGATTAAAAATAGCCTTTCAAGCAGACGGTAGTTATGTAACTAAATCAAAAACTAAAATTAGATTTAACTTTTCTAAGCAGCGTAAAATTGATAGACTTAAAAACCTATTAGAAGGTTTTGACTATAAATTATACCATCTAAAAGATGGTAGGACTGAAATTCATATAGAAGTAGGTGACGCGTCTAACTTTACTAAAGACTTATCTTGGGTCGATACTGCTAGCTTAAGCAAGACTTGGTGTGAAGAATTTATAG